AAGCGATTACAGATAATGGTTACTTCAACTTAATACCGGCGGGATTCCCGGCTTGGTCGGTATATAAATACAAGAACCGGGAGATACTTAATCCCAAAGCCACAAAGTGCCTTGGTTAGTAGGGATAAGACAAATGCATGGTGACCGTATCGGAGCCAATAAGCCATTTGTAATATGGTAGGCCCGGTGTCGGTATAGTGTAGGTGGAGAAATCTAGGGTGAAGTCAAGTGGGATAAGTTCCCTACCGGATTCCGAGAAGCCAATAATCACTATACCGGCCCGAATTTAGAAAATGTCAGGTCTGCTGGCTGAGGCTTCTCCTTTCGCCTCGGGAACGCCTGACTTGACCAGTGAAGCTAGAGCAGATATACTGGTCACCAATCTTACACCCTCGAAGAAGGATAATCTCAATGATTACAGCACTCGCAATTATTTGCTATCTTTTGATTGGTATCATCTGGCAAGACATCTTCGTCAACCATACGCTTGATGATAAGCGATGGGCAGATACCGGTCGCGAAGTAACCATACCTAATAGAATTACGCTCGGTGTGGCTTGGTTCTTTATGGTAGTAATCATCCTTGCAACTATTGTCTTTTGTGGTTTCTTAGGATTTTATGACGCCGTACGTGAAGCATTCGAAGATATTTTTCATAAGTAAAGGATTAAACAATGGATATTCTTCATGATGATACCGACCTATACGCCAACTACGGACGTGTCGGGTATGTCTTGACACATCCGCGTCCTAGTCGCGACCACACATTTACTGATGAAGAGAAGAGTATGTATGATAGCTTGACTCACCAGGGTCGTACTCTGTATGATGGTCTGCGAACAGAATTCAATGTTATTCATATGTCTGCATTTGTGTGGGCACTCGACCTGTATGGAAGTAAGGTAAAAAATTGATTCCCAATGCAACAGATACCGTTGAGGTAAAGTCCAATATCGACGGTGAGGTCGGTCAGTTCACAGTCGATGAGAACTCCCTCGCCAAGATTATGAGTGTTCTTACCAACCTCTACTCCGACCCCGAAATGGCTGTCGTTCGTGAGTATCTCACCAACGCTCTTGATGCCCAGATTGAGGCTCAGGAGAACGACCCGAACTATGTGTGGCGTCCCATTGATGTGATGACGCCCTCCGCGTTCACCAAGGAATACAAGGTGCGTGACTACGGTATCGGTATGAGTGTGGATGACATCAGGGATATCTATTCCAAGTATGGTAAGTCCACCAAGGAATCCTCCAATGCCGTAACCGGCATGCTCGGGCTCGGTTCCAAGTGTGCGCTGACCTACACGTCTCAGTTCACTATTACTGGATACAAGAATGGTGTGCGTACCCGCGCGGTAGTGTCCAAGGATGACCAAGACATTCCCGTATTCATGATTGTAGACACTCGTGCAACCGATGAGCCGGATGGTGTCGAAATCTCTGTACCGGTTCGCGACCGCAACTCCTTTGCGGAAAAGACCAAGAACTTCCTCATGTGGTGGAAGCCGGGTCAGGTACTCGTCAATGGTCAGCCGCCTGTGACACACGATTATCCTGAGGTCAAGAAGGGCGTGTATCTCATTGACAATGCCCGCACGTATGGCGATGCTCCGCGCTCCTATGTCGTCATGGGTAACGTTCCCTATGCTGTTGATTCAACATATGTGGACAAGAGCCTGCGCGATGCTCGTATGGGGTTTGCGGCCTACGTTCCGATGGGCGCGGTAGATTTTCCTCCGTCTCGTGAGGTTCTCTATTACAACAATCGTACCAAGAAGGTTATTACTGATATCTCCAATGGTCTATTTGAGGCGGTACTCAACCAGAAGTTGGATGAGATTAGGAATAAGAAAACCCATCGTGAAGCATGGCTGGCATGGGATGCCCTGGGATATCACTTCGCCAATCATCCCACGGCTAAGAACATGACCTATAATGGTATGCCTATGCCGACCAACTTCTCGCATCCGCATCTCACCCTTACATGGAATTGGCAGGGTCACGGAGAGATTAACTCGCGCACCTATGTCAATATGGCATCGGTAATGAAGCCGGGGGCGTTGATAGTTACCGGCGTGACTGAGAACAGCAAGCCCACGTCTTACTTCAAGAAGAAGGTTCGCCACTACATCAACGAGAAGAACATCACAGCCCCTATTGCCCTATTGGTTGATAAGGATATTGTTTCTCCGTGGTTGACTTGGGTACCGCGCGTCGATGCCAAGACCATTAAGGATATTAAACTACCGCGTACGCCTAGTAGCAATACTCCGAGAGCCGAATCTCCGTATGACTATTACATGATGGTCAACGGTAAGGCGGAATACTTCTCAGATGTCAATCTGAGTAAGGAGGCTCTTGCACGAACAATTGCCTATATCAGTCCCAAGGATATGGTGGAGACGTATCGCAAGTCCGGGTGTAATGGTGAACAACTCATCCAGCGCCTAGGCGATGACTACGCTCTCGTGGTAATGGGTAAGAATCGCTGGGAGAAATTCTTACGAACATATCCGCAGGCTATTACCGCATCTGAGGCATTCAGACAGCGAATCACTTGGCTGGTCAACGCTTCCTCAAAGGAAGAGTACATCGTCGGCCAACTAGGTGGCTCGGAGCGCAGTTTCTTGGAACAGGTCAATCCTGCAGAACTACACGACCCGCAACTCTCCAAGATTGCACAAATCACTCAGAATAACAAGAGTGTGCTTCCCAAGTATAAGCAGGCTGAGAATATCTCGATATTCATCAGGAAGGCATGTATTCATCTTAATGTACCGGAGCGCGCCGATATGGCAAACGTCGGTATCACTGACAGGTACCCGCTCATCGAGTACATCGGTCAGCGCGAGATGAAGCACATGACTATCTACGTCAATGCTGTATATGACCAGGAGTATGCTCCGAAGCCATGATTGTCTTTACCGGGGAGCCGTTGACATAGGCTCCCCGGTAGGGTACAATAGGTGTAGAGAACAAATACAAGGAGAACATAGCGAAATGCAATTCAATCTAGTACGCCGTGACGGTTCGGCTAATATTACCGTCGTCGTTGATGGTGATATGTTCGTGGCAGACGACCAGCACCCCAACTTTGAAGCAATCGTACAGGCTGCCGTCGATGGAGACGATTCTGTCGTTGACCTATTCGATGTTTCTCGCCGTGCTGCTGCCAAGTTTGAGAATCTCTCTGAGCGCGTAACCGTCGCCAACTCCCGCGTCTATGTCGATGCGGATGAGGTCGATGATGTGTTCGCTGATGAGATTATCCGATTCTTGGATGAGGAACTGGACGACTGGAAGCCGTTGGTCAACTTCTTGGAGAAGGTCTACACCAACACGGACGCCCACACCCGTAACAACCTGTCCCGTTGGGTCAGGGCCACGGGAGGATTCACCATTGATGAGGATGGTGACATTATCGGATACAAGGGTGTCCGCCCCGACAAGACCAGTATTCACGCTGGCCCGGCTATCGTGAACGGCACGGCTGTGAACGGAAACGTTCCGAACGAGCCCGGTAGCATTATCGAGATGTCTCGTAGTCGAGTCACCCACAATCCGTCTGTGGCTTGTGCCGCAGGTCTGCACGTAGGAACCTGGGAGTACGCTTCTGGTTTTGGTAGCGTGGTATTGGAGGTCAAGGTCAACCCGCGTGACGTTGTTTCCGTACCGACCGATTGTGGTGGTCAGAAGATGCGTGTCTCCCGCTACAAGGTGGTCCGCGTGCTTGACGGTAAGCACAACAGCGCGGTAATCGAGAGTGCTTGGCATCCTGCCGAGGATTACGACGACGATTACGACGACTACGACGACCCGTACGATTACACGTACTGAGTAGTCAATATTTCAAAGTAGAGGCAGGGTTGAGAGACCCTGCCTCTACTGTTATACTAGGAGAATGGTGAACAAGATTAAGATAAAGGACGATACCCGTCAGTTTGTCAACCAAGCGTGGGTTCGTAACGGTGACAGTTACGTCACCGGAGAGGCATTGATTCTAGCGTGTCTCCTACACACTACCGGGGCCGGTAGAAATTCGGACGATATGAAGTTCGTTCAGGCACTCATGAATGATGCCAACCTTGAAGATAAGGAGTAGCATGATTACAGACCAGTTCGTTTCCAGGACAGAACTAAAGGATATTCTAAGTCTGTTGGACTACATCAATATCCTCTATGCGCAGACCAAGACCGTCAAGAGTATTTCCATCAATGGGTTGTTTGATGATGACGGACTCGGTAGGACATTCACGGTCTATGATACCAATGGTGAGATACTTGGGCACATAGGCTTTGGCGAAGAGGACTTCGTGTTCTACTTCGATGATGATTACACAATTTAAGAAGGGTAGATTTTGTCAGCATATCACGACGGCGGGAACACATTCTATATCGGGGAGTTTGATGGTGATATGGAGGCCAACGTCATCATTCCCTTTACCCTAGCCGTGAAGCATCAATTAGCAAAGCGTAACGGTAGACTCAACCTCTATGTGAATTCCTATGGAGGTAATGCTTCCATAGCATTCCACATGGTAGAACTCATTGAAATGGCCAAGCGAAACGATGTGACGGTGCGTACGATTGTCACTAGCGCAGCATACAGCGCCGGTAGTATACTGGCGGTGTGTGGTAGCCCTGGCGAGCGTTATATTGCCAAGGATGCACAGCACCTGGCACACTATGGCTTTTCCCCACGCGGGGAGGATGGTACACCAGAACAGGCCAAGAGGAATCATAAGGCCACGCAGGTATTCTTTAAGCAGGTATATGAGCATTACGATAAGTATTGTGCTATTCCCAATCTCAAAGAGAATCTGCTGGTAGACGATTGGTACATCTCATCGAAGGAAGCCTTGAGATGGAAAATGGCAGATAAACTCATCACCAAGTTTCAAATCTAGTAAGGATAAACATATGTTGCTGGCAGCGATAATATTCTGTTTAGGCATGGGATACTTCGCCATAGGCGGTTTGGCCTGTGGGATTACCGAGCGCCAAGGTCGCCTCAGATGCTCATACTCATCCCACAGCGCAGAATGCAATCACATGTGGGTCTCTGGACTGATGGTTCCATTCTGGCCGGTAGCCCTTCCAGTTATTCTGGGCTTGGGCATTACCGGCGTGAGCAGTCAGACCAAGGCTACCGTGAAAACACAGAGGCAGCGTCAGGCTGAGATTAGCGAGGCTAAGCACAATCTTGAATTGGCTGAACTTCGTGCCGCCGAGGATGCTATCTTGAATAAGCAGTTGGCGGCAGCCGGTAGTGCATCATTCGATTCCGGTAACATCAAACATATAGATGAATATCCCAATACACAAGCAAGGTGGTACGAGTGAAGATAATGATGGTTGGGGACACCCACGGTAACGCAGAGGTAATCGCATTCAAGGCCAAGTTGGCTTACCTTTACAAGATAAAGAAGATGGTTGTCTTGGGCGACTTCGGAATGTGGCCGGGACGCGGTGGTGTGGCGTTCTTGGATGATGTCAACTGTGCATTGAAGCAATACGGAGTGAAGCAATATGGAATAAAGTTATATGCTCTACCGGGCAATCATGAGGACCACGACCAGTGGGAATGGTGGGTCAATTCCAAGATGCCTACCGACGAGAACGGGTTCACGTTTATCCGCAGTCATATCCTCATCGCCCCTAAGGTGAAGTTCTGGCGTTGGGGTGACAAGCAGTTTGCCATTGCTGGCGGTGCTGTCAGTATCGACAGAGGTTGGCGCACGCCCGGTAAGTCATGGTGGCCCAATGAGGAACTGTCTGTCAAGAACTTGGAGTCTATCCATAAATACTCCGGGCCGCAGGTAGATTACCTATTCAGTCACGACTGTTCCAACTACACTCCATGGGGTTTCAAACTCAACCCAGATATGAATTCCCAGATACATCGCCAGAAGATGGATGAGATATTGGAGTCATTGTCTCCTAGAATGCACTTTCATGGTCATATGCACAAGAAGTATGAATGGGTCAACGAGCATACCGGAGGCACGCTCACCTATGGATTGGATTGCGATGGAGAAGATGCATCTTGGGGCATTCTAGATACTGATGATGATAAGTTCTACTGGCCCAACCAAACCGGTAAACGCTATTTTGAATGATAGTGTTTTATATGCTACACTAACCTTATGAACTTTTGGAAGGTGGTGTAATTCTATGGCTGGAACAGTAGAATCAGTAGACGACCGCTATGACCGCGATTGGCTCAATTTGAAGGACGACCGTAAGGTACGTGGCTTTGACTACATGAGCGAAGAGCGTCGTGAGCGTGAGTATGTTGACCCAGATGACGTTAATGTAAATGAGGATGGTAGCGTTGACGGTACCGTCGCAGCGCGTCATGACAACGAGCCGAGCGGGTTTGACCGTAGCGCGTTTGAGGACGACCTAGTTTACAACCCGAACGCCTGAGAATTATACTTAGGCTAACTTGACAAGTAGGGCACTTGATGTGCCCTACTTGTTGTGCTATAATTGAATAGGTGTTTACACAACAAGTATCGAAAGGTAACAAAATGATTCCTCTCACTATCGACAAGGTTGATGGATTTGTTGCTAAATTGCAACGCAAGGGAGTAAATGTGCGATGGGACGGCTGGAAGATGGTATTCTTCAAGCCGAGTCGTAGAGCAGAACGTTCAATCCACGGCAGTCGTGTGAATGGACAATGGGGTTATGAGACAGTCGTCTCCCCCAACAGACAGGGCAAGTGGTTGGTTCGTACCGACCTTATCAGAGGAACCAATGGATGAGGATATTCTCTGGTATCATCTAGGGGTATGCCGAGGGATGGATATCAAATGGTTCTACGAGGATTATGAATCCGACCCGGTATTCGCAGCGAATATGGATAGTATATGTCTATCCTGTCCTGTAAGGGCAGCGTGTCTACGAGAGGGTGTTGAGAATCAAGAGTATGGCTTATGGGGTGGGGTATTCCTCATCAATGGCAAGGCAGACCCCACGAGGAATCAGCACAAGACAGAAGAGGTCTGGGACATAATAAAGAATGGTGTCACCGATGAATGACGGCTTGTACACCGAAGAGGTAAAAAAGGCTATCTATCATTTCAAGGATAAACTACCCGCCGACTTCCCACTCATCACTGATGATAGGGATTATTACCTGGTTATCATCGTGAAGAATGAGAACTTCGATTGGCGTACCGTGGAGGATAGATTGTCTATCGCAGTCGAGTTGGAGTCTTTAAGAAAGGCTATTGAAGGAACGGGTATCAGATGCGTAATCGAGAAGTGATTGTGTGGCTGCCGGTAGAGCAGACCTATGGATATCTGGTTGAACTTGGAGCATTCTTCTCTACGGTAAAATACACCAAGGATGGAGTAGATTTCGAGATACTGATGGAGAACAATGAATTTGAATTTTTGGAGGATACTTTAGTTGAGTATGACGATGACGACGATGATTAATGCCAGTGAGAATGTGATGAAGTGTACCTCTTGTGGGAAGCCTAAGGCACAATTGAAGCAAAAGAGGTCGAAGTTGCTACCGGGCGTTCCCATGTATCTATGTCAAGACTGCATGGACAACAAGAGGGAGCCGAGAGGTTTCATCGTGCTCGCCGGTAGAGAACATGGAGTCGATTATGTATCCTACTGGATTAAGCCACAACGCTACATTGGTGAGCCAATTACTGTGAGAGAATTGACATAAATAATTCCAAGGCTACCATTATAACGAGAGTAACGTTATAATTGAGGCATGAGGAACGTTATGTGGGGATTTAAGCCGCGACCGATAGACCGCGCGGTATTCTTTATTCTATCCGTACTTCATATCCTAAGTGCATTGTATCTAATAGGTCCATGGTATTTGGATATGGACAGAGGACGCACGTCCCCGCTCATCAATATGTTCAACAGCGGCGATGCCGTAATGACCTATGGCATATTGGTACTCGTTGACGGTATAGCACTCCTTTATGCTGCCGTAGGCAGGGGTGTGAATTATGCCAAAATAACAGGCTATGCACTATTGGCCGGGTTCCTCCTAAGATTATACTCCTTGATAGGTGTATTCTTAATTTCTCAGAGTTGGAGGCCACCTTCATATCTATCGCATGCTGCGAGCGTTCTTATCTTGGCAGTATACTGGATATGGGTGAAAGTAAGTGAGAGACCTATTCAATAATTCAGCGTTTGTCGCCCTATTGGCAACCATCTTCGGCGGTACGGGGCTAAAGATAGTAGAAACCTGGCTCGGTAAGGCCAAAGAAAGGGCCAGCGAGGCTGCTAATATCCGAGATGAGTTGCGTAAGGAGATTGAGTCTTTACGCGCACAGTTGGCTAGAGCCGACGATGAAGAGAAGCGTTTGGAAACACTGGTAGATGAGTGGAGAGGCAGATATTACGACTTGCGCGATGAAAAGCAGAAAGTGGTAACAGAACTTACTATCACATTGGACAAGTTGAGAAACTACGAGGCCAAACTAGACGGACAGGCATTGACCTGATATGATGAGGGGAGGCCACGATGCTAGAACTTACTGCTCTTGATAGATGCGATAGGTGTGGTGCGCAAGCGCATCATGTGGCTAGTAAACCTAATAAGATTCTAATGTTCTGTAATCATCATTACAGAGAACACAGGGAGGCTCTGTTGGAACAATATTGGATTATTGAGTCTGACGTTTCTCCTACCGAGCCGGTAGACACATCGGTCTATAACAGATAGGTTAGTATGAAGTTTTCAGAACTACATGAGACGATTCCTTTAGCACGATATGGCAAAGAGAAGTCTCTGGAAATGAAGCCGTATCCGAATATTATTCTCGCCATGCCTGGTAGGCATGCTGAGGATACTACACCTAAAGGTGGAGATTTCGTCGTGATGGTCTCAGACAAGAATGTTAAATGGAGAAGGCACCAATTCACTCATGATGATATCTTCCAAGATATCCAGATGCGCAGGCTATCTAGCGCATACAATAACTTCACTGAATTCTATCTGAATGTGATAGCCTTGGACTACGACCCAGACGACTGTCCATATCCGACTACCGGCCTCGGTGGAGTTATGGACAATCTTACATTCTTTCACGCGGTACAGTGTTTGGCCGTTGCCGAACATAGGCGATATTCACAGTATGAAGATAAGTTCGGCGGTAGATTCCTACCGTTCCGATTCGCCGCAGGCATCTATGATGGACTATGGTCCGCACAGGATGCCATTGATGTACAACGATACGGTAGACCAGCGGTAGAGCGTTTGGAGAAGTCCAAGGGCGTCCCGGTACTGACCGCCAAACTGATGTCTATCACCCCTTGACACACCCACTTCCACCTGATAGGATGGTGGAACCAATCTATTGAAGGAGTATCCCATGGATTTTGAGTATGACCTTTATGCGGCGGATGGAGACGGGTTCTCATCGAGCGCATTCGAATATGTAGCCTACAGCCGTCCCGACAAGAAGATGGTCGTTGGCTTCTATGATGGTGGAGATTATCTCTACAGTGATGTGGAAGAGTCCACCTACCACGTCTTTATCAACGCCGACAGCCTGGGACGCTTCTACCAGAAGAACATTTCTGGCACGTTCAAGTCCGAGCGTGTGGACGGCGTATTTCTTACCGAGCGTGAGTGTGAAGAGACCGAGAGCGTCGATGATGTCGCTGGATGGACTTCCGAATTGTCTCTGGCAGGCGTCTACAACAAGTATGGTGTAAAGTATCTCACCCAAAACGGCATTTATGCCGAGCCGACCTACCAGGCGACCTCTGAGGACCAGGCTTTGGAGTTGTTCAATTCTGAACTTGAAGCCGCACAAAGGGTTGCGCCGAGCGGTACTCTCGACAATGTAAGGATTGTGAGCGTGACCCGATACTTTGACTGATACACTGATACATTGCGAAGAGGAATTCGATGACCTACTCGGTTATGCTGTTCACTCGGAAGGTAGGGTGGTTGTGTTGTTTACCGCGCCGAGTTGGTGCCAGCCGTGTAGGAGATTCGAACCTCACTGGCGTAAGGCTAGTGAGCAATCAGACTTACCCTTCTTCAAGGTAGATATGGGAAAGACTCCCGAAGATACCGGAGTCCATTGGGCCAGCAGTAGGTTCAATATCCTTGGTGTGCCTTCTGTGAAGGTATTCAGGACTGACGGCCCTCCGATAGATATCCAAGCCCGCGCGGTAGTCCCCTTCCTTAAGGAGATTCATGACTAAGAACCTATCAGAAGATGAAGTAAATGAAATCATCAACTTCGCCGTAGCCTCATCGGCCCTCGTTATCATCATGAAGCACAGTTCAGAGTTTATGGATGGTGACGATGATGAGGCTAGATTAGAGGGTCTCGATGATGCCGTCAATCTCATCTTCAACAATATCCCTGACGTTATCATGCCGCATGCTGACGATTTAGCATCCGAGACACTATGGGATTTCGCTGAACAGGAGAAGATGGTCAGACAGTTCCTCGATGAGATTGAGGGTCTGTAGTGCATATATTGGATTATAACTCTGACACGCCCGGTATTGATATGTCCGACACCATCACCAGAGTGTGCATATGCGGTGGACAGTTGTTCAAGACGGTAGTGTCGTTCGATGATACCTTTGAGATTGCCCAATACAGTCTCGATGGTGAGTGTGTGGAGTGTGGGACGCGTGTCAAATTGCCCACCCCACTAGATTTACCCAATTTTTGAGTCAGGATAACATGAACTATAACGGAGATGTAACAGAGTCCATCAATAGCCTTATCGAGTCCGGTGAGTCTCTCGGGCCAGACTATTATGGTAATAAACTATGGCCAGTCAAAGCCACATATCATGAAATTCCAGACATAACGGTCGTGGAGTTCAGTCGCGTAAAGCCTTGACCTACCCGCGCCGGTAGGCTACAATAGACCCACATCGACAATCGGGAGGTATCGTGAACAACACCAAGGGTATGAAGTTGACCATGACGCGTTTCGCGTGCAAGAAGGCCGCTCAGAATGGTCTCACCGCCGAGCTTATCAAGGATTCTTTCGAGCACCCGGTATACGTCAAGCCAAATCCTGACAAGGAGGGACAGTATCAGGTCGGCGGTAAGGATATCACCTTCGTCGGCGTCCCCAAGGACGACTCCTTCCTGTGCATCACACTGTATGGGGGTAAGTGATGATGGTTGGTAATATCCTTCCCATAGTCCTGCTATACCTAGTTCTAGGGGTTATGGTGAGTATGGTATGGGCTGGCGTGTATGGAAGGGATGAGCCGTTCGGAGCCTGGACTGCACCTATAACTATATTATTTCCCCTCGTACTACTTGTGGCCGTAATCAAGGCATTGTTCTGGCTTCTTAAGAACTCCTTCCATAAGTCGGGGCTTGTTATGCTGTTCGTTGCGATGAAGCATGGTGAGGATGGTCTAGACCAGTACGAAGAGCGCTTGCGCCACTCATCCAAATGAGGTAGACTGTCGGTACCGACAACGAAAGGAACCACCATGAACGTCAAGTACAACCCCTTCCACAAGGTCGTCAACATCGCCATGACGGCTGAGGACGCTGCCAAGCTGGCTGGCGTGCTCGGCATCGTCGTGGACAATTCTGAGGGTTCGCCCATGGACAAGCTCTACAACGGTATTCTCGATGAGGGTATCGAAGCGCATGAGGTCGCGGTAGAGCCCAACGAGTCCTATGAGGACGACTTCTACAACGAGCCGTGGTCTCACGTCGTCGTCATCAACTAAGGAGAAAGTATGCCCTGGTATTTCGAAACGTGGCTCACGCTGTCAATCATCTGCGCGGTAATCTATGTCATTGGAATCTTCGCTGTATGTTCTGAATGGCTACACAACAAGCGAGAGAACGCTTCTGCGGATAATATCAAGAGTGATGCCCGTAGCGCACTCATGTGGATAGGGCTCGCGTTACCTGTGGCATTATTCCCACCCATCGGTATCGTAGCCCTATTAGGACTTATCATCTATCACGTCGGTAAGGGATTCAAGGCCCTTGTCGTTGATGCTTTCAAGGAGTAAGTATGAGTGAGTTTTGGAATAACATGTTTATCGCGGGCGCACTCCTTGAGAGCCTCATCATACCCGCATTCCTGATATTCATGTTGGAGACAGAAATGTACTCTAAGTACAGGAATGCCAGGGATTTTGAATACCCTGATGCGAAGAGGAAGTACGCTCGTAAACTGGTCGTCTCCTACGGGGCGTTCATCCTTGCTATTCTTCTACCGTGGCTGGCCGCATGTTGTGGGCTGGTGTTCGGTATCTGGTGGTGTAGTAGGGGCGTGCGCAGGGTGTTCATTGATGCCTTCGCGGAGCCACGATGAAACTCTACTTCGATGATATTGAGAAGGATGCGCAAGACGCACGAGCAGATGAACTAGACCTGCTCAACTATTACACGAATATCGGAAGTGAGGATTACCAGACTGATGTTTGGGACAGCGAATATTGATAACGCATTCAAGATGCTTGAAGATACCGCCGCCAAGATGGAGGTCATGAACCGACATTTGGAGACTATCATCGAGCTTCTGGTAATCCAGAATAGCATCCTGGTAGAAGGGACAGGCAACTGATGGATAAATTCGACAAAGGGGTACTCGTGGTGTGGAGCATAATGGTTCTCGCATCACTAGGATTCTGGGCGGTAGTCCTCTGGGCCGTCATAAAGTTGGTAAATCACTATGCATGATATGAACGACCAGAAATTTGAGTTGGACTCGGTGGTGGTCTATCCACTGGTATCTGGTAACATGCCATATATCCGCGTGGGTAAGGTTGTCGAAATCATCCCCCCAAAGACGCCTGGATATCCTGAGAGACTTCGTGTAGAATGGTTCAGCAACACGGGCATGTATGGTAGAGGCACAAGAACTTCTATTATCAACCATCCAGCGAGGGGCCTCATCATCACCGACCCATCGGAGAAGATGTTCAAGAGGGAGCAATGAGCGATACTCGTTTCGGGTGGTGTATGTCGGGTCACCATTCGGACTGTATCGTAGAGTTTGAGCGATTCTACCACGGCACCAAACGCGCCGGTAGAAAGACGGTATCCGCCGTTATCTACACCGGAGACATTATCAAATGTGGTTGCAAGTGCCATAAACCTAAGTCAACTCGTAAAGGGAGAACGTCATGAAGTTGGAGGATTGGAAGGCTCTCGGCAAGGCTGATGCTGCACAGAAAGCGCGCGGTATCGTTGAAGTTGACCTTGTGAGTATCGCTGAGGATATTCAACTGGCTGCCGGTTTAGATGCCTTCGAAGCCTACTGTGAGGGTGCCGGTATCTGATGAACAAACTACAGAGGCCCAATAAGCATGCTTTCACCAAACGCTCAAAACGCCTCTATAAGCGCCTCAGGAAAATAAGTAGGGGGATAACCCTCCCCGTGGGCTACGAGATTATTGTGGGGCGAAATGGGACGCTTCCAGACCATGCCTACGTCTATGTATGTGATGTCCGCATCGGCAGGAAGTCGAGAGAGATAAATTTCAAGCATTTACCGCACAAATTTGAGTTGTCTCAAATTTTGAGTTTGTTAGTTGAAACCATACCGTACAAGAGTGCTCCCATGAATTTTGAGTTGGACTTTCAAAGCATGCTTTTTGAGTGCCCGTTCTGTAGTAATAAGTTGGAAGTGAGTTGGGTCGGTACACGATGCACATCGTGTGGATGGACGGAGACAGTAGGATGAATTCCAGCCGTATGTTCAGGGCCAAGACCTATGGCCGTCTGTGGTTCGAACACGTCAACCACAACTATTGCCCGTACTACCTCAACTCCACCCACCTACAATGTCCGTGTGTGGAGTACGCCAATCTCGGGGAGTTCTTGAAGTCCAGGGGTATTGATATCGACCACCCTCAGATACGAGAATACTTCGGTGAGCACCTGGGCGGGCCGGTAGATAAGAACAACCTCACCACCGATGATAAACTCGATATGATTATCACCCTATTAGAGTCATTGACATCATACTTCAAGGCCGTATATCTACCGAGCGAGGACGACGATGCGTGAGTATCTGCGCACAATCTGGCCCGGTATTGCCTTCGGTTCCATCCTAGCCCTAGACATATACATAAGAACCGCCCGGTAGAACAAAGACAACATAGACTACAACATACAATACATAAGAGAATATAGAAGGAAGTTATCCACAGAATAGGGTGATTACCCTGTGGATAGTTGTGGATAACGTTAAAAAGATGAACATAGTGTGTTAAAATTGATGTTAGCATATGAAATGTAGGTGTATGAGTATTCGGCAAATGCAATAAAACGCATCAAAATGGACATAAATGACAGTAAATACACGAAAACATAGGCAAATTTACGCATATTTGAACAAAAAGCAGTAAATACAAGCAAATACAAGCAAATGAACGCATTGAGGCTATTGTTAATCAATGTTGTAGGTGTTGTATATGTTGTAGGTGTTAATAGATTGAACTACCGGGCCGGTACTAATACCATTTCCTACAGACAATTCCTATTTCCTTATATATTCTATGAGATTATATATACCGTCGTAAAAGGGATATTTGGCTACCGGCCAAAATTTCATGAGATTTCTGAGTCCGTCGTAAAAGGAGTATTCCCCAAGAAATACCATTTCCGTCGTAAAAGGCTAAAAAAGACAATTTTGCCCCCGACCCCCGAAGGGGGTGCGGGGCAAAATCATTTCCATTACTATATCTACTCTGTGTTGTCAATAGTGGTATAGACAGGAGATATTTGTCTTGACCTACCGGGCGCGGTAGTGTAAGGTCATACCTGATGACCCCGAATGAAGGAGATTGATATGGCTTTCTCAGTTTCTACCCGTGGTGGCCGGGAAGTGTTTACATACAACACGACTCCCAAGGCTATGTGGTATCGCAAGGACGGCGGTCTCACCGTCGCGTTCCAGAACTACACTCAGCGATTCAGTAAGTACGTCGCGCCCGTCGTGACAATCAAGTAGGGATATAAATAAAGTGAACACACGACGTGAAGCACCCATTGCCGCTGGTCTGGCCAAGCCCGGACGTGGCAAGTTCTCTGGCGAAGCCAACGCATGGCTCGATGCCCAGCGTGCCGCTGGGGTCAAGTTCAGCGATGATGGAATGGTTGTAAAGAACACCATTTCCAAACCCGCCAAGGATAAGGATGCTAAGTCCGCGCCGGTACGTCCTGAGGATACGTCCTATATTGCACCTGAGGATTACCGATTTCCTGAGTCAGAATACCGCGCGGTAGCAACCATCGACGGTAAGCGTGTCCACTACGGTATGCGCGAAGCCTGTAACAACTGCGGGTATTCCCTTCTCAATCACCCTTGCAATGACCCTATGGTCCATGGTAGGGTCGTGGTTATCGAACAAGTGAATGTGGGAAGGCGGTAGTATGGATGGATTCCAGAAGTCACTCATCGTAGTGTCCATTATCGCATTGGTTTGTGCAGTAGCGTCCGCATGGTTGCTCATCTGCATATTCCTCGCGATAGCGCACTCGATTCTCACAATGTGAGACAACTAAAAAAGTTCAAGAAATCGCTTGACAATCTGATTCAAACCAACTAAGCTTACGGATGTAAGCCAAACAACCCAATGAAGGAGAAACACAATGGCTACTCGCAAGAATGTTCCCGCCTCCGCTGTCCGTGCCTGGTTCGCCACCGCGCAGCCCGAGGGTGTCAAGGCTCCCGGTTCGCGTGGTCGTCTCCACCCGGAGACCGTCGCCGCGTTCCACAAGGCTAACAAGTCCATGCGCTACGAGGCCGCTTCGGAGGCCCAGAAGCCCACCATCACGGTCGGCGTCAAGTCCCTGGACAAGTCCGGGCGTGCCACGACCAAGAAGGTCACGGTCACGACCGAGGCCGCTCGCGACCTGCTGGGTCACGAGAAGGGCAAGCGCGGTCGTTTCAACAAGGCCGACCTCGCCCTGGCGTTGGAGGCCGAGGCCCTGGCCGAGTGATGCAGGCGGGCCGGTAGGGTTTGACATTCCCCTACCGGCCTGCTACACTAATCACTACAACAGAATATGAGATAGGCCCCCTATTCAGTCGTTTCAGGCAAGGGGACAATACATTGGTGGTCATGAGCCTATCTAGATTTGTGGGGTGAAGATGCCCAGCCCTCAGGTGGGGCGAAGATACCCAGCAAATGGCAAGCCCCCGGTCGTAAGACCGGGGGTTTTGTCATATCCAAAAGAAACAAATCGTATATTATCGTAACGTAAATGATATATTGTACTCGTAATGTACGTTTATACAATCGTAACCGTTGTGTTACACAATCGTAATCAAAGAAGTGTTGACAACCGTGGATTTGCCCCCCACCGTAGGTCCGGGGCAAAATGGATTTGTCAAGTCACAAATGGGTAACGAAAAGCCCCCGTCTCATACGCGGGGGCTAGTCGTGGTTATTCTAGATTTCCCACCACGGGTCAACGATTGGGGAGATGAACGGCTCAAGGTTCACCGTGTGGTCGCAGACAACTTCCTCGGGGTCATTGCCCATGACAAAGAAAATCCAGCCGGACCTACCATCCGGCAGGTTGACCACAATGGTGGCCTCGTCAACCGCCATGATAGCCTCTACGGCAGACTCCACCGTGGAGACGGGAACGATGTCCTCACCGTCGTGGACCTCAATGAGCACAACGTGTTCCTTGACGATACCGGACAGAACGGCGGTGATAGCGGTGCGGTCGTTCTTCGGAACAAACTCCATGATGTTTCTCCTTAGTGGTTAGTAAGGTCTATGGTACTGGACTACCGGCCCAGATACAAGTCGAATACGTGAAAGATTCCATTCCAGCGCTTGGCGTTGGCAATCACGTACTCGGTAATGGCATCGTAGTCCGAACCGAACTCGCGGGTAAGGTCATCATGGTCTGACGGAGAGACGTTGTATTTCTTGTATGCGCGAAGCTGCGCCTTGGTGACCATACCGTAGTTCTCGTGAAATGTCATCGCACTGGCCATGTCAGATTACCTCGTACTCTCCGGTGAATGGGTTGGTGATGATGTGAGTTTCTTCCGCGTCACAAAGTGCGCACGCCCAAATCTCAACCTTGGTACGTACCTCGTCGCTAAACTCAAACTCGTGTTCGCATTCCGTTTCCATGTAGACATTGAACCACAATCGTAAGCGGTTTGTCTACCCCGTCCACATGCTGAGACGACTTGACACTCATGAAAGTGCCCCCCACGATGGGGGGCAGTTTTGGATTTGTCAACTGAGATTTGAATAAAGAAATGGCCCGGTATTTCTACCGGGCCATTCTCAGTTATGCGCTATTGCCGATTGAACCGGCGAGAAACATTCCGGCGCAATAAGTCCGCATTGAACGCATTGCCACCTAATGCCAATCATGGCAATAGAGAAACGCGCGAAAGAATGCGCACAATCGCGGGTATCTTTACCCTCACAAACAGTCATTTCACTTATCCTTTCGATGCGTCCAAATGTTGATAATGCGACGGTAGGTTACCCAAGTAATAGCTTGCATTTCAGCGGGAGAAATACCGGCATATTTGGCTGCATCGGTATATGCCGCGCTAATCTCATTGTACAATCCTTTACCGATAGAGTCGCGGTCGGTAATACCGGCGATACGGATAGCGTGAACATCAACAGTGACCGCGCGCGAAGTAAACGGGTTTGCGATATTGTCGAAGAACGCGCGTGTCTTTAGTCCGCCGAGAACATCCAAAGGATGCGCACCATTGCGGATAGCGTTGGCAGCACGAACGCTATTACCCAACGCGCCACCATTCAAAGGTGAGTCGAAACACTGTCGTGCAAGAATGATGTTGCGGTGCCACGGTAGACGCGGAGACAATGCCGCAATGATACCGGCGCCAGAAATGACATTACTAGCCTCACGCGCAACCTCATGCGCGGTCGGATACCATGACAAACCCGACATAACCTCGTCGTTGGATGCTTGGTCATATATGGCAAGAATGTTTGAAGTCATGTTCATGGCTTCACACTACCATACGTAAACAGTAATACACAAGTACATCGTAAGCTGTCTAGACCACATCGTACCCGGCTTGACATTTTTGATTTTGCCCCCCACAGTGGGGGGCATTTTTGGCATTGTCAACTGGTCTAGACATTTGAAGATTGTGCTTGCGCGCTCGGTAGATTTATACTAAGCTGGGGTCATCCCCAGAGAGGGGAATCCCCAAACAAAGGAGGCGGCTATGCCGTTCCAGTCCATTCCCGAGACGAGCTACACGAACCGGCAGCCTGCCACGGTCATCGCTCACGACGGCGATTTCGCTGTCCAGGTCGGTGGTCAGAAGTCGCGGACCTCGCTCACCGTGGTCGGTGACTTCCGGCTCCGCAAGCTTGTCGGTGGCAACTACTCGGTTCACGAGTACGGTCAGCCGCTCACTGTTCACGTTTCGCCGGATGCCACTGTTCGCGGTGCCGTGTTCGACGTGGACGTGACGGGTATGACCGTCGCCCAGGTATTCAGGGCTATCGACGCAACGGTGCGCGCGCGTCGGTTGCTCACTGGTAACTGAGCACTCAGTCTAGCCCCGGTAGGGTGATTACTCCCCTACCGGGGCTATTCCATTATCCAAGAACACTTGACAAATCATATTTGCCCCACACCCTTCGGGTGGGGGGCAAAGCCGCCCGGTAGGGCGGCTTTGCCTCATCCTGACATTGTGCCTATTACCACAATAACCACAAACACTATCATGATGAGCGCCAGAATGGCAATCACTTGGCAGGCCAAGCAAACCCGTGCTTGGTCCCCGAGTCGTTGGAGTCGTGCTCGATGCCGTCGTTCCAGACCCAACCGAGCGCGTTGGCGAGCGTACCGGCGGCGGTGCCGTGGTTCCAGTCGCTCGACTTGGCCAGGTCCATGGGGACCGTACGCTGCTTGCCTCCACCCTTGGCGATGACCTTGGGAGTGCCGTTGACGTTGACGTACGAGGTACGGATGATGTTGGTCATTTCTTTCCTCCGTGAATGGGGCAGTTGTTGTCGTGGTGCAAGGGAGACTCTACCACGGTCCCGAACTTGCGGTCAAGCTCGTGATAGGTCAGGCAGCGGTCCTCATCTTGACTCATGGCGCAGCGACGAACGAGAACGGCATTCGTGGTGAACCAACGCTCATCGTCAATATTGGCGAGAACGTTGGTCAGGTTGGCAATGGCCGAAAGCTCATCGACACGTTTGGCGAGAACAATCTCGGTTTGAGTGCCATCGTTGGCAGTGACCATCTGGATAACGTTGAACTTCATGGGATAAGACTAATGGATATCCTACCGGCGCGCAAGTGTGGTCTATACCGGTCGAAATAGTGCTTGACAAATCAAAAATACCCCCCACCCTACGGGTGTGGGGCAAAATCCCATTTGTCAATGGGATTTGCCATTTCTTACAGAAATGAAACGGGGTCGGCGTCCGCGAAGAACTCTTCCATTTCATCCAGCGACATATCCGAGATAATGTCCTGAATGTTCTCGCCGTCGTCAATGGCATCATAGATGTTATACATTTGATTACTCCCATCCCTTGAAGTGCTTGGGCTTGCGACGGTAGTCCTTGACAGACTTGTGGCTACCGGCGGCATTGGAACGTCGAAGCTCCTGCATTGCCTTGGCATATGCCTCGTTGCGCACCTTAGGTGCCTGAGCGCGGCGATTCTTGTTCTTTCCCATGATGTCACTCTATCCTATTTGATAAGCGTACGCAAGTAATATGCGCGCGTGCGGAGGGTATTCGCGACGATGGGCTTACCGAGCGCGTCAGACTTGGATGCCCAAACCTGCAGAGCATAGGCGTACTCGCGCAGGTACCTCTCATCCGAGGTAATCACGGGGTTGAGTTTGGCGACTACGGCGGTTGAGAGGAAATCCATATGAGTAACCTATCATGACGTACCGATATGTCAACCGTGGTCTATACCGGATGAAATAGTATTTGACAAATCAGAAATGCCCCCCACCCTTCGGGTGGGGGGCAAAGCCGCCCGGTAGGGCGGCAATACCCTATCCTATAATCCACACGCTGTCAAGAAGCGTTGACGGTCAAAGTTGGCATTCTCGCGTGCGAAGTAATCCGCCAAACCCTTTGCCATTTCCTCAACTTCATACGCCGCACCACGGATGAAATCCGGGCTCGTTTCGGGGAGGGTAGCCTCCATTTCGTCGCGGATGATTCTAGCGATTGCCACGAAATGCTTGCGGGTCATGATAGCCTCTCAGTCGCGGTAGATGAGGACGTATGCCTCATTCACGGATGTGATGAAACGAACGCTTGTGCCGAAGCAGCTTTCCGGCGTCTCGCGCGCAGCGGCGAGAGCGAAATCACGAACGGACTCGCGAGTCTCACCCTCCACGTCACCGACGCGAACCTTGACCGGCTCGACTACCCGGCAGGACTTGCTAACGTTGATGATTTCCATATGAGTAACCTATCACAACGTAGTGACATGTCAAGTGCGGTCTAGACCAGTCAAGAAATGTCTTGACAAATCAATATTGCCCCACACCCTTCGGGTGGGGGGCATTTCTGCCCTAGATTGGATAGTCCATGTTTGAGATTTCAGCATTAGTGAACGTACCAAGCTCAACCGAGTACGGCGGCAGCTTGTCAATCGCCTGTCCACCGTGTTCGCGGTAGTCGTCCAACTCCATGTATGAGTTTCCGGTCTTGACCAAAGCGATTGAGAAATGGTCATTGATGAACACGCGGTGCTTCTCGTTCCAGTTGATTTGACTCATGGGCAAAGCATATCACCATTTGAAGGAATGTCAACAGCAATCGTAATGTGTTGATTGGTGGGGGGATGCCATTTTGCCCCCCACGTGGGGGGCAAATCCGATTTGTCAATCGGATTCGTCCTCATCCTCAAATGAGGTAATGATGCGCACAGGGTCAAATGGTGCAAATCGGACAATGAAGTGAGTTCCCTCATCATCTACCGTGTCAACGGCAATCCAATCGTCCTCATCCTCGATTGAATACACATACGCTTGGTCATATCCGCGCTCGGTATTCTCGGCAAGGAAATCATTGTTCTCCAAAGCGTGTGCAAAGATAACGTCAGTCTGCATTGTTTCTCCTAATGTTGGTATTTGGAATGGTCAAGGGTGGAATGCTTGTCATTGTGCTCGTTTATCCAAACCGTCTTTACGGTCCACGGGCCACGGTAGATTGAGAAATCTGGAATCAGCACCATGACCAAATCGCGCTCGGCATCCATCTGTCCACGAAACACAATCTTGACCACGCGGTCATTCTCGGTACCGACCTCGATAATATCGAGATTGTCAAGGGTGGCGGTTTTGAAAATGGGGATGTTTCCATAGCGGTCGTCTGTAGCAGCGCGGAGAGCGTGACGCGTCCACGTCAAACCGACACGCCCGGTAGGCTTGACAAATCCGTCAGGGAGTTTGATATCCGCGTGATACAGTTTCATTTCTACCTCCACCAGTACGGTAGCACACGGGCAAGCTCCCATGCAACTACCAACCAGACGGTCCAGAATACGAGCCAGCCGCGCGCGGTGACCTTCACTTCCACCACGCCTTACCCTGTACCCAAAGACAGTTGGTTTGAGTCTTTGAGTGGCACACCGTGATATGCGGGTGTGTCTGAGTCTGCTCGATTTGGTGGGAAATCGAGTATGAGAGGAATGCGATTGCCACGATGATTACGTGAATGAGTTTGTCCATAGGGACAGTCAACCCTACCGCGCGCGTAATGTCAAGGCGCTCGTACCAGAATATGAGACTATCGTAATGGAGTGGAAAGTGGAGGGAAATCCCATTTTGCCCCCCACAATGGGGGGCATTTTTGAAATGTCAAGCCCGTCCACAATATGAGATTACAGTTGACAATCGCGCGGTAGTGCCCTAGGTTTGTCTCATGACCACTTCACTTCACGCCCACATCGCCACTTCGTCCTCTGACTGCGACGGCGGTCACGGCTATGATTACATCGTGTGCCTCAATGATGAGGAAATCGCTGAGCACGCGCGCCAGGATGGCGTCAACGATTTTCACGACCTGCATTTCAAGGAGCGCGTGCTGGGCGGGCAGGTCTCGTTCTCGCCGCTGGTCAAGGTCCAGGTCGAAATCACCGAATCCGGCTTCACCACTCACGAGGTCACGGATGAGGGCTACCGCGCGGCTGAGGTCTACTGGTGCGAGGATGAGGCGTGCGACCCCAACTCGGCAAGCCAGTATGACCAGTTTGCCGAAATGATGGGATACTAGCAAAGGCTAGCCCCATTGTCAAGGTTGACAATGGGGCTTTGCCCCCCACCCGAAGGGTGTGGGGCAATATTGATTTGTCAAGTGAGTCCAGGATATGAGAAAGCCCCGGATTTCTCCGGGGCCATGATTCTCAGTGAATCGGCATGATATCCGATTCTGAGACGTAGCGGCGGTCCTCGGGGTCGATTTCCGCCTCGCGCCACTCGGGAGTGTGGTCGTCCCATTCTTCCTCGGCAGCCTCATAGTCCCAAACGTCATAGGCGGCGTCCGGGTAGTCAAAGGCGTCACGGGCCTCGTGACGGCCATAAGCCAGGTAGTCGTGAAGGGCTTCGGTGTCTGCGTAGTTGCTCATGAGAGCATCGTATCGCGTGTATCGTATGCGCGCAACCCCGGTATAGACCACTCCGTCGTAATCGCGACGAGGGTTGCGGGGTTTCATTTTGCCCCCCATGTGGGGGGCAAATCCGATTTCGCCACGATTTATACCCTTATCGTAATCGCATGTATGGGTGGGGGGCAAAGCCGCCTCGCGCGCGAGGGTACCGCATGGCGGGTGCCCTGTCAAGGGTTTGGGCAAAGATTTCTTTGTGACGTAGCTCACACGCTAGTTAGGTAACGATTTGGTTACATACCCTTGACTCGCATCTATTCCCATATAGTTTGTGAGTGAGGGGCAAGTCGTCCCGGAATCGGAGATTTGGAAATGTTCTCAGTTACTCCCGGTCCATTTGTGGTTTATGACGCGGATGGAAACGCGTTGTGTCACTCACCGCGACAGACTCGGCAGGCAAGCAATAGCGCGCGGCGCCGGGCCGTTATCGCAGTCTGGGAGACTGCACTTGTGAATGCCGGTCTCATGACCGGTTCGGTTGTCAAGTGTGCGGATAACGTCACGCGCGACCGGGGCAAGGGTATCGACACGCGTGACGGATTTGCCGATTTCGGCCACATTGTGTCGGAACACAACGATGGCGCTTTCTGTGGGTGCAACGCCGTTCCGTTAGAGGGTTCTCAGAATCGCGCGGACGGCGACGCTATGCCCTCTATCCTTTGGGATGCGGACACGCGCGAGGCTTACCGTCTCGCGTTCCGTGCTGCGGCACTCGCCACCATGCCCAAGTCTCGCGCGGCACGGGCAGTCTGACACGTTGCCATTGTGGCGGGCAATGCCCGCCACAATGGCGCTACACAAACACAATCCTCAAATAGAAATGAGAAATGAAATGGACGACATTACTTTGGAATCGGCACTCATTGCACACGGTATTTCGGGAGAGGGTATTTCCCTACTGGACAATGCGCGTGAATCCGGTGTGTGCGCAGTGTGCTACGGGTGTGGGTACGTACTGGACTCGGCACTAGGTCGCTCACTGGCAGACATGCCCATGTCTGTTCGTAGTGCCGTGGCGGATGCCATGGAATGGCACGGATGCCCGGCATGCCGCGACATGGGCGCAAGTATGGCGCGTTTCGTCTAAGCCTCACAATCGCGTTCTAAGCGATTCAATCCCCTAGGTGGCACTCACTCCCACCTAGGGGATTTGCGCGTCCCCTAGACCCCATTATGTGCCTCTCAGGGCATCGTAGGACGTGCGCACTATCCGCGCGACCGCGACCGCCAGCGCACCCGCTATCATACATAACATTTCTACTACAACATTGAACTACTGAAATAATGTTATTTTTTGTTATACGATAGAATCGTATCGGAATCCAGATTTAATCTGACTGATGGTGGAGTGGTGCACGCCATATCTTTCGGCCAAGATGTTGACCTGACCCCAATATGGTGTTCGCAACGCCTCTTTGATTTCCAAGATATCTTGTACCGACAATTTCGAACGAGACTTCTGCCTCGGTAGTTTCCTCGCGCCCGGTAGTCTTGACCACGTAGTCCCGTTCAACACATTCCTAGCCGCAGACTCACTGATATTATACTTTTCTGCAATATCGGCAATGATGGTATTGCTCAATGGTAATGAACGTATTTCTTCTACCTGCGAGCGTGTGAGTCCTACACCATTCCTCTCTCTGAGGAATTTGTCATCAGAATTATCTGTATAACTACCGTCCAATAGATGTTTGGGGTTTACGCATGGGGGATTGTCACAGGTGTGTCTGCAAACTACCGGCCAAATTTTGTATTCTATATAGTATGAGACTCTATGTGCTTTAAAGTTTACTGAATTTATATAGAATTGACCATAGCCCTGAGTGTCTACCCCCGCCGTCCACACCCAACAATCGCCGGACGTATCTACCTTGGACCAGAATCTGTCTATAATCGCTTGATTGAGATTCATTGTATATCTGGTATGTACAATTGGGGATTGAAGTGATTGCCCTGGGAGTGGGCCTCATATATACCGTCCGCTCTTTGGGGGTTCATCTCATTCAATACCGCCAGGTTTATGTCATAGAGTCTCATAAGGAGGGCTATAATGGCTAATTGGTAGTCAGGATTATCTACCGGGGCCGGTATGTCGTCGGTCAAACCCTTCAACGGTTCAGATTCATGCATCTATATCTTCCTCTTCATTAAAATTCTCGTATCTCATGATACTACCGTCCGCGTTCGGTACCATATCGAGTGTGATGGTCGCCCCATTGATATGCGGCATTCGGAGTACAGTGATATCGTCTCCCATCAAATCAATATCGTTATATTTCGTATCAATCGAGACCGTTTGGGCGATACCGGACAGGACTCGCTCACGCTCGTCATCATCTTCTTCAACGATGAATATCTTATAACGTTTTGGTAACGTACCCCTCAAATCATCGAAGCAGATACTCCCTGCCATATAGTCAGGCGCTATATCATCTGATGTTATCTGCATAACTCTCATATGCCTCATATTGTTCCAGGCGGGCACGCAGATGTGAAATCTCGTCGTGTGCGCCTCTCAAATCATACTTCTTGTAGGCGGCATATGTCAATGGCATGTTCTGGGAGAAGTGGTATTCGATTTGCTCCGCTACCGCGCGGATTTCTGCCAGGGCGTGCTCATCGTTGCGCAGGGTGAGGAACTGCATCCAGTTCCTGGGATTTCCCGTCACATAGAACTGCGTCATGATACCGACCGGTAATACGTTGCGTGCTACTTCCTTGGCCACACCGGCGTTGAGCATGTTCTGATATGCCCCCCAGGCATTCTGATATGCCTGTGTGGTGGTGGCGAAGGTATGACCATATTGTTCGTCCGTACCGAGTTTGAATGTGTATGCTCCGACCTTACCCACCTGACGCAAGGGACGCTGGGAGTCCACGACGAAGAAACGCGGCGGTAGTTCCTTATACCTTCCACTCATCTCATTGTATGACAGCGTACGGTGGCGCATGAATTCTCGTGCCACGAAGATGGGCGTCTCGATGAAGAACGTCATATGACCGTGTTCGAAGGGACTCATATGCCTGTTCTTGTACAGGAAGTCGATAAGACCTCCGGTACGCTTGCGCCAAGCACGAGCCGACTCCACGTTCCAATCTATGTCGTTGGGCTTTCTCTCATGCTCACCACCAAAGTTGGATACCCATGCGGCATGGCATACCGTGTCGTCACTGGCCGAGGCGCTCACCAGGGATACGGTTGACTTGTTTACGAATTCCATTTAATCTCTTCTAAGTTCTTTCTCATCATATCGAATACCGCCACACCGGGCGTATACACGTTATCGCACGAAAAACACTTCAATGCCGGTTCTTCGTTCTTACCCATAACAGAGACTAGTTCAGTATCATCATCTGGGCATAGGATGGGTGGTACTCTATCTTCTTCTACCGCGCGGCGGTAGGAATGAACCAACTGCCAGTCGTTCACATATTCTCCAATAACAAGAACATCTCACGCATGGCAAGCACGTCGTTGCGACTGGTGTGGTCGGGCTGAGTCAACTCATAGCCTTCATTTTCGAAGAATGTAGCCAAATCCTTCATCGACGGTACATCACTCAGGCCCAATTTGGCCATAGCATAGGACTGGATATCGAGAGTACGATAGTGGAATCTCCACAATCCGGCCTTGTTGATAAACCCCTGGTCGAATGCGGGTACCGCCGCAACCATGGTAGCGCCGTCAGAGACCTTCAAGAACTCTTCAACCTCGAAATGGTCACTTCTACGACCAGATATACCACGCTTGGTGAATCCGATGAGATTGTCGATGAATTCAGGAACCTCGGTCACCCCGAACCACAGGGTATGTGGCTCCGAGTCTCGGGAAGCATAGGTGAGTTCGACCAAATCGTCATGTTCATCATCGAGGCCGGTAGTCTCGGTATCTACAAATATCATTTCTCTCATCGTATTGTCCTATACCTTCTTCTTCTCACTAGTCTGAATCCATCCCTCTGGCATGACCAGCACGGCTGGAACACGCCATGGTTCATATCGAGAACAGCCTTGTTCTCACCACATACGGCACATGGCATGTTATGCTCGGCCACAAAGCCGGTACCATGGTCATCAATCTCTATTTTCGCTAATTCCATCTTCACTCACATATGGTCCCATGGATATAACGGGCATTTCGGGCATCTTCTCAAGGAAGATGGTACCGAATGTATCCTTCATCCATACATACTGCTTTCCGAACAACTGTGTCTTGAACAAGAACTTGCACCCGTTCTGGCGCAGAGCCTCCAAATAACTCAATTGTGCGGCATCTTGATGCTTCTGCGCATCGTCTGACTCAAATCTCATACTGGTGTGTTGAACCTCATGCCTGTATTGGGATGCTTGTGTGGAGCATAGGTGCGTATACCTGAATTGGGGCATACGACGTGGGCATATGTGGCACCATCGTACTTCTTGGCGGGTGTACCGGGCGTGATGAGCGTCTGACACGTAGAAATCGCGCAATATGTCGCAAACGGCATCGGTACGGTCTTGAACTCGCTCGCTGCGAGTTGTTCGTCATGATAGTTCATGAGACTCCCTTCGTTGATGACCTTACGGTAACACATTCAGAACGGAGGGTCAAGTTCGACCACGGACTTGACGCCGGTAGACTTTTTCTTACTCTTTTTGGGCAATTCCTTGCCCCTACGGCTCTCATACAGGTCTTTATAGCACTTCTGGTGCGCCAAATGGTGCGGAATCGCCTTCAATGGGTCGTGATATACAAAATCACCCGCGCAAAATCCTTTTTTACAGATAGCGCAGGTACCAGATTCTCTAGAAATTCCCAAATAAGGCATATTAATATCTACTATACTACTAGTACAATACTTGTACTAACAACCCTACGGGTTGTCTAATAGGAGTAATATAGTTAGTAGTCTATATTATCTACCGAGACTTTCTATGTACTCTATCACCATACTTAATAGTTACATCAATAGATACTAACGGGCCAAATCTAGGCTTGTCAAGTCAATTCAGCAGATTCTCAGGAAACTGTTACATTACTGTTACATTTGCATAACGCGCTCGGTATAGTACAATTAAACTATGCTTATATCGTTCAATCAGACCACATCTCCCAATGTGAAGGAGACCAACGGCTACGGATATGCCGCTAAGAAATGCAAGGAATCGCTGGTAGAACTCGGTCATGAGGTTTCGTGGAGGAATCCTACCGCCGATGTGGAAATCAACTTCATCCAGCCTGAGAAGTGGCATTGGAGCGGACCCTATCGTATCGCCTATCTACCGTGGGAGTCTACCGGATTCCGTCCCGGATGGATAGAGTCTCTCAACTCCGTGGATGAGGTCTGGACACCCTCTCCTGTAATTAAACAGTGGATGGTGGACGCCGGGGTCACCAAGGACGTGAAAGTTTATCAGCACGGCGTAGAGAGCCTCTGGGAGCCCTTCCAGCGCCCCACGTCGGGTACGTTCAAGGTTCTCCATCATGGTGCTGAGGCTCTGCGCAAGGGTGGGGGCGAGACCATGCGCGCATTCATGAGCACCCTATGGGATGAGGATGCCACGCTGGTGATGAAAATGGCTTTGAAGCAGATGCAGGTTCATGACACCAAGCACATCGAGATTGTCAAGAAGGTACTGCCCATAGACGAACTTGTGAAGTTGTATCAGTCCTGTCAACTACTGTGTTATCCGTCATGGGGTGAGGGATTCGGATTGGCTCCATTGCAGGCATTGGCTACCGGCTCGCCGGTACTCGTCACAGACGGCTGGGCACCATATCACAACTTCCTTACTGAGAGCGAAGTCATAAAATCCGAATTAGTAGACTCTCCATGGCCCAATCACCACCCCGGAAAGATGTTCCAGCCCGATATGGATGACCTCATGGATAAACTAAAGTGGCAGTTTGATAACCGTGATAACATGAGTGACTTGGCGTACCAGCGCGCCGGTAAAGTTCATGCAGAGTATAACTGGACCGAGTTGACACGACAAGCATTCTCCCACCTTACTCAGTAAAAATTTATTTTTACGAGTGGCCTTAGAAGAGTCTTTCTGCTATGCTGGAAAGACACACATTCTTAGGATTAGAGGTAGGAAATTTGAGCACAATTCTTAATGAGAATGGTGGGATTATCGACCCGTACAGGGCCTTTATAGCCACCTCTCGTTATAGTCGTTGGTTGGAGGACGAGGGTCGTCGCGAAACCTGGATTGAGACTGTTGATAGATACATCAACTTCATGCACAACCACGTAAATAATAATTATCCCGGAGCAATACCGGACACATTCTGGCTAGAGGCCAGAGAGGCTATTCTCAACCATCAGGTGATGCCGTCCATGAGGGCACTCATGACAGCGGGCAAGGCGTTGGAGCGAGAGAACCTAGCACAGTTCAACTGTAGTTTCATAGCCATTGACGACGTACGCGCATTCGATGAGGCGCTGTACATTCTTATGAACGGCGTGGGTCTGGGCTTCTCGGTAGAAGCCGAACACGTCATGAAATTGCCGGTAGTAGATGAGCATTTCGAGAATACCAATACTACTATTGTAGTAGCAGACTCCAAGGCTGGATGGGCTCGTGGACTTCGCGAACTCATCGCCATGCTCTATGCTGGCCAGGTTCCAGTCATCGACATTTCAAACGTGCGACCAGCGGGCGCACGTCTTAAGACGTTTGGTGGTAGGGCATCCGGCCCACAGCCGTTGATTGACCTATTCGACTTCACCATCGGCATCTTCAAGAATGCTGCCGGTAGGAAACTAACCCCCATCGAATGCCATGACATCATGTGCAAGATAGGCGAGGTCGTCGTTGTAGGCGGCGTACGCCGTTCAGCCCTATTGTCACAGTCTGACCTGTCGGACTACGAAATGGCCAAGGCCAAGTCCGGCGCATGGTGGGAGTCTGAGTCTCAGCGTGCTTTGGCCAACAACTCGGCGGTATATTACAAGAAGCCCTCCATTGGAGAGTTCCTATCCGAATGGGGCAACCTGTATGAGTCCAAGTCGGGCGAACGCGGTATTATCAATATGGAAGGTTTGCGTAAATATTCCAATGCCCCTCGTAGAGACTTGTCTCAGATTACCGGATTGAACCCGTGCGCGGAGATTCTTCTCCGTTCCAAGCAACTGTGCAATCTCACCGAGGTCATCGTTGATGTGAACGATACTCGTGACGACCTTATCAACAAGGTAAATATTGCTACCGTACTAGGAACGGTACAGTCCAGTTTGACCAACTTCAAGTACCTTCGCAAGATTTGGAAGGATAACTGTGAAGAGGAACGCCTACTCGGTGTGTCTCTTACCGGTCAACTTGGTCACAAGGTTCTGTCTGGCTCAGAGGGTTCAGATAAACTTTGCGGCCTGCTGAGCGTCATGCGAGAGTCTGCTATTTCCACCAATGAGAAGTATGCCAAGGCAATGGGAATAAATGTCTCAACTGCAATCACCACGGCGAAGCCGTCCGGTACGGTCTCTCAGTTGACAGCATCCTCTTCTGGAATGCACCCATGGCACAACAACTTCTATATCAGAAGCGTTCGTGGAGACAATAAAGACCCGTTGACCGAGTTCATGAAGGATATCGGTATTCCCAATGAGCCTGACGTGACCAAACCGGATAACACTACCGTATTCTACTTCCCGCAGAAGGCCCCGAAGGGCGCATTGACTCGTAATGACCTTACTGCTATCGAGCACTTGGAGACGTGGAAGGCATACAAGACACATTGGACCGAGCATAATCCTAGTGTGACCATCAGTGTTCGTGAGAACGAGTGGATTGAAGTGGCCAATTGGGTCTATGAGAATTGGGACTACATCGGCGGTATCTCATTCCTGCCATATTCAGAGCACACCTATAGGCAGGCCCCATACCAGGATTGCGACGAGTCCACATACAAGCAGTTCATGGCGGATATGCCCAAGGATATCGACTGGTCACTACTATCAGCATATGAGGAAGAGGATACGACCTCCGGTACTCAAACACTGGCCTGCACTAGTGCCAACTGTGAGATTGTAGATTTAACCAAGTGATGTTACAATGGGATTTGGAGGATAAATGGCTGTAAGAGAAGATTCAAATGGATTCCTAAAGCACCTTGAGAATTGGGGGCTGGACGTTTCCGCTGAGAAGGGTTGGAGAAGTAGGGGTAGACCGTATAACTTCTACCCGCGCGGAGTGGTATGCCACCATACCGCTAGTCCCAGACGCGGTGGAGATATGCCGAGTTTGAATACGGTGGTGCATGGTCGTTCAGACCTACCGGGTCCGTTGTGTCACGTATTACTTGGGCGCTCCGGTAAGGTGAAGGTCATTGCCATGGGCGATGCCAACCACGCCGGTAGCGGAGGTCCGAAGTTGGGTATTCCTGCCAATGAGGCCAACTACTTCATGTGGGGTATCGAAGCCGAGAACGATGGAGTCGGAGAGCCGTGGCCAGAGCACCAGATGGACGCCTATGCCAAGTTGTGTGCCGCATTGCTTACATGGATTAACGTTCATGATGCGAAGATGGTCATCGGTCATAAGGAATGGACTTCCAGGAAGATTGACCCTGACTTCAATATGCGTGCATTCCGTAGGAGGGTCAAGAAGGTTTTGAAGGCTGGACCGTCCAAGGGCGTGACGGTACACCTTTCAAAGTTGAAGTTCGGAAAGAGAAACAAGGATGTTCTAGCCGTTAAAAGGGCTTTGAAAGCGCGCGGGTTCTTCAAGGGTTCGCTTATCAAGTTCTTCGGTCCAGGGTTGAGGAATTCGTACAAGAGGTGGCAGAGACACCTAGGATATTCAGGCAAGGACGCCGACGGTATTCCAGGGGAAAGTTCTTTGCAGGCTCTTGGCTTTATTGTAAAGAAGTGATATAATAGAACTATCCATAAGAACGGGATGCGGTTTCAGAGTCCACGAGAGACAGAAGCCTAGTGTTACTTCATTCGTGTAATGGGATTTCACTTACCGGAGCCTTAGGATGGTTGTTACGGCGAGCCCCGGTAGAGATACCGGGGTATTCGTCATTTTACGACCATGATGCTATAATTTTTCTATGTCCTACAAGTATGATGTATTGAAGTCCATTCCCTACGCTGCGTGGATGTTGGACTCGGTACCGCCGTATGCTGATTGTACCGGGTTCGGTAACAGCGGAGGCAAGAATCCTACCACTTCCAATCCTAGTACCGCCGCTGCCGTGGTTTCCGGCGCGGGGTATTCCAGCGTGTTCTCCAATATCGCCCAAGGTAAGTTCTACAATAACATATTCAAGGCCGGTAGCGAAGAAAAATCATTTGCATTAGAGGCGTGGGTCAATCCAGTACAAAAAACTGTAGATGTTCAGGCTCAATCATATATGGAGAATATACATCCGAACCCGAGATTGCTGACCGCTACATCTACATGGGGAAGCACCACAGGTACTGGCGGAACTACTACTAATACCCGAGAGACTTCTGGCGGATGGGCTGGATTGTCATGGTTTAAGGTGTTGTGGTCTACGGCATCAACAGCAGGCAACCCATCGTTGAATGCATGTACTGCACGACCGATAGACCCGAACACAACGATATCAGTCTCGCTTATGGGTATAACTAATTTCTCTAGAGAAATGAAGCTATGGGTCGATTGGAATGACAGTTCATCATCTTATATAGGCTCGTCTGTGGTGGCTTCTACTCCTACAGCTAACACCTGGACGAGATATACTGGAACATTCACAGCACCGAGTAATGCAGCAACTTTCTCTGTTAGACTGAGAACCACAGGTACCACTATGGCTGTTGGCGAATATATTGGTGCTACAGCGTGTATGATTTCCAAGACACCCACAGTACAACCATATTTTGATGGTTCAATGCCTGGATTCGAATATTATGGTTCCGGTAGTACACAAATTTCACGTACTCGTTCTGATGTGTCTCTCACCAATGTTGCTGCATTTCCCAACAAGCTCGGGTATTCCGATACCAATCATACGTATCCGACTTCGGGAAGTCCTGAGGGTCGAGGATATACCCGTAAGACTTTCAACGCAACCACTACATTAACAAGGGGTAACGACCTATTGTATACCGCCAATTATTGGCCGTTCGTGCCTACGGGATGGTATGTATATTATGCTGTTTGGGTGAGGTCTAGTATTGCTCAGACTGTATGTTTACAAAGCCAACCGTTATCATCAACCTCCCCGGTAATCGGTGGAGGTGGTTCTGAGCATGGTTCAGATGTATCATTATCACCCAATGTTTGGAAGATGCTCACCTATTCAACAAACAATCCACTTCCAGATGGAGTAATAACAGTCAGACTAGACATTGATACTGGAAGGTCATCCTCACCTAATCAGTACAATAGCGGTGATACTTTGGATGCTTGTATGGCAACGATTATCATGAGTCCGACAAGGATTACTGATGGAAGTGTCGCAGCATTCACCGGATGGTCTCCGGGAGATACCTGGGCCGGTACATCAGAGGCTTCTGAGTCTTTTATGCTCGTGTCTCAATCTGACCAACAGATACTCTCACATTCGGGATATTATGATGGTTTGAGTATCAATGGCAATGTGATTAAATTCAGCACGCAATACTCTACCGCGCCGGAAGCAGCATGCACATACGACCTCGGTATTTCTAGAGCGGCACACGTTGTTGGAATCCATACAGAGTATATGAACGAGTTGTGGGTCAATGGCGAGCAGGTAGACACTATTGAGTTGACCGATGACCAATGGAATGACTCCTATGTATCATCTGACCCGTACTTGTATTCGGGGGCGTCATCATCTTCACAACAGGTGGCGATGAATGGAGTCGCATTTTATAATAATATAACACCGACTCAGATTCAAGCCAACTACGCTGCCGGTATCAATGTGATTGGACAAGAACACATATATCCAGTATTCGATGGTCTACCGTTCAACCTGGTTCCAGACTTCGATACCGTGGTTGCTGACCAGACGTGGGCAACAAATACTGACTTCGAACTAGGCTACAGAGACAGTGTTGACTTCTTTGAAGATAGAATCGTACCTAGTTATGAATCTGATATATCCGTGGCCGGTACATGGTCAACATCTCTACCGCTCGATTCTGACGGTGATACCTCCATCTATGGCGTACTCGTGGAATGGTCTGGAAATGGAGCACATGTACAAGGTTCATTGGACAATGAAACATGGTATGACCTGGTAAGTGGTGAGTTGTTCGACCAGATACCACAAGGATATGACCCTACGAACGAGACGTTGTATATCAATGTGTCATTTGCAGGGGGGTTGGCAGAAGATGATTCATACCTAGACAGCCTACATGTAGTAGAGTATAGAAATGCTAACTTCCCGAATACTACCGGTCGAGAGTTGACGGCCACATATCCGGCAGTATTGCGCTCAGACTACGAGCCTATCCTGTACAGAAACGACAACGGTGTGTATCTCGGCACCGGTAAATTGACCATAGGTGCTGATACCGATGATGATGTCATGGCTGGTAAGACCATAGAACTATGGGTGAAGCCAATATCTCAATCACCAGGATTCTATGTAAGTATGAGTGGAGATAGGTACAGGAATGGGGCATTGGATTCTACCGCGCCGGTAGGTCAATGGAGCCTTATACACATTGCTGGAACCACAGACACATCCGCTGTAGATATCAATATCAAGGGCGATGTGATTGTCGGTCAGATTGTATTGTACCCGGACACATTGAGTGCAGACCAGATTCTCAGCATATATCAGTCATATACCGGTCGTCCTCATGTGAGATTCACAGATTCCACTGTGGTAAATATTAGCGAGGACGCGGCCCCGATAGACATATATACGCACGATTGGTCTATTGTAGCAGCCGGATGATGCATTCTATTTGCTCATTAATGGCTATTGGGGTACAATAATCGTTATGAAGGTTACAACATTAGGTAGGAAAGAAATAGAGCAGGTACCGTGGGGAGTCTATCTATGGCAGATGGACGACGGTAAGTTCATCGGAGACGATGATGGTCACTTCCTCATGATTGCATCAACCAAGGGCAATGTCGAGAAGTTGCAGTCCCTTAAGAATGCAGTCAAGGACTTCGGTATCGAAGAGGGCCACCCGGTATTCTTCTCGGGCAACAGGATTGTCACAGATGAGGAATACGAGGAACAGAGACTTCGCATGGAGTTCGGCCTCGTTCCAGACCCACTAGATGTTGCAGCCATTGAAGAGGAACGTAGGTTAAGTGGTAAGAGAAGATAAGGAAGAGTACGACATCGAAGAGGGTGTCCAAATCTATACCGTCCGAGACGCGGCGGTAGAAGATAACGACCCCTTCTCCAAAGACTCTAGTTTCATAAAGAACCTACAAGGAGTATCCTCAAACAAGAAGCGTTCCATCACCTACATGGAGAAGCGTTTCAAGGGCCGCGATGACGCCGGTACCAAGCAAATAGAAGATATGATTATCACTGGCTACAATGCTCTTGAAGTCGTATTGCCACCATACAACCTGGACTATCTTGCTAAACTATACGAACTGAACCCAGAGCACTATTCCGCCGTACAGGCGAAGGTATCCAATATTGTTGGTCTTGGATACGAATTCATCCCATCTCCTGCCACCAAGATGAAGTTGGACAATATGGACCCTGCCAAGCAGGACAAGTATAACAAGAAACTTCTCAGGGCCAAGAACGACCTCAGTGACTTCATAGACTCGTTGAACAGCGAGGATGAGTTTGCTGAGATTCTTACCAAGGTGTGGAGAGATTATGAGACCACCGGTAATGGATATATCGAAATATCACGCTCGGAGACTACCGGAGAAATAGGGTATATCGGACACGTACCTTCGACTACCATCAGGGTCAGGCGCAGGCGAGACGGATTCGTACAGATTATCTCAAACCAGGCGGTATTCTTTAGGAACTTCGGTGATGATGATACCGACCCTATTGGTGGAGACTCCAACCCCTCCGAACTTATCCACATAAAGAAGTACGCACCGTCATCTACATTCTATGGGGTGCCAGACATTGTAGCCGCAAAGGCGGCGGTAGCCGGACAGGACTTTAGTTCCAAGTTCAATCTAGATTACTTTGAGAACAAGGCCGTCCCGAGGCATGTGGTAATCCTCAAGGGTGCCACCATCGCTCCCAATCTTGCAAAGAACATCTTGGAATTCTTTGAGACCGGCTTGAAGGGCAAGAACCACAGGTCGTTGTTCATACCGCTTCCGGGTGATACTCCCGAGAAGAAGGTCGAGTTGAAGATTGAGCCGGTCGAGGCCGGTATTCAAGATGCATCATTCATCAACTACAGGAAGATGAACAGGGATGAGATTCTCATGGCTCACAGAGTGCCTATTACCAAGGTCAGTATTCCTACCGGCGTGTCGTTGGCTGTTGCCGCCGACGCCGGTAAGACATTCAAGGAACAGGTGTGCCAGCCAGAACAGAGCGTCTTGGAGAAGAAACTCAACAAGATTATTAAGCAGATTACTGACGGATTGTTCTTGATTCATCTTAACGAGCAGACACTTACAGATGAGAACACGCAGTCCCAGATTGACGAGCGTCGTATCAAGACTGGTGTTGAACTTCCGAACGAGCAGCGCGCCCGCCGTGGCCAGGGTGCTATCCCTGGTGGAGATTCCAGGGTTGATTTGAATGCTAAGGGCGGTAACTCGCTCGGTAATGATAACAGGGCCAAGGGTAACCGCGAGCGTGATGCACAAAGAAGTTCAGCCAGGACAGATACCAACAATGATGGTAGAAGTCCAAAGGGAGAGGGACGTACCAACGGAGTGACCTGAGATGACTAGGATGGATAGGATTGCTTTAGGGTTGTTGAAGCCTGTCAATCCATATGGAAGTCTGATTCTTGGGTTACTAACGTTCGCTTGGGGCATATGGATTGCGATACCGGCCTGGGCTGTGTTCGATTCCGCGCCGCTATTCTCAAGGATAAATCAGATAGCCCCGGAATGGGCGGTCGGTATCTTCGCGGTAGCCGTTGGCATCGCCTTGATGATATCGGTGGTCAAAGGCTCCTTCAAATGTCTTAGTGCGGTCCTTGTCGCTTGTGCGTGGTATTGGACTATCACATCTGGTTTGATGTGGTGGGGAGATTGGAGAAATACCGGTGGCCTCACCTACTCATTCATTGCTATATATAGCATTTACCTACATCTGAACATTAAAATGAACTATGTGAAGAAGTGAGATAGAAGTTTAAATTTTGCGTTATAATTACGAGAATGATACTATACTTAACATGGAACTGATTAAGAGTCATTGGGTTGCCGATGGTAATCGAGTATCCCTCAACATGCCTATTGCCAAGGTTGACAAGGAGAACCGTTTGGTCTCCGGGTTTGCCACGTTGGACAACGTTGACACATCAGATGATGTGGTAACGTCCGAGGCTAGTAAGGGTGCTTTCAATAGATTCAGGGGCAACGTCCGAGAGATGCATCAGCCTATTGCTGCAGGACGCCTGGTAGATTTCCAGGAGGACTCTTTCTATGATTCCAGGTCAAATAAGTTTTATGAGGGTATCTATGTGACGGCCTACGTTTCAAAGGGCGCAGAGGATACCTGGCAGAAGGTCTTGGACGGTACATTATCTGGATTCTCTATCGGCGGCAATATCATTGACTCGTCTACTGAGTTTGTCAAGGAAGCCGGTGAATCAGGCAAGACTGTTAGATTCATTAAGGAGTATGACCTTGTGGAATTGTCGCTGGTAGACAATCCCGCCAACCAGTTGGCCAATGTATTCTCTATCGTCAAGTCCAGTGATGGAACATTGATGAAGGGCATGGTAGCAGACACGGTAGTAGTGAATGTGTTCTGGTGCCCTGCTGATGAGATTGCCAAGAACTCTGTAGCAGAGTCAGAAGATTGTATCAATTGTGGGCATGCTATGGAGCAGATTGGGTGGTTCGAACAGGGCGAAGATGATGCTGTCAAGACCGCCAATACTGTTGCCACATTCCTTCGCCAGAAGGAGGAAGATAATGCCGTCACCAAGCAGAATGATACTCATGGCGAAGGGGGTGTAGATATGAGCGAAAAGATTGAGAAGGATGCAGACGAGGTTGTCACCGCAGACAACGTAGACGCCAATGAGGATGAGGATTCTCAGGTGGATGAGGTCGCATCCGAGAATGATGCTGAGGAAGAGGCTCCGGTAGAAGAAGTTCAGGCCGAGCCAGATTTCGAGAAGATGTTTGACGACTTGAAGGATTCTGTCAAGGAGTCCATTGCCAAGACTGTTGATGCAGTCGAGAAGAAGGTCGAGCAGGCAACTGCAGCATTTGATGAAAAGGCTTCTGAGTTCGAAAAGTCTCTTGGAGAACTCAGTGATAAGTTGGAGTCAATCAAGACAGAGCGCGAGGACGTTTCAAAGCGTCTAGATGCTTTGGAGAAGGCTTCCGCTATTAAGAAGTCCGGTGAGGTTGAGACAACCGAGCCGGTAACCAAGGCTAGGAAGAGTAGTTTCTGGGGTCAGCACTTCTTCGAAGGTGAGTAATCACCTAGACCCTAGGAAGTACAAAGAATAGTCTTACATGAACTTTAATTACGAAACACACGTTTCCAACAGGAGGTGAAACAAAACATGAGTGATAGTCTAATTGAGAAGGTTGTGACTACCGATGCAGTACAGGACGGCAATCCCGTTGGTACTGGTGGTCTAACCTACGCACAGGCTGACCGCTTCATCGACTACATGTGGGATGAGACCGTTCTTGGTTCCCTTGTAACGACTCGCCGTATGCGTGCTGTCGAGGAAGAGATTGACACAATCGCAGTTGGCTCCCGTCTAGTACGTGGTGCTACTGAGGCTGTTGACACTGGTGAGAACGTCGGACCTACGTTCGGTAAACTGTCCATCACCGTTAAGAAGTACCGTCTAGATTGGGAACTAAGTTCCGAGTCTTTGGAGGACAACATTGAGGGTGCGGACTTGGAGGACCACATTGCACGTCTACTTGCTACCCAGATGGGTAACGACCTAGAGGATATTGCAATCAATGGTGATACCTCTTCAAGTGTACCGGGCATCAAGGTTGATGACGGTTGGAGGAAGCGTGCTGTTGCAGGTGCTCACGTACTTGACAATGGAGGCGACGTACTTAACCGTGCTACATTCAACAGGGCACTCAAGGCTATGCCACGTAAGTACATGGCCAAGCGTGCAGGTTTGAGATTCTTCACTGGTTCCAACGCAATCCAGGATTACATCTTCTCCCTACAGCAGACTGAGAATGGCTTCGTAAGCCCGGAGACACTTGCTGCCGCCGGTATTAACGAGGCAGTTCGTACCGAAGGACCAGCAGGCTTCATCACCGGAAAGGCTTTTGGTGTTCCGGTTCAGGAAGTTCCGTTGTTCTTGGAGGACCGTGATGGTGATTATGACACGGACTCTGGCACCTCTGGTGTACAGTTGCCGTCTGATAGTCTTAACCACACCGACCTTTGGTTGACATTCCCGAAGAACCTTATTTGGGGAATCAAGCGTGACATCACGGTTTACCGTGAGTTCAAGCCAAAGAAGGATACTGTCGAGTACACAGTCTACACCCGTCAGGGCGTTCAGATTGAGAACTTGGATGCATTCGTTGTAGTCAAGAATGTAAGAATTTCGGATTGATGTTATCTGATTAAGTCTACCGCCCGCCCTTTCGAGGGCGGGTGGTGGCTTTATACTATGAAGTATGATATACTTCGATTACAGAAAGGTTTAAATAATGGCATTTAAAGATTTGAATGTAGAAGAGTTGCAGTCGGTTGCAAACTTCTTCGCAGTTGAGGTTGAGAAGGCAGATGAAAAGAAGTCCGCAACCAAGGCAGAACTAATAGCCGCACTTAATGCAGGCGACGACCCGGTAACCTGGGAACAGTATGAGACCATCTACTTGGAGGCCAAGGCAGATAATCAGTTGGAGTCCGACGAGGACGCCGAGGAACTCGTTGAACGCGACCCGGTAGAGGTCGAGCCCATCGACACATCCAACTATGTATTAGTAAAGTATGAGCGTAATAACCCATACTTCGAAGCAGTAGGATACGCATTCAATAAGCGTCATCCGTTCGCCAGTGTTCCTCCTGAGGTAGCAACCCACTTGGTACGTAATGTGGGCGGATTCCGATTGGCACTCCCAGACGAACTCGCAGATTACTACAACTAAGTTGGATTGATAAATCCACCCATGCTACAATAATGATATGACTGATATAGCGTCTTACGATTTCGTATATGAGCAGGGTGAAGATGCTGTCATCGCCATTGTATATAGTGTTGATGACGCGCCGGTAGACCTCACAGGATATTCTGCAAGAATGGATGTGAGGTTAGACGGTGTTCTCGTATATACGTTCAATACTGATGATTCAGACTCATCCACCGATGATGAGATTACTGTCGATAGCTCAGGTAATGTTGAAGTCACCATTGATAGGTCATTGACATTACCGAGCGGTGAGTTAGTCAACTATATCGGAGAGACTCTTACCTTCGACCTATTCTTGCGCAAGCCGATTGGAATCGGCGGTACCCAGAAGAAGATTCTAAAGGGCACTATTACATTCCAACAGTCAGAGACGTTGTGGTCATAAATTATGAGTGAATCTATCCAAGTAAATGTAACGAGCAGCGAAGTAATCAGCGTCTTAGAGGGTGCCAAGGGTGATACTGGCGGTATCACGCCAGAACTACAAGCGGCTGTAGATGCAATCTCAGACTTCCAGGGCCAGGTGCCTGGTCTTGAACTCGGGTACGCAGAATTGATTGCATCACGCTCGTATGCGGCAACCGGTGCCCAATTGATTACGGGGCTGTCTTGTGCTCTTACGGGAACTGGCCGCCCAGCCGACGTTGAACTATATCTCCCGCAATGTGCGCATTCTGTAGCTAATACAACGCAGATTGCCGGCGTAAGCTATTATAAAAATGGCGCGTACGTTGGCTACGCATGTATAACAGAGTTTTCCACTCCATCCACAAACTATGCAGTTGCTGGTGTAACAGCATACGCAAAGGGCAGAATAATGTTAGAAGCAAATGCTGCATATCAATTCTATGGATTGTTTAATATCAACGCCGCAGGCGTTGGTGGGTTTATGGCATCGTCAGTTCCCGCATTCATAGCGGTGACCGGTCGATGAACAGATTCATTAGGTCGCGATATGAGACATTGGATTCTGAGGATGCGATTACACTTGGGGCAATAACATCGTGGACACATGATGAACCTCACGGGGTCGTACTATGTCATGGATATGGTGCAAGCGCAGGGTCTCAAACTATAAATGCTTTGACGGTCGATTTGATGTATGAACTGTCTCAATTCGCTACCGTGCGTGCTCAGGATTTTGGTGGAATGACGTGGGGAAACGACGCCGGTACAGATAAAGTACATACTGCTATAGCACAGATGCGTTCAACTTGGGGAGTCACTGGTAAGGTAGCGTTAGTCGGTATTTCTATGGGCGGTTGTGTGGTTCTCAATTACACAAAGAGATTTCCCGACGATGTTGCTTGTGTCGCCGCCGCTATCGGGCTGACGGATTTGGGAACTCTCTATGATTCTGAGACCGGCTATGATGCATCCATTGATGCGGCCTACGGAGGCAGTTTCGATACAGACGACAGAAACAATCACAGCCCTCAGTTGTTCATCAATTCTATACCACCAAGTCTGCCCATCAGTCTGTGGACTTCTACCAATGACCCTATCGTGTATCCAGCATGGCACGCAGCTTTCAAGGCTGCTCGACCACAGACGGACCAATTCCTTATGGGAGACTTAGGTCATGGCTTTACTAATACACAATCTGCTCTACTTGCACAATGGATATCTGACCATATGTAAATCTTGGTATCATAAATCACGCTATGATACAATTGCTTTATGGCTGACATTGTATTCCCTGGAAAGACACCGAGTGAGACATTAAACTCTCAGGCGATGCCAACTAACGCAGACATAGTTCTGTATAAGGGTGATTACGCAAGATTCTTCATTACCATCAAAGACACCGATGGTAATCCAATAGACCTTACTGGTAAGACTCCAAAGGCTTCATTGAAGAGAAGTTATAGTGACCAGAATTCTATTAGTTTCACAACCACTATATCATCATCAACTGTTATTGAGGTTTATTTACCTAGTTCAGTCTCTAAGAGTCTAGTGGTGGGCTCATACATTTGGGATTTACAGTTGACAGACGAATCTGGCGATGCCAGGACATATCTGGCCGGTGATGTCACAGTGATGGATGAGGTAACAACATGATAATGGGAATAGTTGAACATGCCCCAGATACACTTGAAGTTGTCGATAAACCCAACGAGCCACACATCATTACATCTAATACTAACATCACGCATGTTATCAAAGGAGTGAGCGTTGACAGCGATACGGTTGCTATAGTTGTTAATCCTGTCAACTCGATAGTCTATATCTAATGAATACAGTATATGTGAATGATACCGACCGCTCGGTATCACTAACGGTCCCGGTAACCCCAAATATAGGAACAATGGATGTTACTGTTTCGAAGAATGGCGCGGTAGTAGAAGTAATAGATACTGTCACCGCCGATGGAAACACATACTCGTTTGACCTACCATTCTCACTATGTCAATCAGACAATGAATATGACATAAACTGGAAGTTCTCCTACGACGAGAACTCATTGACCTATGATTACGACAACACCACGCAGGTAGAAGTTGTCACGCCGATACTACCATTGGCTACCATCGGTAGCATTCTTGGGGATGACTTGAATACCCCCGAGCACACACGAACAGCCGAGGCCGCCGTAAGGACAATAATTCAGGCGCATACTGGACAGAAGTTCGGGTATTCCAAAAACAAGACCATTGTTGTTGAGGGTCATGCTGAGAGAGCATTGAGACTACCGGAGAGGCTTATCGCCCTCAGCGGTCTATCTACGTTGACAGCACAACTCGATATACGAGCAGCGATTATCACGAGCGACGGCTGGTACTTGAAGAAGAGTTGGTCCGATAGCGTATTCGATATCGAGAACGATTCTCTGTATTGGTCAGGTGCTGATTACAACTTCGACAACCCGGCCCCTGGTCAGCCAGGCTACGAGAAGCCCAGCCACGGCCCCATCATTGACGCTCCTAGAATCCGTGTCTCGCCTACCAGATGGAGGGATGACTACCCATTCTCCATCACCGGAGATTGGGGCTACAAGTCGGTCCCGGTAGATGTTCAAGAGGCTGCTAAACTACTTATCAATGATTATGCATGCTCTGAAATAGCGTATAGAGACAGGTACCTTGAATCTATCAAGGCATCCGATTGGAGATTGCAGTTCTCTAGTAGGGCTTGGGAATACACCGGCAATGTCCGAGCAGACCAACTCCTAGCCCAATACGTCTTATTGAATTGGGCGGTAGTGTAATGGTTGTCTGCCTCACGGGTGCTAGATTCAACATGAAGGCAGACATTCTACGCCAAGGATACGACGTTGATGGTGACTTCGATACTACCGATACTGACGGTGAATGGGCGATGCAGCAAGACCCTGACACTGGTGAATTCATTAGGAAGTGGCAGCCCAATCCGTCTAGTCCAAACGCGCCGGTAGATACTCCATCCCTAGAGACATTCTCCTGTATAGCGCGAGGTATCACCAACGGTGGACTACGTACCCAAGGTGCTAGTGAATACTTCGGAAAGTTGTATGAGGATACCGACTACGTACAGATGACCTTTGGAGCCAATGTAAAGGTCGGTAGGCGAGATAGAATAACTAATATCCGTGATGCGTCTGGCAATATAGTCTGGGTGGAAGAAGAGGCCGATGGTCGCCCGCCCACAGTATTCAATGTGAATGGTGTCATTCCGGTGTTGGACCCGTTCGGCAAGCACATAGAGTCCTTTGCGCTTTTGGAGAGGGCTGAGAGTCAGTGAGCGGCGCTATAGAAATCAACGCAGACACGTCTGGTATCTCCGCATTCGCTGGCGGTATGTCAGGCATGTTGACCGCAGTTACCACTACGGCCTTCAAGAGTAATTTCTTGGGCAACGCCATGAACCAGGTAAGGAAAGAGTTCATGATTAGCGCAGAGGCCAACAGAGACCACTTGAAGCATGTGTTTGAGTGGGGCGACGAGCAGGGTCAGGTAGGCACCAGGCCGCTGTTCGCAGTTACTAAGAATGGCTCAGGTTCACGACGATATATGTCGTTCAGATTCCTGGACTCTACCAAGCAGGTTCCGTTCCCAGATGAAGGTAGATATGGATTCACTTTGAACGGCAATATGAAGCCACACGTATTCAGGAAGAAAGCACTCGTTATGGAAACGCAGAGCGAGGTAGTGATATCCCCGAGACCAGACAACAAGAAGGGTTTGTTCATCCCATGGGAGCAGGCCGATAAAGGCTATATCATGATTAAAGGCTCTACTGTGATTAATCCTGGCGGTACATCTACCGGCAAGTTCTCAGAATTCTGGGAAGAGTGGTTCAGAACCGAGGCACCTAGAATCATGGCTGCCAAGGCCAAGGCCGCTGAGGAAGTTCTAGCCGCTACCGGGCAGAAGGTCATCAGATATGCTGCCGGTACAGTAAGGGGTGGCGTCAAGGTCGGTGGTAGGTTTGCCAAGGGAGAGAGCGCATCCTTCGCATATGTTAATGCAGAGAGACTTGCTGAGGGCTTGGTCGAAGCCGAGATGAAGTCAGCATTCCGAGACAATGAACCGGCGTTCGCTGACGACCTATACTTATATGATGATGGTGATGATTACTGATGTATGAAGGTCATACTGCAATATATGCTCTCAACTCCTATGTGTGGAAGTTGATTGAGACTAACCTCGGATGGTCCAAGTCCGACTATAGCGGCGCGGTACCTATTATCCCGAGTTCACAACAGCCTGAATTGATGAATACCAAGAAGCCATTCCTGGTATACGGTAGTGCCGGTCAGCCTTTCGGAAATCTATACGTACAGAGAAGAGATTCAGTCTCATACAACATCTATGGCCAAACGGCCAAGGAAGTAAATGATGTGGTCGCACTTATCGCTGATGCTTTCGAGACCCAAGACCAAGCCGCAGACTATGTGAATCAATGGTTGACCACTGAGCGCAACGCGACCGGTAGAGATAGAGGTATCTCCTTCCTATCTGTTAGACCAATCATGAGCGGTAGAGCCACAGCAGCAGCCGATGAAGGCGGATTGGTATCAGCCTATTGTATGGTGGAGATAAAGTATGTCTCGGAGAACAATGCTGTGACCACAGGGTTCACATATACTTCCTGAATTTTGCGTTAGGACGACTTAAATGATAGTATTAAAGTCGAGGAAGTGCTAAACAAATTCTTTGTTACGGAGGTGACATAACTTATGAATAACAAGCAGAACATTATTGTTGGTGCGGCATCTATTTACATTGGTAACAACTCTGTAAACACGACTGTTGCAGCATCACAGAAGCCTGCTTTCGTCGCTAATACGTCTTACCGTACAACTCTAGAGGGTACGGCTTGGAACTCCGCTTCTACTGACCCGACTACAGCAGCATTCTGGCAGGGTACTGGATATACTCAGGACGGCCTAGAGATTGCTTACGAGCCAGACTTCGGTGACGTTGAAGTTGACCAGTTGCTCGACTCCGCATTGGTATTCAAGCAGAGCATGAAGGTGTCCTTGAACACCACATTGGCCGAGGCCACGCTTTACAACTTGATGCTATCTTGGGGTCAGGCTGGTGCTACGCTTACCTCGTCTGCATCTGATGCAGAACTTGTGATGCAAGGCGGTAGTTTGGGAGATGCTCCAATCGAGCGTTCCCTAATTGCTGTTGGTAACGGTGTATACGGTCGAAACACACAGAGTGCTGGTGCTACTGTTTATGCAGAGCGTACCTACCATGCATATCGAGTTCTACAGGTTGAGTCCTCAACCCACTCTATGAAGAGGAATGAGAACACCGGTATTCCGGTATCCTTCCGTGCGCTTCCGGCTGACGACGGTAACTACGGTAAGGTCAAGGACCGCCAGAGAACGTGGTAATATAGTTTAGTACGTAGACAAACCCCCGGTAGAGATACCGGGGGTTTGTTGTATAACTTGCAAGATAACCACTCACCCATTATAATTACACTATGACATACAGGAGGAACAATGGCGTCTGAGGTATTTACTACCGAGAATATAAGGCTTCTTGATGGGGAAGAGGTTGAACTACGACCGCTTCCCATTTCCAAGTTGCGTAAGTTTATGAGATTGTGGACAGAGCATGCTACAGCAATGGCAAACGAGTTGAATGCTACTAGAGATTCAGAGGATGAGGAACTAGACCAAGCAGCCATGACGGACAGGCAGTTCGACACATACATCAAGTTGTGTGCGATTGGCTTGGAGTCTCAGTTGAAGGGTGACCAGACTGAGAAACAGTATATTACACAATTAGAAGATGTGCTCGATGAGCAGACCATCTACAAGATTCTAGAGGTCACTGGTGGATTGAAGTTGAATGATTCCCCAAATCAGAGTCCGGCGATGATGCCGGAAATGGGTGGGATGAACTAGATTTAGCACCGCTTCTGGCGGATGTATTCCATCAAGGACCATGGAAAAATATAAAGGAAATGGAGGACTGTCTAACTCTTGAAGAAGTGTATCTGCTATCCGATGCAGTATATCGAGCAGAGCACAGACGCAACAAGTTTGCCGCTGCGTTGAAGGGCATCTCTTTGGATGAACCAAATGATAGGTTCGAAGAGGTAGAGAAGAAAGCGCAGGCGGCACTTGCGGGTCAGAGTGAAGAGGAATTCGTATTCGGCATGATTGGCATTGAAGTCGATTCGAATGAAGATGATTAATGCAAAATATAGACGTTAGGTTCAACGCATCTAGTAACTTCTCCAAAGTAAGGGCAGACCTTGCCGGGTTGGAGGCACAGGCTGGTGCGTTGAACAAGGTTCTCACTGGTGGTGCCTATGCCAAGCCACCGCAGTTGGTGCGTCCAGAAACATGGAATCAGGCATCGGCTGCGGTGAATACCGCCAGCCGTACGTTCCGTGATGCGTTGTCCTCATCGGGCAAGTTCACCACACAGCAGATTCGTGCTACGTCAGAGGCCGAGAGATACACTCAGGCAATTCAGAAGCAGAAGTTGAGCCTGGGTGAGATGATTAAGCACCAGGGTATTCTAAAGCAGGTATATCAGGACCAACTTAGAATGCAGAAGATGAGTGCCCAATATTGGGGTACTGACACGCAGGGTCGAGCAGTAACAGATATTACGATGCCGACCAGAGTTCCTCAGGAACTAGATACCTGGCAGAGAAGAATGGGATTCTTCGGCTCGTTGACAAAGAGCGCCGGTAAGGAAATCGTTAACCTCGGTAAGAACATTCAGTGGTCTGGTCGCCAACTTACCGTAGGTCTAACCTACCCGATGATATTGTTCGGTGCCGCCGCCGGTAAGGTAGCATATGATACCGAAAAAGGCTTTGCCAACATCAACAAGGTATACGACCTATCTGCTAAGTCATTGACCTCGCAGGCGGCTAAGGAGCAAGAACTTGGTCAACTAAGGTCAAGGTCATTGGCCATGGCGACCACGGCAGCCCAACAGTATGGTTCTACTTTGAATTCTACATTGAAGGTTGAGAAGGAATTGGCTGCTACTGGTCTACGAGGTAACCAACTTCTTGGAACCACTCAGCAGGTTCAGCGCATCTCCACTCTTGGTGATATGGACCCGCAGCAGACCACCCAGATGGTCGTTGCTCTACAGAACACGATGTTGAAGGGTGACAAATCAACCAAGCATTTGGCTGACACCCTAAACTATTTGAACGCTACTGCAAACGCAACCTCTCTTGACTTACAGGACATTGCAGAGTCTGTTCCTCGTGCTGCATCAGCATTTCATTCCCTGGGTGGTACGACCAAGGACTTGGCAACAATCCTTGTCGCTATGCGCGAATCCGGTGTTGAGGCAGCACAGGGTGCTAACGCTATCAAGTCTGCATCTACTCGTATTATCAATCCTGTTAAGAAGGCTATTGACATCTATGACCAGTATGGTATTGATATTCAGAAGATTTCCAAGGAGTCCAATGGTAACCTATTTGAATTTCTTAAGAAACTAGGTGTAGAGCAACAGAAGATAGTTGGTCCTACCAAGAAGCAAACAGCCTACTTACGAGCACAAGGTATCGCCGCCCTATCCGGAACTTATCAGTACAACCGTTTGAACGCTGCGCTTGTTAATATAACCGATGCATATGGTGGCGTCAATAATCAGGCATCCAAGGCGATAGAATTGGGAAAGAGGTCTCCTGCAGAATTGGCTAAGATTGCTAAGGCTTCTCAAGATGAGATGATGAATAACCCTGCCGGTAAGTTGCGTCAAGAATGGGCTGCCCTACAGATTGAACTTTCAAAGATGGGTGTGCCATTCCTAAAGGCTGGTGCGGATATCCTGTCGGTATTTACCAAGATTACTAAGGCATTCAACAATATGCCGGGTTGGATTAAGAAGATAGCACTATTCGGTGCCGCTGGTCTTGCTCTTGCAGGTCCGCTTGTCATGCTTTCCGGTTTGGTCATGAACCTATTTGGACAGTTCTTTACTGGTATCGGTACTATTGCCACTATGGTTGCTCAATTCAAGCAATTGTCAGCAACATGGGGCGAGGCTGGAACCATAGGACAGAGACTTGCTGGTGTTGGACAGATTATCACGAAGCAGGAGCGTGCCGCCGCTCTAACTGCTGAACAGCAGAATAAAGCATACGCTACCCAGAAGGCTGAGATTGCCAGTCTCGCAGAAGAGGTAGCGGTATTGACGGCAGCATACGAGCGCGCCACTATCGCTGCGCAGGCCCAGATGGAAGTCATTGGTCAAATTCCATCATCAGCATCACCAGCATTCATTGGTCCAAAAACACAAGTGCTGGCTGGTCACCCGCTCACTTCTGCAGAACAGACTGCTGCTGCGTCTATTCCTACATATATACAAGGTCCGAATGGAAGAATGGCTGGTAGTCTTACCGAGGCCGCTAGATTGGAGCGAATTCAGGCGCAGGTCGCAGCCGATGAGAAGGCTGCTGCGGCTGCTGCGGAAGCGGCTGCTGCTGCAAACACGAAGAATAGTACGGCGTTAAAGACTGCCGGTGTAGCATCGGCAGCCATGGCAGCATCTATGGTATTAATGATGGCTCCGGTAGGTCATGTAGGTCAAGAGATTGGTAAATGGGGCCTTATCGGAACTATGGCAGTACCTGCCCTTAAGACCGCTATTGGTCTTGGAAATAGGATGGTATCCAGTGTTAGCGCCATTGTCGCAAGAACCATAGCTGCTGCTGAGGGAACGTCATTGCTTACCACTGGTATGGCGGCTGCACGAGCAGGCGCGATAGGATTCGGAGTGGCACTTAATGAGGCATTAGGCCCAATTGGTTGGATAGCTCTTGGTCTTACCGCCGCCGCTGGTATATTCATGGCAATAAAGCATCATAATGATGAAATATCCAAGCAGCAGAAGGAACTACTCGATGCACAGTTGAAAGCAAATGATGCTTTGAACAATTCTGCCGCAAAGTTTGCTGAATATATGGGTAAGGCAGCCGGTAGCTATCAGCAGATTACACAGACCAGTCCAGGAGTGGCAGGTATCGGTATTGGTGGAGTATCTGCCAACATGAAAGCCTATGATTACTATAAGAATAATGATGAGGGTAAGAAGGCCACAGCAGGATTCAAGGATGCTGGCGGTAATATTCTAGGTACAGACCTACTTATTGATAAGGCTCGTCAAGAGTTCATTGACCTACAGGTTGTTGGTAAGCAAACTGCCAAGCAAGCATCTGGAAACCTCGTTGCTATGTTGGAGGCGGTGGGTTTGGGTGCTCGTCAAGCTCAGACCATCGTTGACAACGTTTACAAGCATTATGGCGACCTATCCAAGATGGATTGGTCTAAGCCTATTCAGGACCAGATTAAGACTTTGAAGGATACCGCTGGAAAAGGAATCCTGAATTCGGAATATAATACTACTGCTGGATTTACAGATTATACAGTAAATGACTCGCAAGTAAAGTTGGTTGAACAACAGGCTGCTAAATCCGCCCAGGTATTCAATCAGGCTATTGCCAATGCGGCTTCTCCGCAGAAGGCCCATCAATATATCAAGGCATATATGGATGCTGCTCTAGAAGAATGGAATAAAGGTTATAAGGCTATTTTGAATGCACAGGGTGGTGGAACCGACCGCGCCCGCGCGGTGTTTACCAAGTATGGTATTGATTCTGGTAAGGCATTCTCCACAGCATGGGCAAAGAATGCAGACTTCCGCAAAGATTTGAACAATCTCATTGGTAGCACTGGAATTGTTGGATATGGAGAGTATATTAAGCAGGCTACCCTGGCTGGAAAGACATGGGAGAATGCGATGATTAAGCCCCTTGCCAAGGATTCTAATTATTTGAGTGACTCTATTAATAGCGTTGTCGATGCTCTTATAGAGTTTAATAAGCAGGGTGTTGGTGTGACTAATAAGCAGGCTGCCAACTTCATCAAGAATTCCCCACAGTATCAAGAGGTAATGGATTTGCAGCGAGAGCTTGCGAATATCCACGTGACAGACAAGGGTGTTGGTCTTGACCGTATCTCAGCCATGACTACCGAGTTGAACAAGAAGTCCAAGTCTTTGACCGTTACTATTAATGGTCTTAACAAGAAGTTCGGATTCGAACAGGGTCAGACTGCTATGCAAGCGCTACAGAATTTGATGAATGGCGTTAAGGCCAAGACTGATAGTGCTGATAATTCTGTAAAGAAATTGGATAATGATTTGAGTGCGGTGCCGAGTTCAAAGAATATCAGTATTGGTATTACTAGTGATAGCGTGCCAAGTATTGTTAAGACAGCTATGTCTGGTGTACAGGGTGAAATGGCAAGTTCCGCACTTGCATCGTTCAATGCTTCATGGGATTCTAAAGAGGCTGCTACACAAGCATATTGGCAGAAGCGTCAACAGCATGCTCAAAATGCTGCTCAGGATGCTCAGGATAGATTACAGGCTAAGTTCGATAAGCGTCAAGATAAGATTACCAAGGCATATCAGAAGAGAATCGACGCGGTAAATAAAGAAATCAAATCTGAGCAGGATGCCGATGACAAGCGCGAAGCTATGTATGAGGCCGAGAAGAATAGACTACAGCATTTGGCAGATATGCAGAATGATAATATTGATTTTCAGACAGCTATTACTGAGGGTCGTCTAGACGACGCCGCCAAGATTCAAAATAATGCTGGCGCAAAGAACGCCGCCTACCAGATGGATAAGGAACAGGCTGCTGCCGAGCAGAGAACCAAGGACACGGTAGATAGGCTAGAGAAGAAGAACGACAAGCTAGAGAAGCAGCGCGATAAGGAATTGAAGCAGCTTGAAAAGATGGAGGACCGTCAGAAGAAGCATCTTGACCGTATGCAGCAGGCCCGCGAGGCAGCGTTGGAGAGGGCATCCAATGCTGATATGGCTGCCCAGAAGAAGCAGAGGGATTATGAAGAAGCAATGCTTAATCAGCGTCTGGACCTATTCAAGTCATATACCGCTCGTAATCAATCAGACCTAGAGGCTTGGATGAAGAAGGTTGGATTGTCTTATGATGATTTCGGTGTTGATGTTAAGGCTAAGGGTGAGAAATGGTCTAAGTATTTCCGCACTGAGCTTTCAGAGCAGATTCGCAAGGCTGGTACGGACGTAGCCAATGATGCCATTTGGTCAGAAATTGGTCCCAAGATGGCAGGTCAGATTCTAAAGGGAATTGGATTTAAGGGAATGGCAGATTTTAAGAGGTTTGTCAATACTGGTAAGATGTCTGGTGGTGGTACTGGTGGAGCAGAAACTCATCACACTGGTGGTGTCGTTGGTTCCGGTTCCGGTAGCCGAGGTAATGTCCCTAATTCATTCAAGGGTCTACATCGTTCTGAACAGATGGTACGCGCCCAGAAGGGTGAATACATCGTAAACAAGGATGCTTCAAAGAAGCATGGTTCTCTTCTAAGCGCAATTAATAGTGGTATGTTCGGATATGATAGAGGAAATAACTTCGGCACAGGTGGTTTAGCTGCCGCAGAGACCCAGACCAGAATATATCCTGGTGTTGCAGGATTAATATCTGGTATTACCGCCAATATGTATAAGGCCGGTGTAGAGAAGGGTGTTGATACTGGATACACTAAGGCTGTCAAGTATTGGGCAAAGAAGGCGGCAGCCATGTATTCAGGTGCTCCTGGTGTTTATGGTGGGATGCGTTGGGATAAGACTCAGATGCAGAACGCAGCTAAGATTGCCTCTATTGGTTCCGCAATGCATATGGGCAAGCGTGACATTGAGATTGCTATCATGACAGCTATGGATGAGTCAAGTTTACGCAATCTTACCGGAGGTGACCGAGATTCCGCCGGTCTGTTCCAGCAGCGCCCATCACAAGGATGGGGTACGTTTGCTCAGGTAACGAATCCAGATTATGCCGCTCGTACATTCTATTCTCACCTTAGGAATGTTGGAAATAGAGGAAGCATGAGCCCTTGGATGGCTGCACAAACTGTACAGCGCTCCGGTACTCCTGATGGTAGTAACTACGAGAGATTCTGGGGTTCTGCTGAGGCTGTATTCAATGCTCTAAAGTCATCAGGTGGCGGTGGAGGATATATTCCTGGTACTGGTAAGAAGCATCGCCCGGTAAATGGTGGAACAATCACACAAGGTCTACACGATGTATATACAGGATATGGTGCTGTTGACATTGGCGTCCCGGTAGGAAGCAAGGTATATGCTGTTAATGATGGTAAGATTACATTATCTACTGACCTACCGGGTTCCGGTAATGGTGGATACCGCTCGTATGGTCGCTATATCAAGTTAAAGACAGATTCTGGACCAGAAGTTTTATACGCTCACCTTTCCAGAAGGAGTGTATCTACTGGTACTAATGTTGCTGGTGGAGCAGTTATTGGTTATTCAGGTAATACTGGTAATTCTACCGGACCGCACCTTCACTTTGGAGCAAGTAATAACAATCCTTGGGCGTGGTTGCGCCAGGGCGGAACAATTAGATATGATAACACCCCAGCCATATTGCACAAGGGCGAGACAGTGTTAACTGATGCTCTTACTCAACAATTTAAGAAGAATGTTGCATCAGGGGGCGGTGACTCATATACTATTACTGTTGACCTTCGTGGCGCTGTTATCAAGGATGAGTTTGATTTCAAGAAGGCCGTCAACAGCGTTATTGATGAGCGCGAAGGCAGATTGGGTAGAAAGAGGGTTATTAGGTAATGGCAGCAGATTGGACCGCTAACGCGATAATGTCATGGAACGGTAATATGATTACTGACCATGGCCGTCAATCTTTGAGCGAGAGTGTTGAGAGAATCGGCACCGATAAGCGTATGGCTGATGGTACGCTGCGCAGGCAGTTCATAGGTCTTAAGCGCACCTGGCAGGCACAGTGGGATAATCTACCCTCTACCAACAGGATTGCAACAGGATATAAGACCGCCGATGGTAACTGGTCTGGTGAGCAGATTGAATCCTTCTACCGCACTACCAGTGGCGTATTCAGACTGGTACTCAGGCGCGGTAGTGCTAAGGGCAAGGCCGTACCGGCTGGGGCCTCCACACCAGGAGTTCCGTATTCTGATAATGATTTCTACGCTGTTGACGTAATGTTTACAGACTTCTCCAAAGAGACCGTGAAGCGTGGCACGGTAGACCTTTGGAATATGTCAGTGACTATGGAAGAAGTATAATGAAGTCAGTTGCTACAGCCACACGCGACACCATTACAAACGACTACGTAAACGAACTGTCTTTGGTGGTCGAGGGCGAGTGGAAGAACAATCGCTTCTATCGTACCGCCGTCGATAATACTCCATCTGAGGACACCGATGGGTATGATGTAGAACTATTTCCCATTGAATCCATATCCATGAGTAACAGGCCGACCTCCGGTATCAATAAGGGTGTGGTCAATCAGGCTCGTGTAGAGCCAGAACTACATAGTGTCGTGCCAACATCACGATACTATCTATCATCTACCTCTGACGTATACAAGTATTGGCAGTCACCATATCCCTCAGCCACCGCAGCACCGTATGCGATGACCGGGTGCGCTCCACAGGTAACGTATTGTGAGGATAATACCGATACCGAGCCGACTCCGATTGTGGTGTCCGCGAACAAGATTCACTTCACTGTAGAGACCAGTTGGTGCCGCCCGGTAGATTATGATATCCAGGTAATGTATACCACTACAGATACATGGCACACTGTTGCATCCGATATACCGGTTCCAGATTCTGGTCTTGTAGAGATATGGTATAACGGTTCAACATGGAGCGCGACTAAGGTTCTAGATAAGAGCACCACGCTGTGCGCGGTAAGACTAGTCATCAACAATATGAACAAGTATGGATACTTCAATCTTATCGAACTAGGTGCCGCCATTGAGTTGGACTTGTCCAAGGACACTGTGAATTTACAGGATAACTTCAACATGGGTGACCCAGACTTCATTTCACCGCTCGGTAATATATCATCTAATACTGGCTCATTGGCGCTATTCAATGACACTAGGATATACGACAACGAGAACCCAGATTCTGCACTCTATGGCATTTTGGACCGAGGTGCAACCATAAGGGCGTGGTATGACTACGATGGTGATAAGGTCCAAGAGATAGAGATGGTTTCTGATACCTGGAAGGAAGATGACGATGCGACCGTCACGGTCTCGTTGATAGACAATTCAAAGTTCCTACAGGACACCACGCCACCGGTAGTCCTTTACCGTAACCTATCTGTACAGGAGATAGTATGGAGACTATGTGACATTATCGGATTCAACAAGTATGAAGTAACTCCAATAGATGAGTCTATAGCCACACCATCCATTGTAGATATATTCTGGACCGATGGACAGAAGTCTGCATGGGACACATTCAGCGAGTTGGCTAGAGCAACTCAAACGGCCATATACTTCGACTCCTTTGGTGTGTTGCAGGTAAAGACCAGATATGCTGCATGGGATGATACCAAGAGTGAGGATTACTCATTCTACAAGGATACCGTCGCCGGTAGTCAACTAGCCAATATGGTCAGCCTTACCAATAACTCAGAATATGAAGCCAACAAGGTAACGGTAAACTGGAAGCCTACCGGGTTCGACCCGAGAATAGGATGGATTACACCATACAAGGTGGTATGGAAGCCGGATAACGATGTGGTCATCCGTACGTCAGAATTGGTCGGTAGCCTTACGAATCAGGACTATATCAAGTTGAGTGCAAAGGATGGGGCCACCTGGCCATGGAAGGGTATGTGTCAGATTGATGGAGAGTGGATTTCCTATGAGGGCAAGCAGTACGGGTATTACGACTCTACTCGTATCAAGAAATGGACGTATGTGAATAGTTATGCTGCGCAGAAGAAGTTGGATGCTCAATCGCCACCGGAATTGAAGCATCTCAATGGATATAATGGTAAGTTGAAGATTACCGAGCGCGGGGCATACAACACCGACACTACCAATCACGTTGTGGGGATATCACCAGTTTGGAACAAGGGCGTTCAGGTCAACTACGGCCCGACCGTCAATACCTCCAAGTATTTCAGATACAACAAAGGTCAGTCCAGCATTACTATACAGAATCCTGGTAACAGCGGAATCAACAGGTACAGATATCTACATCGCGGTAACCCTGTAGACCAAGGATATAGGTGGATTGGTACTAGGTTGAAGATTGACGCAACCTCACATTCGGATAAGGTCGGCGGTATCTTCTTCAACTCTGATACTAGTCTCGGAGTTGGATACTTCATAGAAGTGACGGCATCGGTTAAGGTCAACGGTAAGAAGAAGAGTACCAAGAACGAACTAATGCTCTACTCTATGGACGGGGCCGGTAACAAGAAAGTATTCGGTGGAGAGACCGTTGTAACCAAGCATACCCATAAGGGTAAGGGTAAGAAGTCAAACAAGAAGAGGATTACCAAGACCAAGACTGATATCGGCGTAAGCCTCGCGGTGCCACAGAACAGGTACATTGATATTGATATCGTGTACAGTCCCGGTGGGGCGGGTGCTGCGGATAATATCCAGGTCTGGGCTAACGGAACCTTTAGATTCAACGCAACAATACCAGCGGGCACCTGGAAGCACGCCAGCGGGGCTCGTTTCGGTCTGTACGCGCGCGGTAGTTCATCAGTCACATTCGACTATGCATACGCTATCTCCAATACAGCAATCTCTATTCCTACATTAACAAGGTACTTTGATGCCATCGAGAACGATTGGCAGAGCACTATGATTAGGGATATGATATACGAGACCAGGAAGGTCAGGAAGAAGGTCAGGAAGAAGAACAAGAAGGTATTGCAGAAATACAACTTGAGAATATTTGATGACTTTGGGCCGATGGTACATGAGATTAGGAAGTTCGATGTCACATTCTCTGATGAGACCATAGCCTCGATACAGGCTAAGTTGTATTCTTCCAACCAGGGTGCAGCACCGTTCGGATTCTGGTATGACCCCAAGCATGCTCACTTTATGATTGCTAATACTTCCAAGAGGAACCTTGTTCTCAGTGGTGATGATAATACTACCGGCTCGACGGTGAACCAGAAGTTGTTCGTATACGGACGCCCGGTAGTACAACAGGAAGCCCAAACCATCGTAAAGAATGATGAATGGGCACAGAACAGAAGAGGTATCATTGATATAGAGTTTGAATCTGATTGGATTCAGAACCAATCCGAGGCCAATGCCCTATCGGATTGGATGACTACCCACTGGTCTAGAAGTGATACATCTTTGGACGTTGAAGTGTTCGGCAACCCGATGATAGAACTCTGTGATGTGGTTCATGTGAAGTGGGACGACATAGACGATAAATTCTATGTGATTGCAATATCCAATACCTTCGATTCTGGACTTACTACCTCGCTTACGCTCAGGAAGGTCTGACTAACAGAAGTTGCATAATTAACATACTTCGGTATAATTGAGGTATGAGTGTAGACAACTGGTTGGAATTTGACGAAGGTCAGGAGATGCCACCGGATTTGTCCGGCGTCCGCTATCGAGATACTGATGGTGCTGGCGAGGACGTTGAATTCACAGAGGATGACTTCGTTGATTATGAGGACGATGCCGCGCCCGGTAGCGGGTTCGTTGAAGATGAACTTGACCCACCCTCATCTATGGAGGTTGTCTCACAGACCGTCAGAACAGGACCGGACGGTAACCAGGTAGTTGATGTGGTTATTGATGTCGAAGATATCGACGGAGCAATCAACTACGAGTTCAGGATTACTAAAGCATGATAACAGCAAATGGTAGAACGTTCATCAAGAACTATCTAGCCGGACAGGCGGGGTCTGTGGCCGGTTCTATTGCTGTTGGCATCGGCGCTGCGGCAGCAACACTGAATGATTCTAAATTGCAGTTTGAGTTCGCTCGCTGCCCGGTAGATACCATTGCCTACGACTTCACCACCGACTCTATCATATATAAGGGCTCTTTGGACGAGACCATCGGCGGTAAGATTTATGAGGTCGCCCTATACTCTGATGATGTCAATGCCACAGACCTATCCAGTATCATGATTACGTCATTTGACTCTGATGATGAGGATTGGGACACCGGCACCTGGGATTCATCTGTCAGTAGGATTGGTAACGATTCCTTGAAGCATACCCCAGCCGCATCCGCTACCAGCGCGTCGGTATTGGGCGGTCTATTGGTCAACTTTGAGGATTATTCATCATCTGACGTATTTACGCTCGCATTCAATGTTGACAATGCGAACTGCGCTAGCATCGCCGTAAGGTTCAGGACTGACTCTGCTAATTACTATGAGTATGTGATATCCAACCCTAGTGTTAGTTACCAATTCGTTACATTTGCCAAGGGTGCGTTCACCGTCACCGGCACACCGGATTGGGGAGATATCAACGAGATTGAGATTAGAACCACAGCCAAGGCTGCCGGGTCGGCGTCGGTAGAGTTCGAAGGGCTTCGTCTAGAAGATGTAGATGGACCATCTCCGACGTACGGACTACTTGCAAGGTTCGTACCTAGTGTACCTGTTCTCAAGACCGAGGGGTTCGTCCAGGACATAGAATATGCTTTGGCGGTTAATATCTAATGGCTAGATTATTGATACCGGACCTGCAGCCGGGTACACAGTTCTACGTGCAGGTCCGCGCGGTAGATAGAGACTCAGCATCCGAGTTCAGTCGTAAGTTCTCATTCGTTACCACAAGTGATAATACTCCACCGGACACCATCACATGGGCATCATCTGATGCGTGGGTCGTCAGTGGAGATGCATTCGTTGCCACCTGGCAGGCCATTGATACGTCTCTACCTCAGAACATGGACTTCGACCATTATGAACTAGAGGTTGGTAATGGTGTAAGAACATCTGTCGTATTGACCAATAATACATCATTCACACTGACGTTCGAACAGAATCAGATTTACTTCGGTACCCCATCTGCAACGGTGACTGCGCGCGTGCGCTCGGTAGACCGTGTTGGTAATGTATCCGCGTGGAATACGCTTCTCAGCGCTACCAACCCGGCCCCGGCACCAGTCAACTCCATTTCTACGAATCCACTATATGACTCTATTCAGGTCTCATGGGACGCCGGTACTCTACCGGACGACTTCTCATCGTTCCTATTGCAAGTGTCAACTACCTCCGCATCGGCTGGATTCTCCACCGTATACAATGGTGCTGACCCGACATTCACCCATCCGACTACACAGTATGTCACCAACCACTGGTTCAAGGTATTCGTACGAGATAAGTTCGGTAGTTTGTCATCTGGTGTCACATCGAGCGCGGTAAAGCCTAAGAACGCATACTCTGTAGACTCTACCGCTCCTAATGCTCCTACGAGTGTAACAGCATCAACCTCATATAACGCTACCAGGCAGGAGTCATATATTGATGTGTCATGGCCAGCCATTTCCAACCCGGAAAATGACCTGGCTGCATATGTCATCAGATACAGCAATTCTACTTCTGGACCATGGAACTATGTAAAGGTAGATAAGGACACCCTTACTGCAAGATTGACCGTTACTCCTGGACAGCCGTACTATGTCGGAGTAAGGACGGAGGACTGGTCTGCTAACAAGTCAGCCTATGTCAATGCAGGAACATACCCGATTACGAGTGCTGTGGATACCGCCGCACCATCTACTCCTACCGGGTTGGCTGTGGCTGCGTCGAATGTGCTCGGAACCAACTTTGTTGCGACGTGGAATGCCAACACTGAGAACGACTTCAAGGAATATGAACTTGGTATCGTATATTCTGGTGGAACAGAAGTATTCTATAGAACTACTGCTAGGCGATTCGATTTCACGCTCGACCAGAACAAGTCTGCGTTTACCACACCGCGCCCGGTACTCAATTTCAGGGTACGCGCATGGGATGACAATGGTAATGTAAGTTCATTCACGTCCGTAGTAACAGGGGCTATCGCTGCCCCTGCCGCCCCAACGGCATTGTCTGGCGTTACCGGAGCGAACTCAATTCAGACATCATGGACACCATCTGCATCAACTACTGTAATCGGATATAACGTATATCAGGGAACTGCAGCCAATCCGACCACGCTCGTAGGATTCTCCAATACCACCTATTATGTGGTCACGGTATCCACCACTGTTGGACAATACTTCACAGTCAAGGCCGTAGACGCATTCGGACAAGAGTCTGTCGCGCTCAGTGGCGGGCCATATTCTGCAACCAATCCATTCCTGGTAGACACTACCCCGCCAGCCGTTCCAACGTCTTTGGCCGCTACGCTTTCAAACAACACTAATGGTGTAGGTCAAAGAGCATCTGTCACATGGGCTAATGGAGCCGAGACCGACCGCGCCGGTATTGAATTGAGTTTCAAGAGACATTCCGATACCGTATGGACATCAGTATTCTATGGTAAAGACGCTACCAGCGCGATTGTAGACCTATCGTACGCATATACTGCATATGACTTTAGAATCAGAGCATTCGATAACAGCGGAAACTTCTCAGCATGGTCAGCAACATTGGCCAAGGGCGCTATCGCCAACGTTGCTCCGAGTAACGTTACAGGGTTGTCTGCTGTATCCACCACCAACTCTATCACCTACACCTGGACTCTGGTAGCAGATGCAGATGTCAGTAACTATGAATTGACATTCTCAACATCTTCCACATTCGCATCAGGCAATATCACCTATTACTCTGGTAATTCTAATACCATAACAGTATCTGGATTGTCTCCTGATACTACGTACTACGCGCGCGTGCGCGCGGTAGATTCTGCAGGTCTTACCTCAGCCGCATGGTCTGGAACAGCCATAAAGGCTACAAGCCCATATAGTAGTGGACTTAGCGATGGTGTCGCCCCGGCATCATCACCGGCACCGTCCGTGCTTGGTGGGATAGGATATCTATTCGTGTCATGGGCACCGGTAACCAATAACGACCCGGTAACCTATGAAGTCCATATCTCAACCATCTCAGGATTCACTCCTACGAGTGGTACCAAGGTTGCCGAGATAAGCGGAACTATTATTAGTTTGGAGAAAGACGCAGCCGGTACTGCCCTGGCCTATGGTACTACATATTATGTCAAGACCATTGCTAAGGACGTAGATGGTGCTGCCACGGCCAGCAGTCAAGGTTCAGGTCAGATATCCAAGGCTGATACCGCCGATATTGCTGTCGGAGCAATTACAGCATCGTCCGCGATTATTGCCAACGCAGCCGTAACGAGTGCTAATATTCAAGATGCTGCAATCACTACGGCCAAGATTGATAATTTGGCTGTAACTAACGCTCAGATTGCAGATGCTACCATAACAAATGCTAAGATTGCAGATTTGTCTGTATCCAAGTTGACTGCCGGTACAGTCGGTAGTGGCGTCGGTATCACCATGGCCGCAGGTTCATCCATTCTTCTCAATGGCGGCTCGGTATATTCCAACACCTATTCTACCAGCGGCGGTACATCAGGATTCAGCCTTAGTGATTCCGGCCTCATCATCAGGAGCGGTGATATCTCTGCAGCCGCATTGACGACCGGTACCATCTCTGGCACCAATACTATTACTCTTTCAGGTTCCAATGCCAAGATTGTCGCCGGTAGCTGGTCACTCAGTGGTGATGGTCTAACGATTCCTAATGGTGCTATTACAGCTTCCAAGTTGAATATCACCATAGGTGGAGATAACTTGATATCTGGCTCTAACTGGTCGAACGGACAGACCAATGGCTGGGGCGCGACGAGCGGCACGCTGTCTATTTCATCTACTGTGTCGTATTGGGGTGGATACTCTATCAAGCTTACCACCGCTGGTACTATTTACCCGTTGTTGGTAAAGGCTCTGCCGAACTCAATGTTGAAGCCGAATACCACCTATCAATTCTCAGCGTGGGTATATGTACCATCGTCTGGTGGAGTAGCATATCTTTCATTGTCTACAAGAAATATCAATACAAGTAGCCCATCAATTACCGAGGTAATTGTTGGTAACCTTCTACCTGCATATGATTCTTGGAAGAAGATTACGGTTACATTCACCACATTGGCCTCCATGGGTACGAGTGATGTGTCGTTGTATGTTTGGGCTCCATATACTCCTGCTGCTGGTTTGATTTGGTATACCGGCGCGGTATCTGTAACTGAGGGTGACATTGCTCCTGCATATTCACCGCGTAGCGATGATATTCTACCGGGCACTATTGTTGGTAATATGATTCAGGCCAACACGATTGATGCGGCGAGTTTAGCGGCCAACACGGTCATCACGCAGAACCTCAGTGTCGGTAATAGTTTGATTGTGGGATTGAATGCCACAGATGCATCATCGTTGGTGCGTTCATACAACTGGACTGGAACCGGTTCTACTGTAGGTTGGGGCATTCTCGGTAATGGTACTGCATACTTCCAGAATGCCACCGTCAAGGGTACGATTAATGCTACCGGAGGTAGTTTCTCGGGCTCCATCACCGCCAGCGGCACTATCACGGGCGGTACGTTCACGGGCGGCACCGTACAGACCTCTACGACGGCCACAACGAACGGTGTGGTAATTAACAGCACCGGCATCAAGGGATATGGTGCATCGACACAGAAGTTTTTCCTAGACGCCTCTAACGGCAACCTGACGCTTACCGGTGCAACAAGCATCGGCGGTACGTTGGTAGTATCCGGTGCCACCACGCTTAACAGCACATTGACCGTATCATCGGGCTCCATTACCGGTGGTGGATGGACGCTCAATTCGTCAGGTATGACTATTCCTGCTGGTGCAATCAGCGCCGGTAGTCTTTCATTGCAGAATAGTCAGAATATTATCAGTCCAGCATATGCAGACTTCGAATTCCCACCGACGTACTACAAGACCAATGTGATTACATCACAGCCGAGTACATCTACCGTATCAGTAGTTACTGATACCACGGCCAAGTATAACTCTCAATGCCTACAGTTCCGCAATACCGCCACCGGTACGACTCCTATCGTTTACCTATCTACAGCATCTACAGCATACAATATTGCTAATATGGAGTTTGGTAAGTCATATATAATTTCTGCTTGGGTTCGCAATCCTCTTGCCTCAGCAATTAGTGTCGGAATTTCTACGAGACGAGCATCTGATGCCGTGTTTACGAATGTAGTAGCCAATACTGCTCTTGCCTTGAGTTCTACATCATGGACTCGTATATCTGGTGTGTTTACCCCAGCAGCATCAGATAGATATTTGATAGCATTTACTAACAATGCCGCTGCTGCTGGACAAGGATTCGATATTGATGCTATTCAGATAGAAGAGAAGATTACCAACTCTTCTGCACCTTCTACGTGGACTCCACCGAGCAGCACCACTATTGATGGTGGGCAGATTAGAACGGGTGCTATTGCGTCTACCGCGTTTGCTCTTGATGAGAATGGTAATCAGATGCTGGATGCGTCCGGTAATCCGGTACCGGCGTGGAGCATCAACACCGCCGGTAATGCTGTATTAGGTGACGCTTGGATTCTTGGTAATATTATTGTAGGTGACCAAGCATACGATGGAACGCAGGCGCTACCAAGTATTAGGTCGTACAACTATGATGAGAACTTAAAGACGGGTTGGAGTATTAATAGTGATGGTTCTGCTGTGTTTAGGAATGCTATTATTAGTTCTGATGCGCTTGTAGACGGTAACTTGACCGCCGCGATGTCGATTCAAACTGGTGGTGCGATTATCGCATCCGGTATTCATGGTGAGAGTGTAGAACTAAATAGTGATGGATTCACAGTTCACGGTGCTGAACAACAAAATATCATATCAGTAAGTATCACTAGTAACATCGCCACTATTGTCACCGCATCACCACACGGGTTCATTGATGCCGCTACCGATGCTGATAATGCTACTGAGGTAATCATCCGAGGTGTGGATGATTATTTAGGATATACCTCGCGAGTATTCGATGGAACCTATATCGTTGCCACATCACCAACCACCAGTTCGTTCACATATGCCTTGGATTCATCACACGCCAACGTAACGTCTACTGCCGTGAGCGCGACGGTACTCGGAGAGTCTGCATATATCACAACTGGACCTACTCTCATCGACTTCCCGACAGACGCCTCTAACCCAAACATCATCTCCGGTACGATGATTACCGATAATATCTCGGTCAACCAGAGCCTGTCAATATCTGGTCAAGCCCTTATTGGTGCTAATACTACCATGTTCTTGACCTCTACGATTACCACGCCAACATCCAAGCCGGTACTTACTTGGACCAATACTAGATTTGCCACCTACCCGATGCAGGCCGATACTTCTCACCTACATATTTCAAATACTTTGGGAATGTGTCGAGGTCACGATGGGGATATGCGTTATTTGCAGATAGCAGTTGATGATGATTATGATATTGTTCAATACATTGGAAAGATGTCATTGAGTTCCGGCGCGGTGGGCTCTAAAGTCGTTAATCTGCCATATACTACAAGTGATGATGGAGAATTAATTAACTTCTTTAGTATTCAATACGACTCTGTGAATAATCTTTACTATGTACTTGTTTGGTATAGAACTAATGCTAATAATCCTTTCCAGATAAGAATATATGCATACGACACCACATTTACTACAAAGGTACAGGATTATTTGGTGGTGACTGAGCCTAGCCTTGGTAGATATCAAGTATCCAATAATGGTGGATGGGCTGGCGCTGGACTAGGATACGATTATATTAACAATAAGTTGATAGTGGTAATCTATGATATGTCATCTCACATATATAGAAAAGATTCATTTACTCTTGGAGCAACAGGTATTTCTGGGCGTGATGGTTTGACCGCTATGTCATCTACATGGCTATATGGTCAGGATGGAGGTCGTTCTCCGGCCCCTGGTAATAATCCGACATTCCTTGGTCCACTATACTATGGTAACTTTGATTATGGAACTCCTAGATATGTAGCGGCTACTGGTCAGGATGTTGGAATATTCGGCAGTTATCATTGGGTAGAAATGATAGTTACCGACAGTTCCTATACAAGATTCAAGACACAGGAATGGACTTTGAGAGACCCGAAGAAGGGTACTGCAATGTCTGCCAATTCCGACCTAGCACCGACATTCTATGATACAGGCACTTCTCAGTTCTATACTATTGGGCAGGACGGTGTAGTTCTCATATATGAGAGTGGTAGTCTGCAATGGAATGGTGGAAGCACATATATCAGATACTCATGGTATGACTCAAATACCGCAGGAGACACTACGAGCGGCCCTGGCGACGGTACACATGAAACATTGACCTCCACTTCTACATCAGTGGTGTGGTCCAAGCGTCAAAGGATGAATATAACTATTCCTCAGATTCCATTTAGCAATGGGCTAAATGATATACCTAACGCTGCCAGGTTGTACATCTATCAAGGTCAAACTGATATGGTGAATACTAGTTCAAATTATCAGCGTGTGGGAACAATCAATTACCCTAGCACTAGTATGACGCTAACTCCGGGAGTCACGCCGAGTGGAGCCCCGCCGACGAGCAATCAATTTTCAACCATCTCATCAAAGGCGACAATCCAGACCACTTCCGGTAGGTCATTCTGGTCTGGTGATGATACTGCTCAGTTCAGCCAGTTGGTATTGGTATCAACATCTGATGTTAGTACCGGTGCCGGTAACAAGCCAGCCTTGAGAATAGGTGATACTGGTGGAGTACACATGCGCTTCGACGGTAATGAGATTCAGGGTATGAGTGGAGACTCTACTGTTGGTCTGGTATTGATTAATCAGGGTGGAGGAAACTTCCAGGTAGGAAGCACGGCAACTCCGTCAACAGCCCACTTCTTCGGTGGTATAGGACTTAGGAACTATACTGGAAATGATGCCAACGGAGTCAATGCTGCATCTGGATGGTCTCTAGACTCTCAGACTTTTAGGGTATTCGGTGATATAGTATTCTGTAACTTCAACGTCACTCGTACGGGCGGTACTATATCTAATACTGGTTCTGGTAACATCGCCAACACAACGATAGCAAACTTTAGGAGCGGATACACACCCAGATTCAATACCAACCTCGGCTCTGGTCTTACCGGAAGATTGGCAGCGTTTGTGGCCGGTGTAGACGGAACGATATCCATCGTAGCAGTTGGTGGAACAACAGATATAACTTCTGGCGAGAGTTTCTCCGTAGGAGGATTCTATCTCATCAACTGACTTGACAAGTCGGGTCAGGTCCGATTATAATTACAACAACAAAGAAAGAGAACTATAAATGACAGAGGATAACAGACTACAGAAAGAAACTCTCAAGAACCAAGCACTTAATGAGAGAATAGCACAACTAGTAGCCCAATATGAGAACCAGATAGCAGAGTTCAGAGCAGAATCCACCCTCGTTATCGGTGAGTTAAGGAATACTATCTCAACACTAGAGGCGAAGGTTCAGGAAGCAAATGAGAGTATTCAAGAAGAAATCCCAGCGGAACCAACCGAGGGCTGAGGTACCTACCGGCCCGGTAGAGTATCCAGCAGGTATCTGTCTTAGGACAGAAAAAGGCATCTTCTTCCTCAACAAAGACTTAAAGCGATACAGAATCGCCACGGATAGAATCCTGCAGTCATGGAACTTCCCGCTTATCGTAGACAGTTCCGAGGCGGCAGCGAGCACCTATCCGATTGCTATCAACAAGTTGGGATTCCGAGACGGCTCTTTGCTTAATAATATCGCTGATGGTAAACTATATCTAGTATCAGCGGGCAAGTTACGTCATATTGTCAATCCTGACTTCCTGAATAGGATTGGTAAGACTACCGCCGAGGCGGTAGTTGTCTCTGATGCTGAAATTAAGATAATGAAGGTTGGAGAGAAGATTACCTAATGTCGTTGACAAGTAACTGGAAGGCCATTACATGGTCTCCCAATGATGTTATTACAGACGAGAAGTTGCAGGGTATGGTGGCTAACGACGAGTTGTTGAAGAACAACGTGCTGCAGACCACCTATCGTGGCAACTCTGGAAGTCAAAGTCAAGGTTTGAGGTTGCTGGCCGGTACGGCGACGATTTCCTCAACCAAGAAGTCCGCATCTGCGGCAAGGTCCATCTCCTTCGGTAGTTTCTTCTCATCCAACGTGAAGCCCATTATATCCACTGGTCTGGTATCAAAGAACCAGAGGCAGGTATTCTTGACGGTAAGCGGTCAAGGCAATATTGTCATACCCAATAACAAGGGTATGGTCGTGCATGTGTTCGTCGCCCCGTCGAGTAAGAAGAAGAACATCACGAACACGCTGTACGTACACTGGCACGCGCTAGGGTACTAATTTTCATATAGAAGGGGCTGTCCGTATTGGCGAAGCGTCGATACAAGGGCAAGTATTATTCCCCGAAGCGTAGGGCGATATATGCGCAAGGGGACGATATAGACCACCTTGTCCTATTTGAATTACACAATTGGATATGTAACATCTGTAAGCAACCAATCAATCCTGAATTGAGATTCCCGAATGAAATGGCTGCTACAGTAGAGCATGTGATACCGCTATGTAAAGGTGGCACTCATACTTGGGAGAATACCAGGCCGAGCCATGCTAAGTGTAATTTTTTAAAGGGTGATGGATTGGCTACATAAGTCTATTCGTGTTAGACTTTAATCATGAGAAGTTGTAGAATCGTCTCGGTGGGTCTACTACTTGCTCTGATGCTATTTCTGTTCTCATTTGTGACCGCTTGGCATGATAGCAAGAACACCCCTGTAGAAGCCGCAACCAAGTCGCCTGTCAGTTGTCAGGTATTGAATCTAAAGCAACACCCGCGAGTGGTATGTAAACTCAATGGTGTTGTGATACTGGACTACGCTATCGACCTTCCTACCGTGACGGTCCCGGTACCTACCAACGTCCCGATTCATATACCGGGTCCGACTGTGTACGTCACCAAGCATCCTAAGCCTACTAAAGCCAAGACGGTATATATCAAGGTGCCCGGTGATACCAAGACGGTTACCGCCCACCCCAAGCCCAACGTCATAGTACCCAGCCCTAGTGGACAATCCACAAGTGCTAGTGCTACAATGAAGCCTAAGCCACAAGTTGTGACGAAAGTGGTTCATGATACAGAAACAGAGAACAACACTATCGTGAAGAGAATCTTTCTAGGCGGCGTGGCTATAGTGGTTTTGTCTGTGCTCGGTATACTGGCGCTGTTCCTCGGATATGTCATGGGACAGAAGGACGCCGAGAAGAACGAGAAGCGATTCTTGGCGTCTATGGTGGATAACTTGAGACGCAACAAACCACTCGACAAATAAGGAAGATATGAGTGATGTGAAGAAGTGGGTCTTTGTTGGAGACCTACAAATACCATTCCATGATAAGCGCGCGGTAGACCTCTTTATGAAGGCTATCAAGTGGTGGAAGCCAGACGCTATAGATATCGTTGGTGACATTGATGACCAACTAGAATACAGCACCTTCTCAGACGGTACGACCGATGAGTTCTTCAATCAGTTGAAGGTTGCCGAGAAGGATTTCATCAAGGAACAGGACGCATATCAGAAGGCGCGTGTGAAGTTCCGCAAAGAGGGCAAGCAGGAAGAATATGATGCATTGGAACGCCCGGTATCACCTAATAGCGACCCATTGCCATTCATCAAAGAGCATGCTGATGGTGCTAGAGCATTCTATGCAGATATAAGAGCACAGCATCCTAACGCAGATATCCATGCCTCGCTCGGTAATCATGATATACGCATATTCAAGTATATCGACAAGAAGGCTCCCGATGTCATAGACAAAGTGACGCCAGAGTTCCTATGGGGCTTGGATAATCAGGGCATCACATGGAGACTGTATCACGAGAAGCCGTTTGAACGTTTCGCCGGTATCCATGTGCATCATGGTTCGACCACCACGACTACCGGCCTGGCTGTGAAGAATGACATTGAGAACTATGGAATCTCATTGGTGCGAGGACACGACCATCGCGGGGGTGTGGTCTACAAGTCCTATCCGATGACGGGTAGAAGTCTCGCCGGTATGGGTACGGGCCACCTGTGTGACCCTGACGCATATGGCCTCCGTTATGCAGACAATCCCTCTTGGGAACAGGGCTTCGGTATCGCCCATGTGGTAAACAACAAAGCCCATCTGCAATTCATCCCGATACGAGACTACGTTTGTATTCTCGACGGTAAAGTATTCACGGGATGAACTATGACCCCGAACATGTTATAATATAGCGATAGGAGGTTAATATGTACGGTTCAAGTATTACGACGTTCCAATTGGTAACATTGATTGTTGGTGTTCTACTACCCATCCTTGTCGCCATTGTGACGAAGTACGAGTCCAGTCCCAGAGTGAAGTCTGTAGTGCTGCTTGTCCTTTCTGGTGTCGCGGCGGTCCTCAACTCCTGGTTGAGCACTCCTAACGGCTTTGATTGGCAGCAGGCTATCTGGGGCGCGGTAACCACCTTTGTCATAGGTGTAGCGAGCCTATTCGGTTTGTGGAAGCCAACCGGTGTAAACGACGCCGCGAAGCAGACGCTACGCTGATTGGGTAAAGATGACTATTTGCAACAACACAATTATTTGTGATAAGTGCGGCGGTAAGGGCTTTGTCGATTTAACATTCACAGACAACAGAAACTACGAAGTATTCTGTATCATCTGTGGAAAGAGGGATTTCGTCGGCAGAGACCATACCCTGTACGATACTATAAAAGAATACGTTAGGTCGGTATTGGTAGCATGAGCACGAAGAGGAAAAAGACTCTGCGCTATTTCTTCTACAATGATGAGTTACACAAGAAGTTACACATCAATCGTGCCGAAGATGTTATCACGGCATGGAACTACCCGCAGGGTAGGGTCATGAAGTATATCTATTCTGACGTACGCAAGCGTGGGGAGAAGGCTTTCTCCACTCCCGAAGTGATGAAACTAGTGAGGCGTGGGCGCGGAACCGTACTCGGCGCGGTCGATGACGGAAACATTCCGCGCCCACAATTCACATATGGTTTGGATGAGAATCGAAACCTGTATAAGTATTACTGGTCTGAGAAAGACATCATGGCTTTACACGCATATTTAAAGACGGTTCACATTGGCAGGCCGAGGCACGACGACAAGATAACGCCCGGTAACCTACCTAGTGCCGCAGAGTTGCGAGCCATGATGAAACAAGGTACAGTTCTATACGTCAAGACTGAGAGCGGCGAGTTCGTTCCCACTTGGCAGGCTGAGAAATTCTAGGAGGAAATATGGGAACCGTTTCATATCGTGCGCGATTCACGCGCAATATGGGCAACTTTGAATCCCTGCAACTTGAAATAGGTGTAGAGGATGAGCCTCGTGGTGATGAGAAGTTCACCGAGGCATACAATAGGGTCAAGGACTTTGTAGAGTCCAGGCTACTGGATGAGATTACCGAGTTGGAGAATGACATCAACTCGGTTCGTAAGGCCAATTAATGGCGACACCAAAGCAAGCACACGCTTTGGTCAATCACTACATCAAGCAATATGAGAATAAATATTCGGTCAAGCCTACAGTCAACCGCTATTCTGCGAGATGGGGTTTCGACTCTATGCTCATGGACTTGTCGCTTGATGAAGTCAAAGCGTTGATTGAATACTACGTCAACGATACCATCGGATATAATCATCATAGTTTGGAATGGTTCTTCTACAACTATGAAAGGCTCATCGAGTCCAAGAAACTGTCCGAGGAAGAGGCCGAGCGCCTATCTGTAATCCGAGAGCAATCTAGGAAGAGGATAGAAGAGTGGAGGAATAGAATTGGAAAATCTTGAGTTGAAGGTTATCAACTCGGTATGTAGTACGAAAGATATGTCCACGGTACTCTCCGGTAACCAAATCGACAAGATGTTCATGGTGTATCCAGACGTATGGGACTTCATCAAGTACCATTATTCGAAGTATAGAGAAGTACCAGATGTAAGTGAGTTGGCCAAGAAGTTTGATAACTTCGATATAATAGAGACTACCGGCCCGACGCAATACTTCGTTGACCAGATGCGCGAGCAGTATACGAAGAACGAGTTGGGCAGAATCACCTTGAAGGTGAGAGACAATATCAGTAAGATATCTTCTGAGAGAGTATTGTCCGGTGCTATCAAAGAACTCATGGCGCTACAGGATATCTCGATAGAAAGTCATGACCTGGACATCACCGACTTCGAAGGGTCTATGGAAGAGTATAAACTGACCAAGGCCAGGAGTGATGAGAACGGCGGCACGCCCGGTATTCGTACCGGCATTGATGTACTAGATTCCGCCTATCCATCAGGACTTGTCGGTGGAGACTTGGTAGTCGTGTTGGGTTGGACCGGTAGGGCCAAGTCCCTATTGACAACATATGTATGCTGTAATGCTTTCAATGAGGGTTATAGACCGATGATTATCAGTCTAGAGATGAGGACCGCCAAGGTGCGTGACCGAGCGTATACCATGTTGGGTAATGGTATGTTCAAGAACTCAGACCTTACTGTTGGTGCAGTTAACGAAGATGATTTCAGGACGTTCTCAAACAGATATAAGAACAAGAGTGGATTCATCGTCGTGTCTCACGACGGTAACAATGAGGTCACCCCGGCGATGGTACAATCCAAGATTGACCAGCACAAGCCCCAGATTATAGTCTTGGACTATGCACAGTTAATGAGTGACAATGCCAACTCGTCAGATATGACATCTCGTATGCGTAATATGAGCAAGGAGTACAAGAGGTTGGCCGTGAAGAATGATATACCAATCATATTGATTTCTTCCGCAACACCGGATGCTACTACATCTATCAATACCCCGCCGATTATCGAGCAGGTAGCGTGGAGTAAGCAATTGTCCTATGACGCAGACTTGGCGTTTGCTGTTCATCGTCATGATGCCCCGTTGGGTGATAACTGTGTGCTGATTGAGATTGCCGGTAGGAAGAATCGAAACGGAGATTTGTTCTCTGGATACTTCAAGGCTAATATCAATGAGGGAATATATGAGGAATTCTCTGATTTAGAAAGTGTACAAGTTGCATGATATAATTACTGTAAAGTAAGGAATATTCATGCATGACGATATCAAGCGATTCACCTTGACTGGTGAGATTGTATCTGATAGATTTGTATCAGCGCGAGAGGCGCTCATCAAAGACGTTGAGGACGGCATGAGGGACGAGGGGTATGTCCCCGTGCTGGACCTCAACTCGCAGTTTACGCGAGAATACAACGCGGAGACGGAAAGTTTCTTTTTTGAAATATCCGTATATGGTATCTATGTAGGAGAGAAAGACTCGTGGCGTTTGGCAGGGATGATGCATGGGATTCCAGTAGTGAGGTCTATGCCCCCGACGAGGTAGAGGCGGTACTCAAATCGCTTGGTGTTTCCCCTGTTGAGGAAACCGAGCAGGTATTCCTTTCCTTCTGTCCATTTCACGGTAACACCCGTGACCCGGCGTTCGCTACAAACAAGACTACCGGCTTCTCCATATGCTTCAATCCGGCTTGCGCCATAGGTTCTGAATTCAGGCTCACCCTTGAACTGATGGTTATGAAGTTGAAGGGTCTCAATAAGTTGCAGGCCAAGAGATTCATACTGTCGTCTACAACAAAGTTGGGGCTGTCCTTCGAAGAGAAGTTCGATATCTTAGAGGCCCGTGAAGAGGAAGAGTTGAGGCTCTTCCCGGCATCTGCTATTGACAAGATGCATAACAGGCTGCTGGATACTCAGTTCGCATATGAGTATCTAGAGGGTAGAGGGTTTGACAGACAAACGATAGAATATTTTAAGGTTGGGTTTACCCCGGCCTCCACCGCTCCGATTTACAAGCCGGATATGGTGGTTGTCCCAGCATATGATGACAAAGCCCGCCCGGTAGGACTAGTAGGACGTTCCGTAGTAGGCAAAGACTTCAAGAACTTCGGACCAAATCAGAACGGTACAGGATTCAAGAAGTCCAAGATTATATGGAATCTACAGAATGCCAAGAAGCATGACACTATCATACTTACCGAGGCCACTTTCGATTCTATGAGTGTTCATCAGGCCGGATATCCCAATGTGGGGGCACTTCTCGGCGGTACGCTGTCAAAGACCCAGAAGATGTTGCTCGGTAAGTATTTCAAGCACGTCATTATCATGACCGATAATGAAGTGGGCGACAATGTGGTGTATCATAAGCATTGCATGCATTGTATGAGACAGGGCAGTAACATGTGTCTGGGACACAAGCCCGGTAGAGATTTGGGAATGAAGATTGCCAGTGAACTACCGCACCTACGAGTGTCATGGGCGGTATTCAATAACAGGGAGATATACCCTAGGAATGTGAAGGATGCCAATGGGATGACTGGCGATGAGATTCGCCAATGCCTTCACAACATAGTCTCACACTTTGACTATCTTGAGTGGATAGCCTAGCATTAGCATCTGATGTGTGCTATAATAGAAGAGTCGGGTAATCCGACTAGTAAACGAAAAGGAATAAGGTAATCTAATAATGTCATTAGGATTGAAGGAATATCAGGCTCGTAAGGCAGAGGAAGAAGCCCGCCGCGAAGCCGCCTCTAAGCCGAAGGTGAATCGCCTCAGTTTGGAGAAGGACGGAGATTCCGTCATCGTAAGATTCGCTCAGGAGTTGGACCACGACGCCAAGAACTACAACGAGGACCGTGGTATCGGATTTGTCAACATTGAGCACAACCACCCGGACCCGAAGGTAGGTTGGAGAAACAGGGCATCGTGTTCTATCGAAACCCAGGGTGCATGCCTTCCGTGTGAGAAGGTTGCCAATCGCGATGTGGAATGGGCCGACCGTAAGGGTTGGAAGCAGAAGGAGAAGTTCTACATCAACGTAGTTGCAGGAGAGCCTCGTGAAGTCAAGGAGACTCGTAACAATAGGGAATACACGAAGTATCTTCCGACGAACATTGACGAGGATACCGGCGACGGCACGGTATATCTTCTAGAGCAGGGAACCTATAACGGTATCTACAATGACCTTGCAAACTACTTCTTGGAGTCAAAGATTTCTGGTGACACCATCACCAACAAGTATTTCAAGATTAGTCGTAAGGGTTCTGGATTCAACGATACCTCCTACAGTGTCTTGGCACTACAGGATATCCCGAAGAAGGCGAAGTCTCTAGATGACTTTGAACTTTACAACATCAAGGAGGACGTACTGGTAGAGGTTCCTTACAACCAGCAGGAAGCATTCTACTACCGTGGTATTGAGAGTGATTACTCCGCTCCTGCAAAGGGCGCTCCGGTAGAAGAGTCTGAGGCTACCAGCACAGACAACGATTGGTAAGTTCTAAATATAAGAATTTCATGAGGTCTCCTTCGTGGGCAAAGAAACGCGAGCAGGCATTCAACTACTACGGTAGAAAGTGCTATGCTTGTGGCTCACGAAGGGGGCCTCTGCAAATTCATCACCTGACATACGCTAGATTCGGCGGTAGAGAATTGATGCGAGATTTACGACCTCTTTGTACCCCTTGCCATAGAGAGGTAACTGCTCTACACTGGAAGATGGGAAAGAGGAAGTATAACGGTGAATACGTATTCGCCATTTTCATGAAGATGAAGAAGTCCAATCGTAAAGCGTAACTCATTGTTGCCTACCGGCCCGGTAGGTAAATATACGATACATAAGCGCAAGGCGCTCACAATCAAAGGATGAAATGAAGTACCACGAACTACACCTACACGACCACTATTCTGCACTAGATGGTCTCAATACGCCAGAGGAATATATGAAGCGCGCCGCAGAAATCGGCATGACGCATCTGGCACAAACTAATCACGGTACGCTATCCGGCCACCGAGACTTCCAAAGAGCCGCAAAGGCAGCCGGTATTATTCCAATCCTTGGTGTAGAGGCATACATATCCTCCACCGACCGTTTCGATAGGCGTACCGCCGCCAAGCGAGAAGATGGTACGCAAACCTATAACCACATCGGTCTGTTGGCGATGAATGAGAATGGTTTGAAGAACCTCAACGCCCTCATGCGTGAGGCATGGAATTCAGGTTTCTACTCCAAGCCCCGTATTGATATGGAACTCTTGGGCGAGCATGGCGATGATATCATCGTACTATCTGGTTGCCTCAATGGACTCATCAGCAAGTCCATCGAGCGCCAAGAGGCCGAGAAGGGGTTGCGTACCGCGCAGCACTTGAAGGATATCTTCGGGGAGAGATTCTTCATCGAGATTCAGGGACATAATCCTCCCGAGATTAATTCCGGTCTGTTGGAGGTAGCCAAGGATGCTGGGGTGCTCACGGTAGTAACCAGCGATTGCCACTATGCTCGTAAAGAGGATTTGTGGATTGAGGAAGCCATGCTCATCCTCTCCACCAAGCCCAAGGCCAAGAGTGGATTCGACTTCTCCAAGTCCCAGACCATGGATTATCTGGAACGATACAACTATCTATATCCAGACAGGAAGATGACGTTCCAGGAGATTGAAATCTACCTGCATTCTGCTGCTGAGCAAATGGCGCTCTTGGAGAAGCAGGGAATAGGTACCGAGCCGATTACGAATACTGACGTTGTGGCATCTATGATTGGTGAGTATCCGTATTATGAGGGTCTCGACCTCCTACCGAGCCCGGATAAGTCTATCACTGACCTTGACCAGTCCTTGGAGGATTTGGTGTTCAAGGGTCTAGCGGAGCGCGGTTTGGCAGACAAGCCGGAATATGTACAGCGTATACATGATGAGTTGAAGGTCATCAAGCAGAAGAACTTTGCAGTATACTTCCTCATTCTGGCTGATGTTGTGGAATGGGCGAGGTCGAAGGATATCTTCATCGGCCCCGGTAGGGGTAGTGGTATTTCATCACTAGTCAACTACTGCCTGTTCATTACCAATATCGACCCTATTCCATACAAACTACAGTTCTTCCGATTCTTAGACCCAGCCCGAGATGACTGGCCTGACATTGATATTGACATTGAAATCAACCGCAGGTACGAGGTCAAAGAATATGTGAATCGTAAGTATGGATATACGGCCAATATCATGACGTTCAACTACTTCCGTGGTAAGTCTGCTATCAAGGCCGCAGCATCTGTATTCAAGATTCCTACGGGTGAAGTGAACAAGGCTACCAGTCTACTGGTCGATGACCCGGACTACCCGGTGATGGAGGCATATTCTACTTCCGAGGCCACAAGAGAATTCAGGAACAAGTATCCAGAGGTAGAGCCGCTGGCGCGAGCATTGGAGGGTCGTATCAGGGGCACCGGTATGCACGCAGGCGGAACGGTAATCTCGAAAATGCCGATTGAAGAATACGTTCCCATGGAGACCAGGGTTGACCCAAATGATGAAGCCAAGGGTAGAGTTCCGGTCATTGGAATTGATATGATTGACGCCGCTAATATCGGTCTCATCAAATATGACTTCCTTGGACTGAACAACCTTACGGTGATTCTTGAGACCATAGACAGGATATATGAGCGTACAGGCGAGAAGATTGACCCGTACCGTATCCCATTAGATGATGCATCCGTGTATGAGATGCTTTCCAAGGGATACACCAAGGGTGTGTTCCAGTGTGAGGGTGGGCCGTACACCAAGTTGCTTGTCAAGATGGGCGGGGTAGATAACTTCGATGACCTTGTAGCATCCAATGCCCTTGTACGACCAGGAGCATCCAACTCTTCTATTGGTGTAAACTACATCAAGGGTAAGGAGACTGGCGAGTTTGAATTCATTCACGCCGATGCTGAATACTTCACGCGAGACACATTCGGACAGATTCTATTCCAGGAACAACAGATGCTGCTTTGTACTGAGGTCGCCGGTATGTCTATGAGTGACGCTAACCAGGTCAGGCAGGCCATTGGTAAGAAGAAGGCAGACAAACTTGCAATATGGGAGCCTGCCTTTGTAGAGGGTGCGTCCAAGAAGATTGGTAATAGGCGAGCCCAGGCCGTATGGAATGACTTGGAGAAGTCTGCCGAATATGCATTCAACAAGGCGCACTCGGTAGGATATTCGATGATTTCATATTGGACCGCCTGGTTCAAGGTACACTATCCGGTAGAATACATGACCAGCGTGCTCAACCACCTATCCGGCCAAGATGTCAAGACCAAGGCTCTGTTCTACCTCATGGAAGCCAAGCGTATGGGTGTCAGAGTCAAGTTGCCACACGTCAATGCGTCAGATATAGAGAACTCTGTTGAGGACGGTGCTATCAGGATGGGGCTGTCATCAATCAAATACATCTCCGACAAGGTGGGTAGTAAGATTGTTGATAATGGGCCGTATGCAAACTATGCACAATTGATTGAGACGGCATCGACAAAGGGTTCCGGTATCAATAGTAGGGCCATAGATGCTATGAACAAGGTCGGTGCCGCCGCCTTTGACGACAACCCTCGTAGTGGCAATGAGCGTGAGAACTTCTATGAGTATTTGAACATACCAGCGTTCGACTCCAAGGAACTGCCGTCTGACGTGAAGGTACAATTCAGAGACCTGTCTGAATACACTGAGAACGAGGCGTTCTTGGTCTGCGGAATGGTGTACAATATCAAGGTGGGCCAGGGATGGTCTCTGGTAGAGGTTGTCGATGAATCCGGCAGCGCCGGAATGTTCGCAGCACAGAACGTCCCATTGGAAAAGGGTAAGATATACGTCATACTCGTGAGCAACAATAGAATAGCCCGATATATCACCACTGATGAGATATTGGATGGGTCGGGCGGTAATCTTACCAAGTTCTTGAATGCTAACAGGTTGAAACTCAATGATGGAGAATACAGATGTATCTCATTCAACAAGAGGACAACCAAGGCCGGTAGAATAATGGCAGATGCTGTATTCTCTGATGCTGATAAGAATCTCACCGGGTGTATGGTATTCAGTTCTGTGGTTGATAAAGCAACGATACCGTGTGTCACGGGAGCGAAAGTCAAGCCCGTCTTTGCAGAAACTAAAGACGGCGCAATCTATTTGAAGGATATTTAATGGAAGATGAAGGTATAGTAGCAATACTAGGATTGATATTGCTACAGTCAGGTGGAGAGATTAGGATACCGATGGAGGCTATTGTCAAGGGCCTGCCGTCCTATTCTGGCGTTCAGGTGTTCCCAGATGAAGCCAAGGATGAGTTGGTCATCCGTATAAGTACATTTGAGGACGCCGATGCCGAGTAGTGAGGAATTGCAGCAGGCGTACGGCCCTGACGAGGAAATCTTGGGGATTCACGATGTCTTAGATGTGGCCTATCACGATTTGAAGGATAAACTCGATGACTTGAAGGTCGATGTTGAATCTGCCAGATGGGATAGACTCGCCCAGACCATGCATGAGACCAGCGTGTCCAAGGGGTTCTGGTCTGACCCCGAGATGATGGACAAGTATGCCGCCAAGTTGGCACTCATCCATTCTGAGGTAACAGAGGTATTGGAGGCGTTGCGCAAGCGCCAGGGTGCCGATGCGGTAACAGAGGAATTCGCAGACATTCTCATTCGTACCTTCGACCTACATGCCACTTTGGTAGAGGCTGGCGAGGCCGCACCTAACTTGTACAGAGTGATGGTGGAGAAGATGAACACCAATAAGAACAGACCGGCCCTACATAACCATAGGTGGGGATGAGACAACAGGCGCGGTAGAATCTACCGCGCCTGTTGTGCTATAATTGTATAGGAAGGCAGGGATACTTTGACAGCAATTGATGATGTATTAGCGAGACTGAATCCGAGAACCGCACAGTCTTTCAGGCTAGCATCACAGATACAAACTAAATATCTCCCAACCCCGAGCCTTGGGTTGAACATGGCTATAAATGGGTTGAGATATGGTGGTTTCACAACAGTATACGGTAATCGTGGTAGCGGTAAGACCATGTTCGCATTGCAGGCAGCAGCCGAGGCACAGAAAGACGGCAAGACTGTAGCATGGCTGGACGTGGAGAAGAACTTCGAACCGTCCTGGGCACGACGCCTGGGGGCAGATGTAGATAGCATGTATGTAGATTCGCAGACTATCAGCATCGCCGGTATGGCAAACAAGGCCGTAGACTTCATTCACGCCGGTATAGATGTTCTCGTCATCGACTCTATTTCACAGTTACTTCCTCAGTCCTATTTCGAGGATGCCAAGGAAGGTGCTACAGAGTTGAAAGACCTACAGAACACTGGTCAGATTGGTACGTTCTCAAAGAACATGGGACAGGCTATCAATATGATGAACAGCGTGAATCAGGGTACGGCAATCATTTTGATTTCTCAGGTGAGGAACAAGATTGGCTCATATGGCGGCGGTCTGGAATTCCAGGGCGGCAAGGCCGTAGAGCATGCGAGTTCAACGATATTGAAACTCTGGCGCACACCATCAGACTCGATTGAGGCTGAGGTACATGTGGGTGACGGACTACTCCTTAAGAGGCCCGTAGGAGCCCCTGTAACGTGGACTGTGGAAAAGAACAGAGGCCCCGGTATGGGAATGTCAAACTCGTATGATATTTACACAGGAGGCGATTTCAGAGGCATCGACCTCACGGGCGAGGTAGTCACCTATGGTGTTGAATATGGCATCATCAAGAAGGGTGGCGCATGGTTCACCGTGGGTGATGAGAGGTTCCAGGGTCGTCCTAAGGTTATTGATTATCTGAGGAACAACCCAGATGTTCAAGAGAAGATTTACGGAGAGATTCTTGCCAAATCCATTCAATGATTCTGTATGGGGTTTGCCGAAGGATGCGAACCCAGAGGTGGCAGATGATGTGATTGAGGTAACTAATAGTTACCTCACTTGTGAACGCTGTTTCTCCATCGCCACCACAGGCAGATATAACGAGAAGAAGCAGATTCTATGGTTCACATGCCCGGAATGCAATGCCGTCAATGAGGTAAGGCATATAGAACTATGAGTGAGGCTAGTGAGGTTAAGCGTGATGGTGCTCGCGCCCAGAAGAACTCTGGGCGCGGGCAGTATCAAAAAGGAGATTCCATCTTGGATATCTTCACAGTTGACTACAAGGAATACTCCAAGTCATTCTCTGTGAGCCGTGACGTATGGGCAAAAATATGTTCAGATGCCTTTAGGAATGGTCAGAACGAACCGGCATTGAAACTCGTGCTCGGCTCCGGTAATGAGAAGATTCGCCTATGGGTCGTAGCCGAACACATCATAGAGGATTATATTAGACTTAGAAAGGCAGAGGAAGGTGACTGACAAGACTAGTCTAGAGTATATTTCAGACATTCAGGACTTTATAGACTTACACGACTTCTTACAAGAGGATGCTGACTTCTTAGAGGCTCTGGATATGGGTTTGAAGTGTATAGCGAAGCCGGACCTACCGCCCGCGATTGCTCGTCAGGTAATGGTACAGATGCAGGGGTACGCCATGCGTTTCAAGATGCAGCATCTTGTATACATGCAGATACACACCGGTCGCACCGGTAGCATAGAGAATGTCAAGAAGAATGCCTATGCATATATGTCAGACCAATGTCACAACCTAGCACAAACTTTGAAATATCTAGTGAGGGAAAACTTTTGAGAGAAATAGTAGACTTTAGTAAGCAAAGCCTGGCACAGAAGAGATTCAATGCTCATAAAATGGCAGATTTGCTTGAGAAGGCATATATGTCAAGTAGGCGCGAGCCCAATGACAGGGCGAAGAAGTCGTTTGCACCATCGGGAATCGGATATGGTGCGGGAACATGCCCTAGGCGTTGGTGGTATGACTTCAACGGTGGCGTTCTCCGTGTAGATGAGCCGGACGCAATCGGTATTGCCAATATGGCCTATGGTACGGAGGCGCATGAAAGAATTCAGAACTTGTTCGACACCGCTGGTATTCTCGTAGAGGCTGAGCGCAAGGTTGTCACAGACGACCAACCCGATATGCCACCGGTATTCGGATTCGCTGACCTCATCATAAACTGGCAGGGTGAAGAGGCTGTGGGAGAAATCAAGACTACATCTCAAGAGTCCTTCGTGGCCAAGTCCGCTAAGGGCCAGCCAGCAGGGTATCATCTTCTACAGGTATTGATTTATATGAAAGTCCTTGGTTTGAACAAGGGCTTCTTACTTTATGAGAACAAGAACTCTCAGCAGATGCTCATCATGCCGGTGACCTGGAATGTCGCAAACACCAAACTCATTGATGATACATTCGAATGGATGAATCTGGTTTATGGTAATGCTATGAACGGCTCTCTTCCCAAGAGGCCGTTCAGGTCTGAGAAGTCAGTGGTATGCAAGACGTGCCCGTTCTTGAAGCATTGCTGGAATGACGAACCCGGCTCGGTAGAACTACCAGTATTGGAAGTGCCGAAGTAAAGCATGCAACAGAGCGGGGGTGATAATTGATGATTGGTGATGAATTTATCTGCGCCAGACCAGGTTGCGGAGTGAAGGCGTTCAAGACCACCCATAATCAGAAGTATTGCACCAACGAGTGTTGCAGAATAGAGACGAATCGCAAGATTATGGAGAAGTACCATGAGCGAGCGGCAATCAAGAAGGGCAAGAAGAGACAATGCAAATCGTGTGGTACTAGTCTGTCAAGATATAACGAAAGTGACCTATGTGGCGCATGTGAAACCAAGAAACGTACAGAGTATGTGGGCGAAGCCGCGCAATTAATGGCGTCAGTGTCCTGGCTCTGATATAATTGAGTAATGAAGTATTCAGACTTAGTTAAACGTGAGGCCGGTAGAGTCATAGGAATAGATTGTTCCACCAATTCATTAGCCTATGCCATTTTTGAGAATGGCGACCCGGTAATATGTGGAGAAATAATGTTCAAGGGGGCTAATATATATGAACGACTTAATGACGCTAGAAGAAAGACTCAGGCTCTTGTGGATTCACGAGTGTTATGTGGTGATTACGTCGGAATGGAAGCCGCTATCGCCGCTAAGTCAGGAGCCGTGACTATCAAGTTGAGTTACGTATACGGTGCCGTGCTGAGTGTGTTGATGCAGAATAAGATGCAGGTCGAGACGGTATACCCGATTACCTGGCAAACATTCATAGGCAATCCCAACTTGAAGCCTGACGAGAAGAAGGCGCTCAGGGAGAAGTTTCCTGGGCACAAGGATTCGTGGTATCAGAACGAGGGTCGTAAGATGAGGAAGCAAAGGACATTGGACTTTGCCAAGAAGTATTTTACGATACCGGGCGATTCTGATAACGTCGGTGATGCCGTAGGTATCGCGTACTATACTAGCGAGCAGTTGACGAGACGATGAGTAACAAACTATATCAATCTGAGAAGTGGTTGAGATACCACTATCTAAGATTGAGGAAGTCGCCAGAAGAAATCGCAAAGATGTGCGACTGTACCCCTATGACCATCTATAGGGCGTTGAAACAATATGGATTGAGAAGATGAAGTTCAGAACCAAGCCGTTTGAGATTGAAGCATACCAGTTCAATGACGAGCCTAACGACTATAACAGGCTATCGTACTTTACTGAGAATCAGTTCTGGTCGGTAGGTGTCGAAGATAGAGGCGACGACCCAGACATCATTGCTGAGGTATACGATAAACTACACTCCACCTGGGTGGGCGTCAAGAAGGGTCAATGGATTATCAAGGGCAACAAGGGAGAGTTCTACCCTTGTGACGATGAGATATTCAAAGCCAAGTACGAGCCGGTAGTTGATGAGAATCAATATGCCGATGGACACACCTACGACCGCACATGAGATACACCATATTCAGTGTAGACGATTCACGCAAACACTACACGGACGCTATCAGGCAAACACTTTCCGATTGGGAGGAAGTACCGGCGCTGGCGGTAGATGGTAGGATTCCTGCTGAGTTGGCAAAGGCTCAGGATATTCATAGATATCCGGTGAACTATCTATCACAATACGGTTCACCATTGGTGGGTCAGTTGGGTATATGGTATGGTGTGTTGAATGCCTTGGAGTATGCTCCCATCGTAACCATAGAAGATGACGCTATCCTTGGGCATGACTTCCACTTCCATTGGCGTAATAGGTTGACATATATTCCTAAGGACGCAGACTTCTTTAGTCTGTTCCTTCCGAGGGACTCGGACCATATGTTCAACAAGGCTCGCGCGGTAAATAATGTGGTCACTCCCACCTACCAAAGATACGGTGGGGTATCCATGTACTATACTGAGAAAGGTGCTAATAATATCAAGGCGCTGCTAGACCGCGACGGTATTACCGGTCAATATGATGATACTCTATATAGATATTCACAACTTGGTGAATTGAAAGGGTATTGTTCTAGACCAGAGCATTCTGATTTAGTATATATAACAGGCTCTGAGAAGAGTATTGTGCAGGAGAGCGAATATGCTTGATATGACTATATTGATTCCAACACGCGAGCGACCACAGTCAGCCAAACGACAACACCCGCTCATTGATGTTGAGCATTACTATTGCATTGATGATGATGACCCGACAATCAATCAATATTATGATGTATTGCCTCGGGAGAATATTTGGGTGGGACCGCCGAATAGATTGGGTGGCTGGCTCAACCATGCTTCACAACAACTGGTTGATAGACACTATATGGATATTATTGGATTCGTGGGAGATGATGTTCTACCGAGGACACCGAATTGGGCCGGTATGATTTGTGAGGCCATGATACCCAATGGTATTGTTTATTGCGATGATGGTTGGCAAGGACAGAATCTTCCTACCGCCGCATTCATGGACGCCACGATGATTGCCAAGGCCGGGTACATGGTGTATCCTGAACTGACGCATCTATACATCGACAATCATTGGAAGGCATGGGGCGAGGCGTTGGATTCTTTGGTGTATCTACCCGATGTGTATTTAGAGCATATGCATCCCTTCGCCGGTAAGTCTGATAGTGACGCCACCTATGAGCGTGCCAACCATCCAGATATGTATACTAAAGATGGTGAAGCGTATAGTAGATTCATCACTGATGAATTGAATAAGTTGGTGACCAGAGTACGTGGCTAATATATATACCGGAGGTACCTTCGACCTATTTCACGAAGGACATCTGGAACTGTTGGAGGCTTGCAGGAGGCTGGCCGGTAGTGGTATAGTGGTGGTGGCTGTCAATACGGACGAGTTCATCTACAGGTTCAAGAACAACTATCCGATACAGTCGTTGAGAGAGCGTACTAAGTTATTGGAATCATGTAAGTATGTTGACTATGTGATTCCAAACATAGGTGAAGAACTTTCCACCATAACCATCAGTAATTGGAATGACAGGTTTCCTGACCGCAAGATAGACGTGGTTGCTATTGGCTCAGATTGGGCCGGTAGAGATTACTATGGCCAAATGGGCTTTAGCAAAGAATGGTTGGACGAACGTAATATCATTCTTGCCTACATAGATAGACGTACCGGACAGAGCACGTCCAATTTGAAGAACATATTGAGAGGTTGATATGGTTTACGATATAAACTATGAGTTGCCAGACAAGAGGGCAATGATTGAGGTTGACTACAAGGATGCCCCTGTGGATTCCGAATTAATGATTAAGGACAAGGCGGGCAACTTGTACTCGGCCACGGTAGAAACCAGGGTATTCGGCGGTGTCGTCGTAAAGGTAAAGGAAGTCCTGGTAGGCTAGTGGTCAAAGAACGTGATGAGGCGCAGAAGCGTACTCAGAAAGCAAAAGCGCGTTATGATGCTGAGGTTAGGAAGTTAGAGGAAGAGACCGTACGCTTCTCCTGGCATGTTGTAGAGTATACTCCCGGAGACCATGCCGGTGGATACTATGATAGATATATTCAACCGAAGCGAGTGCAGGTCAGTCCAGATTTCAATACAGAAGATGATGCCAAGCGATGGATGGAGGCTCACGAGCCGGACGAGGGTAATTCATTATATATCCAGAGAATGCGTTTGCGTAAGTATACTGTATTGCGATGGGTGGATTACTGATGGAGATAATTGTGCTTAGTGGCTTTGCACGCGCCGGTAAAGATGAGGCTGCTGCTGTATTGGTCAATGAGTTTGGATTCACACAAGTCGCATTCGCAGACAAGTTGCGTGATATGCTTTATGCCTTGAACCCGGCTGTGCCGCATGACATTAACATTAGACGAAATGATTTTGACAAGCCACTCAGATACGTCCAAGATGTAATTGATGAGTATGGTTGGAATGGCTATAAGGAAACTCCATATGGTCCCGAGATTCGTCGTCTATTACAGAGGCTTGGTACCGAGGCCGGTAGACAGACGCTATGGGATACCATCTGGATTGATGCCGCCCTTGCTGGACTTAGCGAAAACGCTAAGATTGTGGTCTCGGACGGTAGATTCTTCAATGAGTTCGACGCCGTACGCGCTCGTGGTGGTGTTGTCTGGCGTATTGAAAGACCGGGGGTAGGCCCTCAGTCCAACCATCCTAGTGAGATGGAGGCTATCGACTACCCACACTTCTCAGCACGTCTGAATAATGACGGTACGCTGAAAGACTGGCGTAATACAGTAGTGGACAACTATATAGAGTTAAAGACTGGTCGCTACTATGGACATAAGGATGCCGATTAGGCTTGACATTTAAATCCTAGTCGTATATTATATGCGTATGAAAGATACAGATTATGCGTGGGCTGCTGGGTTCTGGGATGGTGAGGGTTGTGTATCACTCACATATAGACAATGGAGTGAGAACACTCCAAGAATTCCTAGGATTGTAGTACAGGTTGCTCAGGTTGACCGTAGAGTCCTTGACAGATTTCAGAGTGTTGTCGGTTATGGAAACGTATTGGGGCCGTATAAGCCAAGAAGTAATAACGCTCAACCGTATCATGTATGGCGAGTTGAAGGAGTTCCACATCTTCAAAGGATGCGAGATTTACTTGCACCATATCTTGGAGAGGTTAAACTTAATCAGATGGATATTGCATTGGAGGCTCGTAGAGTCTGGGAAAAGACTGCAACCTGTCTAGTGCATGGCACTAGGCTTGTTGAGAATGTGAGCGGTGGCAGATGGAACTGTCCTGCGTGTTTATCAGATGCCGGTAAGAAGGCGGCTAAGGCCCGTTGGGGCAGTAAGGATGTGATGTCATGACGCTTCGCGTCGGTTTTTGACCTCGACGGATGTGGGTATGATTTTGGTAATTCAGTTAGGAGATATCTAGATTCTATTGGAAGAACATACGGATTCAAAGATGGTGCAGACGAACCGCACCATTGGGACTTCTACGAATATTGGGGAATGGACAGGGCAGAGTTCTCGCAGATTTGCCACGATGGTGTGGATGCGGGTTTCATCTTCTCGGGTCCGGTTCGCCCAAACACTGTCGAGGCTTTCAAAGCAGTAAAGGAGATGGGTCATACCATCGTTATTATTACCGACCGTCAGTTCGGGTGTTCGCCAACAGCATCGCATCAGGCTACGCGCGTGTGGTTGGCTGAGAACGGTATCGAATATGATGAGTTGCACTTCTCTGCTGATAAGTTGATTGTTCCAACCGACTGCTTCGTTGAGGACAAGTTGGAGAACTATGATATCCTTACCGCCGCCGGTACGCCATGCGTCCTCATAGATAGGCCCTGGAACCAAGACGGTAACGATACCAGACTGCGTATCAATGATATTGGTCAGTATCCACCATTCGTGTCTCTGGTCGCTGACCTGCACAAGAACAGGCTAAGTATGGTATAATCTTAGGTATGCCTATATATTTATATCGTAGATGTTTATGTGAGTCCTCTCAGGACGGTCATCATGAGCGAACGGCAACAATTGATGACAGAGACAACCAGCGATGCGATTTCTGTGGCTCTCAACTTGTTCGTAAACTAGCATTCACTGGCCTTACTTGGGCACCAACAGCAGGCGGTATGCGATGAGCCTCATGCCCGTTGAACAGCCGCGTTTCGAAGAGATGCGCGATGTCGTAGAATTATATATCAAGAACGTCAACCCTACCAAGATTGCCAAGCAACTCGGTATCCGTAGGGTTGACGTTCTTTCTCACATTGAGGATTGGAAGAAGTCCTCAGTAGGGTCCGAGGTCATGAAGGACCGCGTTGAGGAACTCATAGCCTCTATGGACGAGCACTACTCCATGCTTATCACCAAAGCATATGAGATTGTTGACGAGGTAGACACCCTTCGTAATTCTGATAAAGAAACTATGACGCGCTCCCAGATGCTCTCTCAGAAGAAGGGCGCTCTGGACCTTATCGCCAAGTTGGAAAAAGACCGCATTGATGTGCTGCAGAAATCTGGCCTGCTCGATGCCGCCGACGTTGGTGACCAACTCGTACAGATGCAGGAAGAGTATCAGCACGTCATGGACCTGCTTTCAGAGCACCTATGCGATGACTGTCATACCAAGATTCTAGGCGCGTTGGCCAGAGAGAATGATGCTGTGGTGGTAGTACGTGGCGAATGACTTTGCGAGACAGTTGTTCAATAGACTGTCAGGTGCAGAATTCGAAGAACTGCCGGTAGATATCCATGAGTTTGTAACATCTGATGAATATTGTGGATTGAAAGCATTGTCCGAACACCAATACTCCTTGGTCAAAGCGATGAGCCAAATCTATAAGCGCGAGACGCTGGTGGCTTTATATGGTGACGATGCATTGGCTGAACAGCGATATCGTGAGACGTGTCGAGAGATTATCATGCAACTTGGTAAGGGTTCTGGAAAGGACTTTACCTCTACCGTCGCGGTATCGTACGTGGTATACCTTCTCCTATGCCTTAAAGACCCAGCCCTATACTACGATAAGCCTAAGGGAGACTCCATTGATATCATCAATATTGCTATCAACTCAGACCAGGCCAATAGGGTTTTCTTCAAGAACTTTGTAGAGCGAGTAAAGAATAACCCTTGGTTCGATGGTAAGTTTGTCGAGAAGCAGGGCAGCATCGAGTTCGACAAGAACGTCACCGTGTACTCTGGACACTCCGAACGAGAGGCGTTTGAGGGTTATAATACACTCTTGGTAATCCTTGACGAGATTAGTGGTTTCGCTCTTGAATCGTCGTCCGGTAACCAAAGCGCAAAGACTGCAGGAGCCATATATGATATGTACAAGGCTTCGGTTACCTCTCGATTTGCTAAGTTCGGCAAACTGGTATTACTATCATTCCCTCGTTTCAAGGATGACTTCATTCAACAGAAGTATAATGAGGTAATTGCTGAGAAGGAGACGGTAGTCCGCTCGGCCACCTTGAAGGTAGACCCTGAACTACCTGATGGTTATGAGGGTAATGAGTTTGAGATTAAGTGGGATGAGGATGAAATAATCCGATATGCATTCCCTTACACGTTTGCTTTGAAGAGACCATCATGGGAAGTGAATCCCACCAAGGACTTACAAACGGACTACGCCCTAGACTTCTATCGTAATATGGGAGACGCGCTCGGTAGATTCGCTTGCATGCCGTCCAACCTAGAAGATGGTTTCTTCAAGAACAAAGAGAAGATTGACGATGCGTTCTCTAGGCTCAATGGTGTAGACGACTTCGGAGTGTTTCACCCATCCTTCGTACCGAAGGATGATACCCGATACTTCATGCATGTTGACCTCGCTCAGAAGCACGACCACTGTGCGGTGTCTATGGCACATATCGAGAAGTGGTTGGAATATAAGATTGGTGATAACATGACAGAATACCTCCCGGTAGTATCTGTCGATGCTATTAGATATTGGACACCCACCAAAGAGAAGTCGGTTGACTTCAAAGATGTTATTGAATATATCAAGGCGGTCAGACGCCGAGGCTTTGACTTGAAGTTAGTGACGTTCGACCGCTGGAACTCCCACGACACCATGCAGGACTTGGAACGAAACGGCATCAAAACAGATATCCTCAGTGTTGACAAGAAACACTATGATGACTTCCTTATCACCATGTACGACAATAGGCTGTTTGGTCCTAGAGTTGAATTGCTTATTGAGGAACTAGGTCAGTTGCGTCAGGTCATCCGTGGTACCAAGGTGACCATCGACCACCCGAGAAAGGGAAGCAAGGACTTGGCTGATGCCGTATGTGGTAGTATCTGGGACGCGGTGGCACACACCCCTAAGGAAGAGAACGTAATGGTAGAGGCATTCACGTTATCTGATTTGAAGAAACAGGTTGTAGAAGAGGAAGAGCGAAGGTCTAAGTGGGACCGAGAGGGTGTTATTGTGGCCCCCAAGCCGAGGCTTGACGATGCCCCCAGAGATGTTCAAGAGATGGTAAGAGAACTGATGAGAGTCCTCTGACCCTTTGACACTACCGGGCGGTAGTGGTAGAATGAAAGTAAACATTAAGGAGGGCAGTAAGCATGACAGAACTCATTGCAGAGGAAACTGAGCATGAGCGCATGGAGGCCACACGCCACCATCGTCCCACTCGCGCAGAACTTGTGCTTGCCCTAATCGAGAGAGATGGGGATGAGTGTGCTTACTGTGAAAGAGATTTCTCACAGCGGGAAAGAACACTCGACCACGTATTCCCTCAGTCTAGGGCTTATGCAGAAGGATGGACGTACGAACAGGTTTGGGATTTGTCCAACCTGGTTCTAGCATGTAAGCCGTGTAATGCACGCAAGGGCGACCAACTTCTCAACGAAGATGGTACCATTCCGGTTAAGACCAAGCGTACATTCAGGTATCGTCGTGATAAGAGAGCCACTCGCCCGAGTGAGCCGTGCGTTATGTGCGATAATGGACATAACCTATTCATTGGCGAGATATGTGCTCAGTGTGGTTGCGATGCTCAGAGGTTCCCACGTTCCGCCAAGGTACGTGCGGACCAGTGTGACCACGCGCTAACGTGGTGTTGGAGTTGTTCAATCGGATTGACTCCGCGCTCCGGTAGTCTTGAAATGCTATTCTTCGGAGTAGAGGGTCAAGAAGAGGGCTACTTGGAGTCTTGACACAAGTCTGACCCAGATGATAGTATGGCCGGTAGGCGTAAGTCGCGGTGAACTTCCTGCGCAGCCTACCGGCCACATCTATGCGGGAAGGAAACGCAGATGAAGGTTACATTCTTCACCGGAGCCGGTATATCAGCCAATGCCGGTATACCCGTTTATCGTGCTGAGGGCAGTTCGTGGACAGATTCTGACTTGGAGAAGAAGTCGCATTCCCATTCATATGGGAATCATCTGCCAGAGTTGTGGGACAAGCATTGGGGACCGCTGAGTTTACAGATACGTCAGACCGGGCCGACATATACGCATAAGCGTATTGCTGAGGCTTACCCGGATGCTGTGGTCATTACGCAGAATGTAGATGACCTGCACGAGCGCGCCGGTAGTGATACCATTCACCTTCACGGTACCCTAGCAGGATATTGCATGCGCTGTAAATCTAATGAGGTAGCCCGATATCAAATGATGATGGGTGCGCCGGTATGCTACAACTGTGGTAGCAATAAGACCAGACCGGCGGCGGTACTGTTCGGTGAGTCGATTCCTCGTAAACTTTATAATAACGCAAATAAGATTGTCATGGAGTCAGACGTTCTCGTCGTAATAGGGTCGTCTCTTGTTGTCTACCCGGCCACGGCAATCGTGATGGATGCCATTATGCGTAAGCAAAACGTCATCATCGTCAACAAGTCAGAAACGTCGTTTGATAAGTTCGCTAACATAGCATTGCATGATGATTGTGACTCCGTTATTGATAACATACTATGATTGGAAGTTAGATGCAAACCTATCACAAGATTAACTCCCTCTATAAGCGTCATGTGGACGGTAAGAAGAAGGGTAAGTTGATAGAGGGCGAGTGGGCGACCCCAGAGATTGGATATCTTTCCAACAACCTATGGGAGTTTACCGAGAAGGTAGACGGTACCAATATTCGTGTGGGGTATACTCCTGGAATGGTGGTATTCGGTGGTAGGACTGAGAAGTCTGAACTACCGGGGCCGCTTTCCGAGTGGCTCATGGCTAACCTTACTGCAGAAGTATTTGCCAATGCTGGATTTGAGGATGGAGTCACGCTGTACGGAGAAGGGTATGGCCCTAAGATTCAAAGTGGTGAGAACTATAGTCCGTCTCAGAAGTTCGTATTGTTTGACGTAAAGATAGGTGATTTCTGGTTGAGCCGCCCCAACGTCATAGATGTGGCATCCAAGTTGGGTCTTGACGCCGTTCCGGTGATTGGCAGGGGTACGCTGTTCGACGCTATGGATATTGTCCGTTCTGGTTTCATATTCAACAATGCTGGTGGTATAGAGAGATACGGACGAGGTACGTTGCAGTCTGCATGGGGAGACTTCGATGCCGAAGGTATTGTGGCTCGTCCGGTAGTAGATATGTTCGACCGTTTCGGTAACAGAATCATAACCAAGATTAAGAAGGTGGATTTCAATGGCACATGAGGAAACATATGAAGAGAATATAGGTCCGTTGGATTGCGCCGGTAGAAGAATCAAAGAGGGTGATAACCTCGTCGTCGGTACCAATTCCGGTATCAGAGTTGGCAAGGTAATCGCCGTCAAAGAGTTCGAAAATGACTATCGTAACATTTGGACATACTCTATCACCATTGACAGAGAACTTCCCAAGAAGGGTCGTCAGACATTTCAACACAATGTCCTCACTGAAACCAAGTTCTGGGTGATGGATTCACAGGTGAATTTAAGGAACAAACCCGGTTATTGGTGAGCCGGTAGTGCTATAATTGAAGTATGGACAAGAAATTAGGACGACTTCCAAACGACCCGAGCAAGCCTCGATTGTTGTTTGCCAAGTATACGGAAGAGAAGCCAACCTACCCGGATAGGGTTGACTATATCAGTGATATAACATATCCGATGTATTTGAATGATAAGATTGGCGACTGCACCATTGCAGGCGCGGCTCACATGATTCAGGCAATATCTAAGTATGGTCAGGGAGTTATACAAACGCTTACCGACGATGACGTAGTTAGTGCATATGAGGCTAACACGGGGTATGACCCGAGTACCGGCGCAAACGACGACGGCGCGGTAATGCAAGACGTTCTTAATTATTGGCGTAAGACTGGTATCGGCGGTCATAATATTCTCGCATTCGCTGAGGTAGATGTGAACAATACCGATGAGATTCGTAATGCGCTTAGTACCTTCGGTGCGTTGTATATCGGTATAAACTTCCCAGACTCTGCAATGGAGCAATTCGACTCCGGTAAGCCCTGGGACGTTCAAGATGGTGCCAACCTAGACGGTGGTCACGCTATCCACGGTGGCTTCTATGATGTGAATGGTAACTACAAGGTAACCACTTGGGGTGCTATTCAGGAAATGACCCCGGCATTCTGGAACGAATACGTTGAAGAGGCGTGGGTGGTAATCACACCGGAGTGGTTGAACGCTGCCGGGACATCACCGAGCGGTCTTAATCTTAATCAACTAGGAGAGGACTTGGCAGAACTTACTGGTGGTGTGAATCCTTTCCCGACACCTGAACCTAATCCAACGCCTACGCCTGTGGTTGTTTCGAATGATGACTTGGCTTCGTTCTTGAGCGATTTCCTACCGAGTCACGACCTATCGGCATTACCGGTCCTTCAAGAGAAGTTGCAAGACTGGCTCGCATCCAGGACGTGACCAAGGACACGCTCTAGAAGTGGATAATAGCCACATACTCATGGTATGCTAGTAGTATGAGAACATATGAAATAGGCTATGATTTAGCACAAAATGATATTAAGAGATTCGGTATTCTCCACGCATTCGACAAGATGGAGGTACTTGACGGAGAGTTCGGTACCGGCTACACTGAGGCCGTGGAGAGCTTCGTAGAGAGAGTTTGAAAGACTACCGGGCGGGGATTTGACAAGCCCGCCCGGTAGTGCTATGATAGTATAGACGTAATGGTTCAGGGACGGAAGTCAGCAGGCCAACGTCATCTTTGCTCTATAGTGTAACTGGCAACACACTTGATTCTGACTCAAGAGAGTCTAGGTTCGAACCCTAGTAGAGCAGCACTTGACAGAATACTACCGCTTGCGGTATAGTTCTGTTAACGAGAACCTGTGGTGTAGTGTTGCACGGCTTTCGCAAGGGGGTAGGCTTGGGCTCAATACCCAGCGGGTTTACCAGTCGATTCATGTGAGACTTAAAATATCATGATATATGTCGCTGGTGAAGTGGTATCACGTTGGATTCCAGCCCCAAAGTTCCGAGTTCGATTCTTGGGCGACGTGCGTTGGTAATAATTGATTGCGTATACATGAGATTATTACAAGTGTGACAGGGTATACGACGAATGTCATGCGAAACATCTAGGTGTGGGGCAGTAGGTCAGCCCGCTTCCCTCGGACGGAAGAGTACCGCAGGTTCGAATCCTGCCACCTAGACCATAAATCTAGTAACCGGGTGTTGGAAAACGGTAATCCGCGTGTTTTGGATACACGAGACAGCGAGTTCGACTCTCGCCTCCCGGACAACGGTAGCCTCACGGCTGCTATGACGAGGTATAGTAGACTGGTTAGCACACTTCTCTGATAAGGAAGTAAACGTGGTTCGATTCCACGTACCTCGACGCCGGTTTGCTTGTATGTTTCGGCTGCGGCTGAAATGTATGGGCGCCGGTGTGCTTCAACTGGCTTAAGAACGAGGCGTCACGAAGGTATATACCGCACGCCTACTCCTGGCAAGGAGGCCGACAGAAGGTAATCAAATAACCTCGTGAGGTCAAACGGTTAAGATATTACCCTGTCACGGTACATGGAGCGGGTTCGACTCCCGTCGCGAGGACACTATGAATGAAAATAGTCAGGGAAATTTGGCATGCAACTCTTCAATATACCCTAACACTTGGAGTACACCAAGCACTCGCACGGTGAAGGAAACTGTAGAAGAGTATGACGGCGACGGTAAGTTGGTAAAGAGAACCATCACCGAGACCACCACCACAGATTCCTATAGATACCAGCCATATCAAGCAATCTACTAAGGATAAACTATGAGCCGTGAAGTTCTTTTCAAGACCATTCACGGCTCTCGTCTTTATGGGTTAAACCACGCCGGTAGTGATGACGATTTCTACACCGTCGTCACCAAGAAGTTGACAGATACTCGTATCGGTAGACAGACCAAGGCTCGCTACGCCAAACAGACCATCGTTGACAACGAGGACTCTATGGTGGTAGACTTCGGTACTTGGGTTGAGATGTGTAAGTCTGGTGTGCCGCAGGCACTTGAGGCAATGTTCTCAGGTATGCCCTTAGAGGACCGTATTGGCGATTTCAGAGCCTCCTGGTATTGTGGTGACCAAGTATACCAGCGTTATTTCAGGACTATTAAATCCTTTGCGCTCAGCGAGGATGAAGGTATAAAGAAGCGTCGTCACGCATTGCGTCTGGCGCTCAACCTTAATGAGATAGGTCGCACCGGTAGATTCAATCCGACCCTATCCAAAGAAGATGCAAATTATATCACTCGTATGGCTACTAAGTCACACGATGATGTATATGGATTAGCACTATGTATAGCATGGTAGGAGAACAATGAGTCTGATTGATGATTTAAGGGATTGGTACAAGGAAGAGTCATATCCGCCAAGTGCCTGGGATATTGACGATGTTGAACAAATCGCCTATGAAGTGATTGATGATTCTCCGCGTTGGGGTAATGTTGTTCAAATCGTATATAAGCGCGGTGATGAGTTGGCGGCGGTAGAAGATATTGAGCCTGCCACAGAAATGCAGGGCTGGGGAGACTACGGCGAGCCTGAGATATACAAGGTCTCGCCGGTAGAGGTAAAGACAATCAAGTACGAGAGGGTCTGATTGCCTTTATTCCAGTGTAGTTTGACATGACCATTTTATCATGCTACACTGGACTTGGATGCGTAGTTCAATGGTAGAACAACGGTCTTACACACCGTTAACGTGGGTTCAATTCCCTCCGCATCTACTGAACGCCGGAAAGACTACCGCCCCTTCGGAGGCTCCGGTACCCGAGAGTAGTCATATGGAAGATGAATTGCAACGGCTTGCAACACTGTCTTGAAAACAGTTGGTTCCGAAAGGGATTGGGCTCGACACCTACTTCTTCCGCCGTGTTTAAACAAGAGCACGATGCTATGGGCGCGGTAGTGACTTGACTCCCCCACGTTGATAGCACCCAAGGCAGTATCGTATATTGGTATTACGTTCGGTTGAAGCCCGAAGGAATACGGTTCGATTCCGTGTGCTGCTACGCGTATATAGTGTTTAATGGTTAGCACATTTGACTTCCAATCAAATAGTGTGGGTTCGAATCCCGCTATACGCTCAGATGAAGAATTGATGACTAGTTAAATCAATTCCGAATCAACCGTAGTGGTTCTCCCCCGACGATGGGGCAGTACAATGAACTATAGGTAAATCGGGTTAGCGACTCGTGAATCCTGAATCTACGGGCATCCGGGTGTAATGGCGGTGGCTACGAACCACTAGCGCATAACGGAATGAAAATGAGGGTTCGAATCCCTTCACTCGGTCTCTGACTACGGATTGACCTGTGATTCGTAGCATGCTATGATGAAGTATCATGAAGGTATGTAATAAATGTGGCGTCTCTAAGAGCCTTGAAGAATTTAGAGTTCACTCTACGCGCAAGACATACTACGGATATTGCATAGAATGTCATCGCAAACAAGTACGAGAGCACTATCAGAAGAATAAGCAATATTATATTGATAAAGCTAAGTCTTGGAGAGCAGAGTGCAGAGATAAAATTAATGAGTTAAAGTCTGTACCGTGTACTGATTGTGGAAAAACATTCCCATCCTATGTGATGGACTTCGACCATATGGGTATCGAAGAGAAAATTTGTAATATTTCTCAAATGGTCGGTGTAAAGGGCATGGAGTCGATACTATCAGAGATAGCCAAATGTGAAATCGTGTGTGCTAACTGTCATAGGATTAGAACGCATGAAAGACAGGCTACCATTTGAATCCAATCTGTGATAGTATTGATTCATGAAAACGTTTCGATACGATGTCTCCCTCGTTGTAGAGGTAGAGGCATTCTCAGAGATTGATGCCGAAGATGCGGTTCGTGACGCCTTTGGTTTAGGTGATACTTGCGGGTTGAATATAGTGGAGTCCGAAGTTGGTAATTTCACAGTTGATTGATACCTTGCAGATATGTTCATTCTGTTGCAAAGCACCATCTGATGGTATAGCAAAACTACAAGACCCAGAAGGTGATATTGTGGATTTGCCACTATGTTTGAACTGCTTCAATTCAATAAGTTAGACTTGCTCCGGTAGTGAAAAATGGAAACACGCTCAGGTATGCGCGCTACTATGGGAACGATGCGCACGTTCCTGAATCCAACTGAGAAACTGAGGTTCGATTCCTCGCCGGTGCTCTCATTCCAATTAGGAGATATATGATTAAGGAGATTAGCCATGTTAACCGGTAAGTAGGGGCAACCATTAATTACCGATAACCTTACCGGTTGCCCCGGAAAGGTAACAACATGGCAACACAAGCACGAGGCGCGAGCAACAAGGCTAAGAACCAGGAAATGGCTCAGCGCATGAAGCAGTTGGGTATTCGTCGCACAACCGGACTATGCCCAATCTGCTACCGACACGTAAGCATTCCGATGGACCGTCACTTCTGGGGAGGCATCTGCGTATGACTGGACTCAATCACGATTGGGATAGACCGTATGGCCCAGGCCATGCAGACTTCCAACACGGCGCGGTAGATGAAGATGACTTCGACAAGGAAGTAGTGTATACTCCTAGGAGACGTAAGAAGGGATGCAAGAAGCACAAGGGCAATCCTTGTGCTTTCACCAAGAAGATTTTCCGCAACCAGTGGTGGTCATCATCCAAAGAGATGTGGGTAGTTAGTTCAATCATGACTTGCGAGAAGTGTGGCAAGCACGATTGGACTAGTTACAAGTATGAATACAGGAAGTCTCCTGTAACCTAAGACGGACCTGGCCGGTAAACCCAGAATCAATTGATTAGATGTTCTAAGTGTAATACGAGAATAAAGACCCACCTATGGATTGTGGGCGGTAGGGTTTACTGTGGTGTCTCGTGTCAGCGAGATGGTAAGTCATTCTTTGAGAAAACCAGAAGGGCACTTGATAAGATGTATAAGGATAGTGCTGGCTGATGATGTGGAGTATCGCGTTGGCAGGAATATTCATTTTCTGCATATACAAACTCAGATGATATAATTGAATAGATGGGCGCTATTGCGCAGCGAAAACGAGCCACCCTACGGTCTGGTGGGAGTCAGACCGCCCATCACATGCCTCTGTAACCGAGTCAGGTTTCTACCCTGTTAATCGTAGTGGAGTTGCAAACGCGGGTTCGAATCCTGCCAGGGGCGCACTTGACAGCATGCGAACGGCATGCTATAGTAGTACCAGTGAGTTAAATACAAGCGTTAGGACAATTCGGCTTGGCTCATGGAATGGAAGGAAAACAATGTCCGCAATTATTGAGGGCGTTGCGCGAGCAATGCCTATTTTTGTACCGCGTCGTTCGCAAGGCGCACTAGTAAATGTACTTCAAGGCATCGTCCTTGGTGTATTCTTGACCGCGCTCTCCTACATCGTAGGATTGAGAGCGGGTTGGATTGACTCTCTCGATTACATCGAGGTATTTGCAGTATTCACATCCTACGTCTGCACGTTCTTGTGTGTCGTAGAGCGCCGTATCAACTACCCAATCGGCGCGGTATCCACAGCAGCCTACTGTCTGCTGTTTTATAATTCCCACCTGTATGCCTCTATGGCAATCAATGGATTCTTGGCGGTATATCTGGTCTATGGCTGGATGCGCTGGCGCAGCGATGACGATACGCGCCCGGTAACTCGCATGACTATCCCATCTTGGATTGTGTCTATTCTCGTCGCTATTACAGGATACATCATCGTGGCCGGTATCTCTGACGCCAACGGTGGTCATCTGGCCTGGACCGACTCGGTAATCTTCATCGGTACCATCCTGGCCCAATTCATGCTTGATAACAAGAAGTTGGAGAACTGGCACGTATGGGCAATCGTCAACATGTTTGCTATTTTCACCTACTTTGATGCACATCTGGCATTGGCCGGGTTCCAGTACATCTTCTTCTTGCTCAACACCGTGTATGGATACTTCATGTGGAAGAGGTCGCAATCGTGAGAGCACTTGTATTGATGAAGGCAATCCCTCCAACCAAGGGCCACGATGCACTATTAGAATTTGCTCATACATATGCTTCTCATGGCCTGGTGTTGATGGATACCGCCCAGGGTGAGCCCATGGTCTCCGCTCGTGTTGGTTGGTTGCGTAGGCGCGTGCGTGGCATGATGCCGCATTGGGACTTTAAGCATATCTGGTTTGAGCCTCAATTCGATACCGAGCCCTATTTTTGGGATATGTGGAAAGACGAGTTCGACAAGTTGGGACACTTCGATGTGGTGATTGGCTCGGAGGCATATTGCCAGAAGGTGGCCGACCTCATCGGGGCGACATATATTCCATTCGACCCTGACCGAGAGATGGTGAACACCAAGGCGTCTGTTATTCGCCAGTTCCCGCGCTCCACATTCAAGAACATCTCTCCGACGTTTCAGCACAATCTAGTTACCACGGTTACTATTTGGGGTGCTGAGTCTACTGGAAAGACTACCTTGAGCAAAGACTTGGCGTTGAGGACAAGAAGCCATTATGTCTTGGAGTGGGCACGTCCATATTTGGAAACTGTTGGTACCGAAATCAACATCAAGTCCATGACAGATATCTGGAATGGTCAGCGAGCGTTACAGGACCAGTCACACTTCTGGTTGGATAGACCGGCAATCATTCAAGACACCGACCTGTTCTCCACGGTAGGGTATTGGGAGCAACCGCATTGGGCCGACCAACTCGGCCCGGTACCGAATAAGTTGATTGAAGATGCTCATTATTTCAAGTCCGACCTATATATCATCACCAAGTCTAATATCCCATTTGAGGTAGACCCATTACGCTATGGTGGAGACCACAGGGAATCTGATGATGCATACTGGATTGACATTGCTGATAAATATGGCCTCAACTATGTGGTGCTGGAAAGTGCCGACCACAGAGATAGACTCCATGAGGCTACGGTCTTGACTAACGCGGCGGTAGATGATAGGCTCCGCGTACTAGACTTCGATAGGAGAGGCGCATGATTGCATTAATTAGTAGTCGCAACCGCAGCAAGGTGGTGTCGAATATCAGTTTGTATTCGGACGGTACACCATTCATCAAAGATAATGACATTCTATGGTATGCAGATACTATGGTGCTGACTGACCCGACGTTATCTCACTTCTCTACCGCCATGATGGTGGCAGATGCTATTGCTGCACAGGTGGGTCCGTTGGAGACGCTGATGATTCCATACCTACCGGGCGCTCGTCAGGACCGTCAGAATCGCGGTGGAGATATGTTGTTCGGTGCTGACTACTTTGCCAGAGAAATCAATGCGCGTGGGTTTGAGCATGTGCTGGCGGTAGACCCTCACAGCCACGTTATGCCCGAGATGATTAATGGCTTTGTTGAATATCCTCTGGAACGAGTCTATGGTAAGTTGTGGAATGGATATACCGGGGTTATCGCTCCCGACCATGGTAGTCACGACCGTGCTATGACAGCCGCGCTGGCTCTGCGCAAGCCCCTCATCTATGGAGATAAGGTTCGTGACCCGGAGACCGGCAGGCTAAGTGGTTTCAAGGTAGAAGAATTAGAGGCCGGTGGACACTATATCGTTGTCGATGATATTTGTGACGGCGGCGGTACCTTCGTGGGTCTGGGTGAGAAGATTGCGCAACAGGATTGTTGGGCAGACCTGTTTGTCACGCACGGTATTTTCACCAGGGGAACCAGTGAACTTAATAAGTTCTATAAGAATATCTATAGTACGGATACGCGCAGGTTCAATGAGTTGGCCAGAGTACACAAGGTCAACATCATTGACGATATGATTGAATATGCTACATCACTTTAATAAATGAAAGAAGAGGTTGAAATGACTAATAACAATTACCGTGGTCTGAACCCTCTGTTCCTGACAGACGGCTACAAACTAGACCACAGAAGGCAATATCCTAAGGGTACTGAGTACGTATATGCAAACTGGACCCCGCGTGGTACGCGCGTCAAGGGTGTCAACGAGGTTACATTCTTCGGGTTGCAGTATACACTAAAGAAGTTGCAAGGCTACTTCGATGAGTGGTTCGCTCGCGATGAGGATGAGGTATGTGCTGAATATCAGGATATGCTGGATTCCTACCTGGGTCCGAATGATATTGGTACCGACCACATCAGGGCTTTGCACAGGCTGGGATATCTACCGCTTGAATTCAAGGCGTTACCGGAGGGCTCTCGCGTGCCGCTCCGCGTGCCGATGTTCACGTTGGAGAATACGCACCCGGACTTCTTCTGGTTGACCAACTACTTAGAGACATATCTGTCTGCTGAGTTGTGGATGCCGTGTACGTCTGCCACCGTGGCCAGCCGTATTCGTAGCCTGCTCAATGATTGGGCTATTAAGACTACCGGTACGACTGAGGGCGTGGGATTCCAGGGCCACGACTTCTCCATGCGAGGCATGGCCGGTATCGAAGCCGCATTGATTTCTGGTATGGGTCACTTGGTGGCATTCACCGGAACTGAGACGGTCCCGGTACTCTCCACCATCAAGGAATACTATCCCGTTAAGGGATTCTTGGCCGGTACCGTCCCGGCGACCGAGCACTCTGTCATGTGTGCTGGTGGTCAAGATGATGAACGCGAGACATATCAGCGTCTATTGGATTTGTACCCGACGCAGATTCTAAGTGTTGTCTCCGATACCTGGGATTTCTGGAATGTGTTGACTGATATTCTACCTTCGTTGAGGGACCAGATTCTTGCTCGTGCTGTCAATGGCGGTAAGTTGGTCGTACGTCCTGATTCCGGTGACCCGGCAGATATTGTGTGTGGTACACATGGAGTGTTTGGTGAGGGTACCACGCCGGTAGAGAAGGGTGCTATTGAAGTATTGTGGGATGCTTTCGGCGGTACCGTCAATGAGCAGGGTTATAAGGTTCTCAACCCGGCAGTTGGTCTCATCTACGGCGATGCCATGAACTTCGGACGTATCCAGAATATCTGTGAGCGTCTGGCTGAGAAGGGATTTGCCACGACCAATATGGTATTCGGCGTCGGTAGTTTCAACTATCAGTACCAGACTCGTGACACGTTTGGCTTTGCCATGAAGGCTACCAACGTGGTTATCGACGGTAAGGAGACCGCTATCTTCAAAGACCCCAAGACCGACAATGGTTTGAAGAAGTCTTTGAAGGGTCGTATTGCAATTATCAAGTCTGGTGACGAGTTGATTGCTTACGATGATACTTCTGCGGCGGCACGAGAGTCTGTGATTTCGAGCGGTCGTGATATGTTAAAGACCGTTTGGAAGGACGGCGAGTTCGTCAAGGAATACACCTTTGACGAGGTTCGTGCCAACACGGGTTTGGTTGACTGATGTTCTGGCGTAAGAAGAATATCGACCCGAATCGTTGTAGTATCAGTGAGGAATGGTGTGGATATTTCATCGGTAGACAACACTGTTCTACACATCAGGTGCATTGGGATGATGGTGGTCCCTGCCCGCACAAGGGCGTTCCTTACGATGAATATTGGGAATCTAAGCAAAGGTACTAGTTATGGATAGAGATATATTGGCAGAAGTATATGAGCAACACTTTGTGCCTTCGTCTGGTTCGTTCTGTCGATGTGGATTCAAGATAACTAATACCGAACCTGGCGACAGGGACCATTCAAGAGGTTGGAGTACCAATGCCGTACATATGCGAAAGATGTTCGCAAGGCATCTGGCTGATGAGTACAATAAATTATATTAGTTTGATGGGTACCGGGGCTTGACACGGCCCCGGTACCCATGTTAGAGTTCATTCATGAACGAGGACTTGATACGCTGTACTCGATGTGGTAGACTGAGGAAGTCGAAGTTCATGGTACAACGCAAAGTATATTCTGGTAAGAAGAAGTGGCGTTGCCGAGCACGCTCGGTATGCTCGTCAATCACCAGGAGAAACTTGACAAGGTAGTTTCAATCTGTTACACTGTAATATATGAACTGGTTGATTACACTCCTTGTAGTTCTAGTCTTGATTGTAATCTTGGCTAGATTCCTATAATTCAATAAAGCATGGTGACTATCGTATAGTGGATATTACACTTGGCTGTGACCCGAGTAACGAGAGTTCAATTCTCTCTAGTCACCCCATGCCTCGCGAGCACGGCGGAATGTGCAACTGACTCTTAATCAGTGGGTCGTGGGTTCGAATCCCACGCGGGGTACACAGAGGTTTGGATGAGCCAAGTGATACTGTCTCAAATAGCCTAGCCAGCATCGGTTCCAGGTGGCTCCTGTGGCCGGTACTCATCCAAACCGCGAACTTAATTAAATATGGGTCACAAGCATTGAAGTGATGCAATCGGCTTTTACCCGATGGATGAGGGGGCAGTACCTTCGTGGCCTACGTAATAATATAATATGCGGCGTTGGAGTAATGGTTATCTCGCTTGCCTCTCACGCAAGAGACTACGGGTTCGAATCCCGTACGCCGCGCAAGTTGCGTACATCGTGACGGTGTGCTAAACTTAGAATATGGATGAAAAAGATTTAGCCTATATAGCCGGTTTCTTTGATGGTGAAGGAACTGCCACCATCAGGATGGTAAAATCATCTAATGGTAAAAGGTATCCAAGAGTAGAGGCTAGAATTTCTCAAAATGACCGAGAGGTTTTAGATTGGATTGCTGAACTATTTGGTTTTGGTCAAGTATATGCTAAACCAGATAGCAGAACAACTAATTTAAATCATTCTTATCAGGCTTTTCACAAGTCTGGTAGAATTTTTTTGACAGCTATTGAACCATTTTTGAAAGTCAAAAAAGAACATGTAACAAAAATTCTCAACCAGTGTGGTAGAGAATAATATGGCCCATTCGTTTATTGGTAGGACCTTGGTTTTTCAGGCCAAAGAAAAGAGTTCGATTCTCTTATGGGCTACGCGGCGTCAAGCAGTACGCGTTATCTAGAACGGTTCAATTCCGTCAGCCTAGGTGGTAACTTAAACTGCGTTTTCGGTAGAAGTGTTACGGCAGCACCACTCGTTGCCAACGAGTAAGCGCGGGTTCAACTCCCGTCTACCGGACGCTAGGTTGAACGTTGGCCGATACCATAGGAAATATCCCCGTTACGGAGAGAGAAATCCTGGGGGTCGTGGCGTCAACAGCACTGGTCTAGACCAGTTACTAGAACTCTTGACAGGCCCTTGTGCTCATGATAGAGTTCTTCTTGTTGGTAGGGGTTGTCCGCAACTCCCTACCGTTTGAAACTTCATAATTTAAAAACACCGCTTGGGGTGATAAACCAGGGTGACCTGGCGAAAGGCCGGTATGACAACCGGCCACCAGTAATGGTATATCCAAGCAATGCAGGTCTTTAAGACTTCGTGATGAGCGGAGTTAGCAGAATAAGGACCCTTGCCCAAGAGCAATCTGTGGAGGGCACGTCGGCAGACGTAAAGAGGAATTATCCCAAACTGTGTTAGGCCATTGCAAGGTATCATAGTGCGAGGCTGCAACCAAGTGCGTATACCATGAAGCGCGGTAGTTCCAGGCACGGGATTATAGGCGATAGTAGATTGTAAGTAGCCGCAAGCGAAAGCATATGGATGGTGTGAAGCATTCTGTGGGTCAAAAGCCTACGGACCTTCGTGGAGAAGCACATCGTCTGTCAAGTCCCTTAGGGGCAGGGTTTGTATGCCCCTATTATACAATGAAATGTATTCACATTAAAAGCAAGAGACTTCTCCCGTCGTTGACTGAAAGCGTCTTAATGCCTGACCGAAAGGAATCAGGCCAACTGGAAGCTCGCAAGGCCAAGGTTGTTGATATGCTAGTAGTGCAGTTTAGAGGTTTAGCGGCCTCTTTACGAAACAAACGCAGTCGAGAAGGTGGCGACGTAAAGACTGACAGACTTAATCTGTTAGGCGCGGTAGATGCTTGGGGGACCAAGCGGATAAGTTGGGAACCATTATATGGATAATCCAACTAAAGTCTACCAAGGTAAGGGTAAATCTAACCCTCCACACCCTTCGGGGTGCATGGCGTATAGCGTTGGTTGTGTCGGCGTGACTGTAAATCACCTCCGTGGGGGTTCGAATCCCTCATACGCCACCGGGTTCTGCTTGACAGAATAATGTGAAGGTAAGCGCACGGTATTCTAGACAAGGCTGTGTGATAGAATAGCAAAATCTCACCGGAGTAATTACCGGGCAGTTTAACCCGACCACGCGATATGGTGAAATGGTATCACAGGTCTCTCATAAGGATTTGGTCCAAGTTCAATTCTTGGTATCGCGACTTGTCTCATAAACTCTCATATGCTATAATAGCATCATGACAAAATTGTGCATTGATTGTGGCGAGACAAAGCCTTTGGATGATTTTCCAAAGGCTGGCGGCGGTAGATATAAGGTTAGATGTAAGCCTTGCTACAACATCTATCAAGCCATTCAGAGGAATCGACCAGAGCGCCAGGTTAAGATTAGGCGTTCTTGGAAGGAAGCCTCAGCTAAATACTATACAACTGAAAATCGTAGAAACAAGACTTTGCGAGCGTACGGCTTAACAGAGCAAGACTACAATCGCATGTACGATGAGCAAAACGGTTTATGTGCAATTTGTCAACAGGATTTACGTCTTGTTGTAGACCATTGCCATAATAGCAATACTGTGCGAGCGTTGCTTTGTAATCAATGTAATCTCGGTCTTGGAGCATTTTATGATGATGTTGACAGATTACAGTCTGCTATAGTATACTTGAATAAACATGCGCGGTAGTGGAGTGGTTCCACGCGGTCCTCATAAGTCCGAGACACGGTTCGAATCCGGTCTGCGCTACTTGACGAACCTCGCAAGGTCGTGCTATACTAGTAATCAGTTTGGATGAAGGTTACGGAAACCGTACACAGTATGTAGAAACGGAACCATATGCGTCGTTATACCGTAGGGGCAGCGGGATTGGCTGTAAACCAATTGTCAGAGACTCGGGTGGTTCGACTCCATCACGGCGTACGCTAGTAAGGTTAGTCCTGCTGGATAAGGTTTGTTAATTCCTTAAAAATTAACGAATGGGCTTATGGTGTTAATGGGAACATGCCTGCTTTGCACGCAGAGGTTCGGGGTTCGAATCCCCGTAGGTCCACTGGTAGTTGGGAACGCACGTCTGGCGAGACGCCCGCTGCCTACTTTTGCAGATGAACTGCGGTCCTGGGAGTACGGATAGAAGCCGCCTGGGGAATTAATGAAGTGGACTCTGCAATCATGGTCTCGTGGCCGAATGGATTAGGCGCTAGTCTGCAAAACTAGATATGTGAGTTCAATTCTCACCTTGACCTCAACACGCCCGGTATTTATACCGGGCGTTAATCATTTTCATGGTACAATAACACTATGAACAAACTCAACAAAATGATTAAGGCGTACAGGCATGGCATCGTTATCCCGTATCAGGCGATGAGGGCCGCAGACAATGCCGGGGTACCGTATTACGTTCTCTGCGCATTCTTGGAGCAGGAGACTGCCGGTGGTCACAACGAGTTCGGACACGACCCTACAATATTCGTAGGAGCCGGGGCGGTAACCAAGTCCAAGTATTTAAAGTACAAGCGCCAGAGGGACGCACAGGCACCTTCTAGACGACGTATGCAGGGCGTTGGACCCATGCAGTTGACCTGGTACACGTATCAGGACCGTGCAGACAAGTTGGGTGGATGCTGGAAGCCATATATCAACACCTATGTGGGGGCCACCCTACTTCACGATTACTGGAATAGGTTCGGTGACTGGTGGAGTGTGGCCAAGGCATACAATGGCTCAGCAGAATATGCCGACGAGGTATACAAGAAGATTAAGAAATGGAAGTCACTGATGTCGTGAACAAGTTCACCAGTTTTCTGATATCCACACTTACGTCCAAGATAGCCCCGATGGTATATGTGATGATGACGGTATCAATAATTGTGGGCATTTGTATTTCTACCGGCTGGCTTGTGAACGATAATGAATCACTCATCATGGCGTCCGGTACCTACATCGGCCCCATTGCGTGGGGTATTCTACTGATAGTATTTGCTGGCTTGAGTCTAATAGGAATGACCACGCACCGTATGAGATATGTGGCTGTCGGGGCGTTTGCATGTTTCATGTTGTGGTTAATGGCCACGCTGAACTTGCTTACCAATAATCATTACTATGCTGTAATCGTATGGGGCTTGTTCCACATGTTGTTTCAAGGTTATGTGTATTTGACTGCTAGCCTCGGTATCTTGGAGCGAGCATCCTTGACAGATGATGAGCAATAGGTTAGACTAGCAGTACATGTGACAGTAGCATAACGGCCATGCATTGCCCTCCGAAGGTAATCACGCGGGTTCGACTCCCGTCTGTCGCACGCCTCTGGTGACGGATTCTCGGCAGAACCTCCTAAGTTGACATTAAGAGGTTGATATCATATCATGTATATATGAAGATGTGTACGGGTGGGTGTCGTATTGAACAACCAGAAGAAAATTTTCCTTGGAAGAATAAGAGTCTAGGCATTAGGCAGTCCTTCTGCAAAACATGTAAATCTAGATATAATAAGAATTGGTACCAAAAGAATAAAGAGAAGCATAAGTCCGATGTCGCCAAGAACAATAAGATAAGATACTCTGAATACAGAGATATCATTAGGCCGATGAAAGAACAGCCTTGTGTTGATTGCGGTAACAAATATCCATATTATGTAATGGATTTTGACCATCTTGAAGATTGCGAGAAGATAGAGAATATCTCTCAAATGAAGGGCTGGTCAAAAGACAAACTATTAGATGAGATAGCCAAGTGCGAAATCGTCTGCTCAAATTGTCATAGAATAAGGACTTTTAAAAGAAACGCCTCTGTATCGCCTCTCCCTCCTAAGGAGTTGAAAGCGTAATTGGACACATCCGGGTTCGACTCCCGGCAGGGGCACCCGTCTAGTATTAAGGAATTCGTGTGAGTAACTTAGTATACAGTCATACCAATGAGTATCGCGAGACAGTGAAGGATATAGAGTCTCGCGCTCCGCTCGACCACAAGTTATCAGTATGGTCTCAACCTGGCAAGGTGTCCATTACACATTCGGTACTTATCTGCGGTAGACCAAACCACCAAGAGGTCAACAAGGATAAGAGATGGTACAAGTGGCGCACGATAGAGTCCTATGGGTTCAGATGTGATAGTCGCAATATAACTACCGGATACCGTTCTTCTAGGCCGTGGTCGGGCAAGGTGGGCGACCCGTGGAAGGGAATGTCTGCGGCATTGCCCTTTGATATCCTTACCGGCGAGGAAGATATCGAGCAGTTCCCAGGTATCGCAGACGCATTCAGGCAGAATCTCCTGTTGAGGTTGGATATCAGGAACATGGGTGACATCTATCCTATTGCAGAAGAATACAATATTTGGAGATACAAGTACATTCCATTCAATATCAAGTCGGCCATGAGGTCCAAGGACTTTGTTGAGTTCACGGCACGAGTATTTGGGAAATCAAGAGCCACGCACCAAATGGTTTCTGCAGTTAGACAGGCCGACCCGCTTTTTGTCGATATTGCCCATCAGGCGCGCGGTATAGTTGATGATAAGTCTCTCATCAACTACATGTATGATAACAAGATTGATGATGAACTATCAGAGAAACTAGGTAGAAGTGGTAGGCAGAGTACGATATGTCTCAGGCCGGTATTCTTGAAGGTCTCCAATAAATCTGTTGAGAATCTACTCAGTAATGACGTACACGTAAACTATGAGCACATGTTGAATATTGGATATACCAAGGCACAATCTGAAATGTTCGCGTGCAATCTGAAATCGGACAAGGAATACAAGTCGTGGGCCTCCTTGCGCGGCCTGTAGATGTGTGCTACACTTAGATTGTCAGCCCGAGGGAGGGTGATGATAAGGCAGATACGCTTGGTCACGACTCTAATAGGTTGGAAGGCTATTGACGGTATCGTGTAGGGCTGACAACAAGTGGGTGCCAGGTTTCGACAGGGTGCAATACGAGATATGAACGCAACTCGACTTCGTTGGAAGAGTCGTTAAACATCTGACAAAAACTAAATGCAGACTACGATGTAGTTGCTGAGGCTGAGGCAATTCTTGCCGAGGCTGCTCTAGTAAACGCCTGAGGGTAGACTAGACAAGGTACCGGCGACCTTGCTAACCAAACGCCGGTAGACCGCAGAGTGAAAGCGGTATATAAACTAGCCTAACCTGGCGAGGATACGTAATGGCAGCGGTCACACATACCAATATAATAACTGCGTGACAAGAATAGTTGTAATTCGGATATGTTTCTGAACATCTTGGACGAGGGTTCGACTCCCTCCACCTACACTACCGCCCGGTATGTACCGGGCGGTTCTTCTATCTTAGGAGGATTAGTGCAAATCATTCATAAGAAAATCAAAGACCTTACTTACACCGAATATCTGGCATGTTACAAGGCCAACTACGGTGAGTTCGGATACATGAGGCCAGAGTTGGCCCGCTGCAAGCGCGAGGGTATGCCTGGGCAGGTAATCATGCTATGGGACGGTCCAGACGACAGCGTTTCCTCTTTGATGGGGTGGGCCTTGATGGTGCCGGTGCGCACATATGGTCTTACCGGGGGGTCTTGGTATACTAAGAAGAAGGCGAAATTCACCACTCAGTTCTGGGTGAAGAAGCAATACCGTCGTCTCGGTTATGGCACTAAGTTGATGTCTGAGGTAAAGAAGATTGACCCTAGGCCGCATGTGTTTCCACATGACAAGATTACCGGAGACTGGTTCTCAGGATATGATGTCACCGTTACACGCGAGGACTCGGGTTGGTTGAATCGTAAGAAGCCCAAGGTAGCATAATACACAGATTGTGATATACTGATAGTATGAGAATCAGGATTGTACAGGCAAACGTACGCATCGTCAACCATAACGTGCGTAGTGGTATCAAGGACGTTATCAGGAAGTTGAGATGGTACTCTTTGAAGCCGGACGTGTTCGGCTTACAGGAGACTGCCAATGCCGCACAGCGCGGGTATCTCCGTGACTTCCCGCATTATACGACTCACTTCCACAAGCCGGTGAGCCATTGGAACAATGACAATATGACTTTGCTTCACAAGAGGAACAAGTTCCAGTCTTTCAAGCAAGTGCATGCTGCCAATGGTGTCAAGCACCGCGATGGTAGATATCACGGCACCGCGCCAAGACAATACACCGTAACGACATTCAAGCGCGGTAAGCATAAGTTTGCACACTTCGATACTCACACCCACGTTCTCAACGAGAAGGACTCATATCTTCTACCAGAGAATAAGTGGTCCAGGGCTGCCAAACAGTACAAGAAACACGTTATCCTCATGACCGAGGATATGAAGCGATACAAGAAACTCGGATACATTGTCACTTTGACATCTGATGACAATGCTGATAGATTCAGAGTCAATGGTAAACTCCACGATTGGGAATATTCTCTATATCACTATGTTCAGAAGCACCTTGGCATGAAGGTGGAGAAGCATCATATTGATATGATTGCATGGTTCCCAGACCAGTTGAAGAAGGTTTCTTCTAAGTGGTTGGATAAAGATATCATTCATTCAGACCATCCGACTGGCATCGTAAAGTTGGATGTGAAGTAGTTTGACACTACCGGCCCGGTAGTGTATAGTAGTACCAGTAACACACGGACAAGGCTTTGGCCGGTGAGCGTGTACCTTAAGGCAGATGAATCATGGTTGACCGGTGTCGGTACTTAAATTAGCAGTAATGCAGCGCAACAAACGGGTGGGATGCGCGTGGTGATGTTACAACAATCTCATAAGGCAACTGTTGGCTAGTTGCGGTGCGCTGTTAACGCACTCGGTGTGATTCCGTCATAGGTTCGATTCCTATTGTGAGAGCAGATGCGTTCCTACTGGTGCTTCCGTAAGTCTTAATAGAGCCGGTAGGCGGGAAGCGGCGCTGATATACCGTCGTCACAGTATCATGTATATCAACATTCCTCAGTAACTCAACGGCAGAGTTCTCGATTGTTAATCGAGCGGTTCTTGGTTCGAATCCAAGCTGGGGAGCAAAGCTAATCGAACTGGTACGGCGAAAGCCGAGGAAAGTCCGGTCACCTGAGCAATAGCCTAGTGGTACAGATACCTACGGGGTCTCACGAAGCCGAAACTTAAAAAGCAATGGCGGGGCTATAGGGTGCAACTGCAAGCAGACTTAGGGAATTGCTCCCCTATGATAGTCGGGTAGCAGGCATAGATAGATTCCAGTTTTAAAACAGAAACCGGCTTACGGATTGGCTTTATACTTTCACGGTGATATAATGGAGTCATGAGAACATTCAAGCATATTCATTCTTCCGGGCGATACGACCGCCCGGTATCTTCTGTCAAGCATGCATTCAATAGATATGTTGAGCATGCAGACCTTATTACCATGACAGAATTCGCAGACGCCCCACACAGGAAGGCTGCGAAGGAGGCTGCGGGACAGAAGTGGCATCTAGTCTACCGCCCGCACAATAATGCACACAATGATTGTGCATTCATGTACGACAAGCAGAGATTTGAACTTATCGACGCTGAGGTACACAAGACTACCACAGACACCTATTTCCAGGTTGGTGGCCACCGTACCCGTCCACAGTATGCTCTATATGGAGTATTGAGAGATAAACTCAATAACAAGAAGTTCGTGGTAGTTGTCAATCACCTACCGCCGTCAGTTGAGCGTCCGCTGGCAAAGCATGGTTCTACCAGGCGCGTAGTTGCGTGGTTGTCGGGGTTCCATGGCTCAAAGTCCTATGCGAATAAGTTGCGCAAGAAGCACAAGGCGTGCGCGGTACTATACATTGCAGATTACAACTTGAACTTCAAGAAGCGTTGGGTAAGACTATTCATCAAGGCTCGCTCTCCGATGTACTCGACTACATGGAAGAATTTGAAGTTCAAGGGTGGTACGTTGGGACGCAGGGTAATCGACTCCACTCTGATTCGCGGTAAGATGAAGGTCAAGGGTAGTGCTAAACTATTCGAAGATGATAATTCATCTGACCACCGTCCATACATAGAGACGCTTACATATAAGAAATGAGTATTAAATGAGTTGGTCTGCTAATTTCAAAATTATTGATAGTGAATTTAATATCGAATCTATCCTAGGGTTTATTCCAGATGTCTCTGAGGTACATGAGGCTTTGGATAGTGCTATGGAGGCGGTTCGTACCCTTGTCACATCAGCCGCTTTTGGCAATATGTCGAATGTAGACTTTCAAGTCAATATAAGTGGCCATGCCAATCCGGGTCACGTACCGGCTCCGGGCTGGGCAAATGACTGCATCACCATTAGCATCTCTCAGTTGACGCGAGCCTCTGAGTAGTGTATAATAAATGTAGTTCGCCTCTTTGGTGTAGTGGTAACACAAATCTCTCGTAAAGATTTGCCACCGGTTCGATTCCGGTATGAGGCTCGGTACCACCAATCCTTCTGGGTGGTAAAATAAAAGGATATTTTTTGGAAACCGTTATCTCAGCATTAACGGAACCAAACGACGGTTTACCACCGTCACTTGCCTCATAAGCATTAAGGTGATGTACCTGTCTTGTAAACAGGAGAACTCGGTTCAATACCGGGATGAGGCTCGCCTGATTAGTATAATGGTTATTACACATTCTTGGTACGAATGAGAAGCGGTTTCGATTACCGCATTAGGCTCGGGGTGATACTATGATGTATACTAGAATCTGCCCACAATGCGGTAGAGCATTTCATGCTACCGAAGAAATATTCAATATAGTCTATTATGGACAATGTTTAGAGTGTGCAATAGACTCCGCTCGCTGGGAATCAGAGGGCGGTACTGGTGAATGGTCTAACTAAATATACCGGAGAACTCTGCTGGCTTGGGTAGCCTGACTTTGAATCAGGACATAGCGTAGGTTCGATTCCTACCTCCGGTGCTTGACCGCGTGATGCGGTATGATTAGGAGGCGGGATGCCGAAGGAAACATTTGGACGAGAGAAGTTATCTTCAAACGGCGAGGATGAATTCAGAGCCATTCTTAAGTGGGGTGAATATGATGCCCAATTGGGAGTGGAGACTGATGCGCCATTAAGAATCAATGGTGTTGAATATGATTCGATTTGGTACACATTCGATACAAGAGAAGATTTCAACAGAATGATTCGCGCTCTTCGTAAGGCGCGAGACAAAGTGTTTGGTGCTGACGAGTGAGCATGCAACAGCCTGGCGATGCCAGGCTGTTGTGATATAGGAGAAGCATGATAGTAAAGATGTATAAAGGCCCATACCATGGTAAGATAATGGATGTTAAAGACCCGTGGGCCGGTATTATGGTTTCACGCTTGAATCCCCATGCTACTAATATTTTTGATAAACGCTCAAGTCTCAGTGGTCCTGAAACCATAGACCTTGATAAAGGGATTTATAGTGTGGCTAGGGTGAATACCGCGCGCGGTATGGTGGATTGTTATCATCCCGGAGGATATTTGATGATGAAGTTTGAGGGTTGGAAGTAATGTGGAAATGGTCTACGCTTAAGAGGTTCTTGCGAAAGAGCGTCGGTAGTGATATCAGTACGTCTGGTGCCATTATGTGGCCAGCGGTATATCCATTGGACCCCGCGCACCCGGAATACCGCCCGCGCGAGCCCCACAGTACCATCGTATACCTTGGCGATATCACTGATGTCAACTATACCAAGGAAGAAGTAATAGATGCTATCAAGGACACATACCACTCTGTATTCCTATGGGTCTATGTTGAAGGTCTGGACTGGTTCGGTCCAGAAGAGAACATTCCTGTATTGAGAGTACACCACGATTATATGAGACCATATCACGATACCTTGACCAAGGTGTTGAAGATTCGCGGTATTCCATTCTCCGAAGAATACGACTATTCTCCACACATCACCATCACCCCACAGGCAGCATTGGATGAGGTATGGCCCAAGAAGATTCTCCTATCCCCGGTAGAACTCTGGTGGGGTGGGGAGCATATCAAGATTAGCAACAACTCCTACCCTGTTACTGTAGGTATGTGATGAGTGATAAAGTATATCGTGGGTGTTTTAAGTTTAGGTACTTGAACTCTACCGGCAAGCCGGTAGAGACAACCATGGTATCTAAACCCTATATGCGCATAGGCGATGCCAAGCGATGGGCTACCGGCAAGCGTAAGTCTGGCTTCTACTCATCAAGAGGTAGTCAGATACTTGATATATGGATTGAAGAGTCCGGCGACTGGATTAGATTGGACGCTTGACCGGCCCGGTAGCATGTGATAGACTCTGAAACAGAAGGGAGAGGTCATGGAGAAGTGTAATATTCGTATGAAGCGAGGATGGAAGTGTCAGCGTCTTAATCATATTACCGGCCCGTGCGCTCTCGTTCCGCGATGGTGGAACCTTCCAGCCGTCTATTGGTACTACGTAAAGAGGTAGAAATGTTTCTATGTGAACCGTGTCATGATAAGGCCGACTGTCAGTATGGATTTATGGAACTACCGTCGCGCGGTAAGTGTGAGGGCTGTGGCAAGTCTGATTTGTGTTTAGACTGTCACGGATACTAAGGAGTTATAATGTCTATTCCAGAGTCAGCATATAATGCTGACGCTCAGATTGTCTATTCCGCCCCGGTACACAAGGGCTGCCCAGCATCATGGGTTCCCAAGGAGGGTGGTCCCGGTTATCAATGTGCATTACCGGCTGGACACGATGGGCTGCATGACTCTACCCCGCCCTCCGTGGCAGAGTCGAACGCGACAGACGAGCCGGTGTGCTGGTCATACGGTTGCACTCGGTATCCAGGCGTCAAGAGCGAGGCGTATGGCGGCTCATGTGGTTGCGTAGATATAAACACTCACCAATCTACGATTCCCGGCTTGACATATGCAATAAGTTATAGTAAACTTAGTGTATGGAACTATGGAAGCAGATACTTGAGTTTGATGGGTACGAAGTATCAAACATCGGCAATGTTCGCTCAACAAAGAGAGGCGAGCCAAAGATTTTGAAGCCGGGGAAATCCGGTACAAATGGGGAATATCGAACAGTATATCTGTCTAGAGGCGGAAAGGTTTACCCAAGACTGATTCACCGCCTCATGTTAGAAGCATTTGTTTGTCTTTGTCCAAAGGGTCAGGAAGCGAGACACCTTAACGGCAACGCCTCAGATAATAGGATTGAAAATCTAGAGTGGGCCACCCACATAGATAACATGCAAGACAAAGTTGCCCACGGCACACTAAATAGAAATAGACGTACCGGAGAGTCCCATGAATGGTCTAGGCTCACATCTAGCCAAGTGGATGAGATTCGTGTAGCGTATGCATCCGGTGGTGTCACGCAGCAGCAGTTGGCCGACCAGTATGACACCAGTAGGGCAAATATTGGGCTAATAGTTAACCGAAAGAACTGGAAGAAGGTGTAGGCATGCAGACCTACCTTGTAGGCGGGGCGGTACGTGATGAAATCATGGGGGTTAAACCTAAGGACTTGGACTACACTGTGGTTTTTGATAATGATGACCTTGATGGAGTTGAAGACCCGTTTGTTTTTATGACTGAATGGTTTGAGAACCTTGGTTACAAGATTTTTGTTAAGACTCCTGAACACTTTACTATTCGCGCACAGACTCCTAACCGCAAGGAGACTGCGGATTTTGTTCTCGCCCGTAAGGAAGGGCCTTACGCTGATGGTAGGCGACCCGATTTTGTAGAGGTTGGAACGCTCATGGACGATTTGAGCCGCCGTGATTTTAGTTTCAACGCTATTGCCAAGGACGATGAGGGTAATCTCATCGACCCGTTCGGTGGTATCGGTGATATCGAAAACAAACTCATTCGTGCCGTTGGTGACCCCATGAAGCGTCTTACAGAGGATGCTTTGCGCGCGGTGCGCGCTTACCGCTTCGCGGTAACCAAGGGTTTCGGTATTGATATGGCGCTAGAGGATGCTATGGAGTCTCCCGAGGTTCTAGATGCTATCGTAAACAAGATTAGTGATGAGCGAATCCAGGTTGAACTGTCCAAGGCGTTCAGGTACGATACTTTACGAGCCGGTAAGTTGTTTACCACATTCCCTAATCTTGCTAGGGCATGCTTTGCTGGTCAGGTTTCTCTTGATGCAACCATGAAAACAAAGGGGCGCGGTAGCGCCAATAGGAGATAATATGAGACACTGTTATTCAGAAAAGGTAGCCGTATTCGAAGGGGTCGATAAGGATTTGTCGAAACTTCTTCGCGAAGCCGCTGATGTGTTGGATTCTGTCGATGACAACAGTTGGGCAAACATCACCGCCTCAACAGATGATTATGATGGTGAATTGAAGTATAGGGTTGACCTATATGTTCACGATGCAGACCTCAGCATCCTTGACGGAGACTGACTTGACAACATAATACTACTCATGTATAGTAGTAGATGAATGAGCCCCTGTCTGGGTCGAACTTACAGGGTCAAATTCTTCGTTGAAATGACAGCCAGGAAAGACTGGCACTTGC